ATGACAGTAAATGAATTAATTAATGCATTAAAAAAGTTTCCTAAAGATAAAGAAGTATTTATTTGGAATCTTAGAAGTATGCAGCATTCAACAATAGATAAATGTAGACAATTTACTGAAAAAGATATTAACCATTATCTTATGGTAGAAGATGACGAATATCGAGATGATGTAAATAAAATTTTAAACAATATTATTCTAGACATAGAGTCGTAATACAAATTTATGAAGACATTAGTTTGCTTTATATCACATATTATTAATGCGGATTTGATAAATCGATTTTTTGATATAAAGAATGCAGTAGAAGGTAAATATGACATTATATATGTATCTCCTAATGTATATATTAAAGATGATAATTTAAATCAATATATTGTCAATTTAGATATAAAAGAAAATTTTTTTGATCAAAAAAATCAAAATGTTACAAAAAATAATCTAGCTATGTTAGAAATATATAATAGATATCCAGAATATGATAATTATTGGTTTATAGAAAACGATGTCGCTATATTCAATGATAATATTTGTGATGGATGGAAAAATATATTTAGATTTTATGACAATAATAAATCTGATTTAATATGTTCAAAAATTCATAAATATACTGAAATATCAGGATATACTAAACGTTATCCTATTGAAAATTTACAAAATTATAACATACATATCCCATATAATGAATTATTGTTCGGGTTCTTAACAATATGTAGATTATCTAATAAACTTCTAAAACAAGTTAAGAAATATTATGATGAATATGATGGATTTTTTGAATATATTATACCTTCAATTGCAAAAAAATTAGGAATGCAAATATCGTCATTTACAGAAGATGGATTTGATATTGAAGATACATCAAATCATGATGATCCAAATGGAATAAATATTGGTTCAAATACTTGGAATGAAACATATTTACTTAGCAAATTAGATTCATACCCAAAGAATAAAAACATTATTATTCACCCAATTAAACTTAATAAGTGTAATTAAAATATGACAAATAATTTTGATTTAATACAACAATATATGATTAATGAAGGTATTCCTGTATTTGAAAAAGATATGGGAGACCTCTTTTTTGTTGTTATGCTAGTAAGACGTGGTAAAGATCATCCTGATTTACCTGCAGCTAATTATTCATTTAAGTCTTACTATTTTGATAGTATTGAAAAATATCGTAAGCTTAAAGATGAAATGATCAAATGTTGTGAAATGTTTGGTTTAAGAGCTTATGTGTCTGTTAATGTTAAATCAAAAGAAGAATTCTCCAAGATGTGTGCATTTAAGTTTACACAGAATATTCTTAATAATGAATATAAGAAACCTTGGAGAGTTAATGACCATGTTTTTGGTAAGATTACAGCAAAGAATGATAATACATGGTTAGTTGATATTGATAATATTAACGTATCATCGCAAATCGATAGAGAGTATATAGAGCAAATTGAAGATATTATAAATAGTTGTGATTCTAAATATTCTCCTGTTGTAATATATAGAATTCCTACAAGAAGTGGTTTTCATTTATTGACTAGACCATTTAATGTGCAGAAATATCGTCAAAAATGGGATGAACTTAAATCAGAAAGAGAGTTTCCTGATATTAAGAAAAATCACATAACTTTACTTTATGAAAATATTTGATTATGTAAATAATTATGAATCCACGTAAAGAACGACAAGAACAAATAAGAGCTGCAGCAAAATATAATGCTGCTTGTAAAGATCCAGTTTCATTTGAAGCTGGAGCAAAATGGGCTGATTTTAATCCTAATTGGAAAGAAGGATATCCGCAAATTGAAGAAAATAAATATGGACTTCCAAAATTATATTTATGTCAAATATTAATATTAGATATGACTTTTGGATATCGTTATTCATATAGAGTTGGTTTTATAAACGAATTCGGAAAATGGAATATTGAAAGAGAAGGCTTTATTAAAGTCGTAAGATATATGGATATTTATTGTGATGAGTCTGATTCACAATTAATTCAAAAAGATATACCTTCATTTAACGAAAACACTGAAGACGAAGATGAAGAAACAGAACAAGATACTAATGAATATAAAAAAGCAGCTTAAACGATTATTTCATATGAAAGATTGGACAACATTAAAAAAAGATGATGTACTTCATTTATTAGTACCAAAAGAATTTAGTACTGATGATTTAAAGTATATTAAATATGAATATCAGGAATCTAAAGTAATTAATGTTCATTATTATGAAAATTTAATTAATGTTAGATTTAAATATACTGGCAATGATGGAAAACGTCACAGAGTAGAATTATCAATTAATAAATCAAAGTATAATGAATCTTGTTTAGCGAGTGATAAGAAAACTAGTTGGGTAGCTCATTATAATCCAAAATATGGAGATATATTAGTTTCATATGTTAGTAAAGAAGAACTTAACAAAGTATATTCAGAAAGTATACAAAATGAAATAAAAAAATATGAAAGCTTAATTGAATCACAACGTAAAATTGTCAATCAGTTACGAAGCTTACAATATCTTTGCATATAATGAAAAAACTTAATGAATTAAATGTAGATGATATTATATATGCATTAGATAAAAATGCTTTATCTAAAGGTGTATTAGAATTTAGAGTTCTTGAACTTGAAGATGATAAAGTATTTTTAGATACGCCTGATGGTATGCATTCGTTTAAGGTTAATAAAGATAACGAATATACTTCTAATTTTGCATATATATGTAATGATAGATTACGTCAATTATATTTTATAGGTACTGATAAAAAACATTTATTAGAAACATATAAAATTTGGTTAGAACAATCAAAACAATATTATCGTAATAATATTAATGAACTTAATTTCCATGTTAAGCGAAATAAAGATAATTTAGATATATGTAATAAAGATTTAGAAACAATTAATAAGTTAACTTTATGAAAAGATTTAGTGATGAAACACAAGCAATAATTGATAAGTATATTAAAAAACTTTGTGATTTTACTGAAGATTATACAGAAAATGAAAGATTTTTAGAACCATGGGATAAAGATCTACAACAACTTATGGGAGATTTTGCATGGGATATTTATACAAAGGCAACCCAAAATATGGCACATATAGATTAATATGATAGTATTTAAAAAAGGAAATTTATTTGATTCTGATTGTCAAACCTTAGTAAACACAGTTAATTGTGATGGTGTTATGGGAAAGGGTATTGCTTTACAATTTAAACAAAGATATCCTGAAATGTTTAATGAATATAAATACGCATGTAAAAGGGAAATCATAAAGGGTGGTGGTTCTTTATGGGTATATCCATTTGTTGATAATTTTAAGTTCAGAAATATTTTATGTTTTGCGACAAAAGAACATTGGTGGAATCCATCTAAAATTGAATGGATTGAAATTGGGTTAAATTTATTTGCTATTAAATATAAAGAATTAGGAATTACATCAATTGCATGGCCTAAATTGGGTTGTACTAATGGTAAACTTAATTGGGAAAATCAAGTAAAACCTCTTATGATTAAGTATTTAGATACTTTAAATATATTAAATGAAATTTATGAATAGTGACATACTTGGCATATTTTATATTGTTACTGGCATTTATAAAGAATATTTTAATGATTTTATAAATACTATTCAATATATATTTCCTGGATATACAAAAAAATTAATTCTAATATCAGATGGATTAGATGAATATAACAATATGTATATTAATGATGTTAATATATGTGTTGAAAATTTTATTAATTATCCTTATCCATTTATTAACACTAATAAATTGCAAATTGTTGAATATTATGCAAATAAACATAATATAAATAATATTATATATTTTGATAGTGATACATATTTTATACCAAATAAAGAAAAATCTTTTTATGATGATTTAGTAAAAAAATCAAATGAAAAATTTGTTTCATTAATACCTCCTTATTTTATAAAATTTACATTTAGAGATTTTATATATGTAATGAATAATTTTTCTTTATTTGGTGAAAACAATAAGTTTCATGATTTTAAATTTTTTTATAATGGTGAAAATTACGATACAATAGATACATCATATAAATGGATTCAAACTTCATTTTTTATGTGTTCAAAATCAATATTACATAACTTAAATGAAATATTAATAGATTTAATTAGCTATAATATAAGGGTTATGGGTTGTAAACTAAACTATTCTGATGAATTTTATATTAACTTATTAAATGTAAAATATAATTCAGATTTGTTTTTTGCAGATTTTTATGGACAGGATAAAGATGAAAATAATAAGTTTGATACGGTATTTTTCTATCAAAAAATAAAAAATATAGATATTAAGCAATCTTTGAAATACGGAAATTTAAATAAAAATTTTAGAATGTTTTTATTAAATAATGATGATAACATTTCTGAAAATGATATATATAAATTTTTTATAAATCATAGAAAAAATTTTTTATTATCATCATACGGATATAATATACATGCTAAACAATTATTTTTTGATTTTTTATATCTTGATTTTACTTACTTTGATGGACAAGAAAATATAATTTTACATAAAGATTTATATTCTAATAGATTTATACAATTATACGATGAAAATGAATTATGTATAGGATTTGTTAATAAAATTAATATTTTTTCAGATAATTTTAATTACGATAAATTTTATGATGAAAATTATGATTATATAGAAGGACGTAGTTTCAATGATTTAAAAGAAATGAATTTTTATGATATAGATATGTGTTGTTTTTCAAAACGATATATTGAAGCATATTTTAATGATAATATTAATTTTGAACCTAAAATATATAAAATTTAAAAATAGTAATTATGGGAATTAACGAATTTATTAATCAAGGCGTAGAAAAACATGGTGCTCAAGAGTTTTATGATATACTTAATAATTCTTGGGAAGATTATGGGTATGAAGTACGAAATGCAGTACTTGATGATATTTATAGAAAGATTAAACCAAGTAAAATTGAGACTATTGATGATTTAGCTAGATTATTAGATGGCAATGATAATAGAGATGAATTATCTAATAAATATAATATTGATGTAGAAGATATATGTCGTAAAAATAAGTGGGTAATTTGTTTTCCATATTCAGATGATAATTTTGAATGTAGAGGAATTATTTATGACGAAGTAGGTGCATATGATGGTGGATATTATAAATTTGTAAAAAAAGGTGATTTTTATCCAGATGAAGATAGTGATAACACATATCATAAAGCTGAATATGACACAATAATTTCAGTATCTTCACATGATGAATATGATGTACAGGTAAACTGGTGTAGTGATAAAATATATGATACTGGTAAAAAATATATTTGGGATTATATAGTTCAAAATGATAAGTTACCTCATGCATATTTTAATATAATTGATTCAGATACTGAAGAAGATGAAATATGGGCTAAATGTTGTGTAATAGATTTAAGTCATTTATATGAAAAGAATTAAAAATATATTAGAATATCCTTATATTAAAATTTTAAATTATATTGGTGAAAGTATAAAACAATTTGACAATCATACATATAGGTCAATTACATCAATAAATATTTGGGATTTAATAATGTTTTACTTAATATTATTAGGAATAATAACATTTTCTTTAACAGTTTTTGTTGGAGTATTTTCTATTTTAAAGGATATTTTTTAACAAATTTTTAATTTTAATTGAATTTTTATTTTATAGTTGTTCTATATTATTCAAATAATATAGAATAACTTTTTGTACTTATATCCCAACATAGTAAATATATTAATGGGATAATAAAAGTGAGTAGACAATTTAATTTAACAAAAACCTCATTAAACAAGATTAATAATTTTTTAGATTCTGTAGAAGATAAAATTAATGATCAACAGTTTTTTGATGAATTTTCATCAATAGTTTTTTTAGATGTTAAACGAATTAAAGATTGCGCAGAATCTGCCATAGTTGATTTTTATATTGAGACATGTCAGCATCTTTTAGATAAAAATGAATATGAAATTTATGAATCTTTTTATGATGAACTTAAACAATGTACTAGAAAAAAATTAGCTGACAAATATGTATCTAAAGCAACATTTGACAATAATATAGACATTTATTTTAATGAAGTAAAACGTGAGTATATATTGCATCCTATGGGTGAATCAGAAGATATGGCTTTTGTTCCGGAAAATAGGGATGTATTTATAAAAAACAATTTGAAGTTAGTTATTGATTGTGCAAAGCGTTATCAAAATTTGGGATTACCATTAGAAGATTTAATACAAGCAGGAAATGAAGGACTTTTAACTGCATTTGATAAATTTGATACAGATAGAGCAAATTTGAGATTTGCGATTTTAAAAGATATCAAAAATACTAATAAAATATATTTTACAAAAGCTGATGCTGAAGAATTAATTAAACGTAATTTTAAATATTCTAAAACATTAGATGCGACACTAAAAAAGATACCTGATTTAGGTTTTAATTCAAAAAATGATTTTATAGAATGGGCTAATGACAATATTAAAAAAGCTTCTTTCTCATCAATTGGATTCGCTTGGATTAAAGCAAAAATCATATGTCAAATTAATAAAGTTGGTAAAGTTATTAAAGTTCCTAAATCAGCAAAAAAGACAGATCAATCTTCAATAAATATAATTCGTTTGGATTCTGTTAATCCACACACAGATGATTGTTATCATGACAATCAAATATCTGGAGCAGCAAATGATGATTTTGCTATTATGGATGAGTCTATGGAAGCAATGGAAAAACAAAATTTATTTAAAGAAATTTTGGATAAAGTATTAAGTAAATTACAACCTATAGATAGACGAATTATTAAAAAGAAATTTGGTATTGATGCGCCATTTTCAATGTCAATAAATGAAATTGCTGAAAATGAAGGAATATCTCCAAATAAAGTAAAATATAGTATATCAAATACATTAAAACTAATTGAGAAAAATATATCTGCTTCAGATAAGAAAAATATTATTGAATTACTTAAATGAATCCAATTAGATTGATATTTTCATATTATATTGTTAAAGAAGATATATATAATGTAATATATAAATATCATTTAACTTTATTGAAAGAATTTGGACATCTTTTTGATCATATTGATATTTATCTATGTATTGATGATATTAATAATATTGACATAATAAATGTAGTCAAAACATTTATATTAAGTTATTTAAATGAATATTCAAATAAAATAAATTTCTCTATACAACAAAATGATCATTTTTATAGAGAAGGAAAGACATATTATAATCAATTATTATTAAGATTAAATGAATATTCTAGTAATAATGAAATAGTTATGTTTGGCCATACAAAAGGATTAACTAATAATGACTTAGATAATTCAATAAACTGGATATGTTTAATATATTATTTTTGTTTACAACAATTTTGGCAAGCAAAATATTATTTAACTGATAATAGTTTTGATAAAATTTGTTATGGACCTTTATATTACTATTCGTTAAGAAATATGTCAAAATATAAATGGATGTATGTTGGTGGCTTTTCAATAGTTAATACTAATCGTTTATTAAATTATATTAACAACAACAATTTACAATTATTTAATTATTCTAAAGAACAAAATATTAGAATATGTGCAGAAGAATATCTCCCAAATATAGTTCCTATTGATTATGTAAGTTTTTTTAATTTTCAAAATTATAACTTATATAACGATTTAATAAAATATGAAAATGGCTTTATATGGTATTATGATGTATTATATGTTGCAAGTTTATTAATGCCACCTGATATTTATTTAGAATTCTGTGAATTTAAACAAAATATATGTAATAAAATTAATTAATGAAATTACAAAGTATTTATATATTTTATATAGCAGATAATAATTGTAATAATGATGTATATAAATTACATTATTATTTTTTAGAACAATTATCATATATTCTTGATAAAATGACTTTCATTATTTTATATGATAATAAACAAACAGATGATATTGTTTATAGAGTTAAGTCTAAATTAATTAATATATGTAAATGTAAAGAGGTTCAATTTATCATGGAACCAAATAATAGTGATTATAGAGAAGGTTTATATTTCAAAAAATATATCATTGATAAGTTAGATAAATATGACGAATATTTAACATTTTTTGGACATACTAAAGGTGTAACGAATCCAAATGGTTTAAATAATTTGAAAAACTTATATACATGGATATGTTTTTTATATTACTTTAACATACATTTTATTAATGAAATAACTCGTAAATTAAATACAAATTCAATTGATGAAGATTATATAACATACGGAAGTTTATATTTTAAAGATTATAGACATAATAATGTACATAATTGGTTTTATTCTGGTTCATTTTATTGGATTAATACATATAAATTAAATAAATACATTAATGACAATAATATTGATATTAATCCATTTATATGTAAAGAAAATGAACGATTAAAAAGATGTGCTGAATTATTTATTGGTAGTTGTTTACCATCTAAATATGCCGCATTTCATAATGATCAATTTTTTAATAAAGAAACTGAACATTTTCATAATAGTGGATGGGAAATTTCATATAATGGTATAGACGGTTTAATTAATCCTTATGTTAATATTGGTGATATAAATGAATATGTTATAGAAAGGAATAAAATAATGGATCAACTTAATATAAAAATATTTGAATAATAAATGACATCGTGTATAATAGTTCAAATAAAAAATGAAAATATTTATTTAGATGAATGGATTACATATCATAAAAATTTAGGAATCAATCATATATATGTGATTGACAATAATGATATTGATGGGGAAGATCCAAATATTGTATTAAGTAAATATGGAGACTTTATATCATATGAAAATAAACGAGGAATTAATGAACCAGGTACACATAAAAAATCATATGTAGATACATATAATATTAATTCAAATAATTATGATTGGTTTATATTTATTGATGTAGATGAATTTATTACATTAAATAATTATGAAAATATAAATGATTATTTATCTTTAGAATGTTTTCATAATGTGGATCAAATATTAATTAATTGGGTTGTTTATACTGATAATAATTTAATACATTATGAAAACAGGCCAGTTATTGAAAGATTTATAGAAAGATATAATGGAGAAAATGCAGACTATAATTTGAATTTAATGTTTAAACCAATTTTACATGGTGGATTGCATATTAAAAATTGGGATGATCACAAATATCATAATGTTGTTAATTTTGAAAATCCATTTAAAACTGTAAATGAATCTGGTAAATTGGCTGATGATTACTATGGACTTAATAGACAACATTATGAATCAGAATGTTATATAAGACATTATATGACTAAATCATTAGAAGAATTTTTAATTAAGAAATATAATAAAGATGATGGTGATCATAATTATCAATATGACATTGCTAATGCTTATTTAAAAATTAATACATGGAATAATGATAAAGAAATATTTTTTAATTCATTTATTAATCATGATTTAATTAAATATTCAATAGTAACTTGTTTATTTGGTAATTATGATATTTTAAAAGAACCAAAAGAAATTGATAAAAATGCAGAATATATATGTATAACAGATAGAAAAGATTTAACATCAAATACTTGGAAAATTATATATGATGAAGAATTAGATAATGATGAACTATTAGGAATTCAAAAATCATTTATAGTTAAATATTTAAAACTATTTGATTATGTATCAAAAGATTCAAAATATATTATTAGGTTAGATGCATCAATTCAAATTCATAAATCATTATATGATATAATAAAATATATTGATGATAATAATTTTGATTGTGCTTTAATGATGCATCCTGAAAGAAACAATTTAATTGATGAATATAATGTATGGGAATCATTAAGAAATCATAACCCATATTTTAAAGAAAAATTTTTACAAAAAATGAATGATAATTATTTTAATGAATTTAATAAAGGCTTAATTGAAACAACTTTACAAATTTATAAAAATAATGACATATGTAAAAAACTATTTTATTCATTATCTAAATGTATGAAAACTGTAAATTTTTGTGATAATAATGATCAATGCTATTATACATATGTAATGAAAGATTTTGTTAATAAATTAAATATACTATTTATTAATAGACAAATAATATCTTCAAAATATATGGATTTATGTTTTCATTATACTAATGAAGTCGTATATAAAGATCATAATCATGCTCGTGGTCCATTGGGAGAATTTATATATGATTTAGATAAACCTATATATTATACACTGTATAATAAAACTAAAAAAATACATTATTTTATATGAATAGCTTAAAATTAATTGATAAAACGACATTTAGATTAGTTTATTCATTTTTTATTTCAGATAATATTAAATCATTTGATGATCATATATCTTATAGAATTCATCTTTTATGTTTAGAAAAATGTTTACAACATTATAATTTATTTGATGAATGTATATTTATTATACAAGCCACTGATGTTAATAATCCTTTAATTAATGAATTAAAACATATACTTTCTGAATATACAATTAATATAAAAAAAGTATCTTATATTATTGAAGAAAATGATCCTTATGAAAGAGAAGGTGGTATATTTGAAAAATATATCATAAACAAATTTAATGATTATGATGGTTTAACATTATTTTTTCATAATAAAGGATTAAACAAAGCATATGGAGATACACTTGATACGTGGTGCTCACGATGGATAATTGGAGAATATTATTATTTAATGCTACATATAAAAGATTGGTTTGGTGATTTTTTACATCTTAATAATAAATTGATATATGGTTGGCCACACATGCATGATAATTTCCATAAACAATGGTTAATTGGTGGTAATTGCTTTTGGATGAAATGCAAAGATATTCAAAAATATATTGAAGATAATAATTTACAAACTAATTATATAACATCAAAATGTGTTTCAGAATTTTATTTTCCAGAAATATTTAATGATGAAGTAGTTGAATACCCAAATTCTAATGTAATAAAAAATTACTTTGAACATGCTAATTATTATGAGCCTGCATTTAATGATAAGTTTAATGAGTTCTTAAAAAATACAACCCCATATAATGATTATGTATTATTTGATAAATTTTATAACTTTATTATAAATCAATATTATGTATATTTAACTAAAAATAAATAATTTAAATATATGAAATTATATTATAAAGATTATGAATTACCATCATTTCAAATTAATGATAATGGTTATTTTTTACCTTGGGATGATTCTTTAGATTATTATATAAATAATCGTTTCAAGGATTTAGTATATAAAAATGAAATATCAGATTATGTAATTAAAGCAGAAGATAATGACCAATATTTTAATGAAGCCGATATTTTATCAAAAATTAATTTAAATGAAGATGGCTATTTTGATTTTAGTAAAGCTATAATTGATATAGGTGCATATTCAGGTTGTTATTCATTTAGATCATATTTTAAATATGTATATGCATTTGAACCAAATAAAACAATGTTTACTTGTTTAAATATGAATTTATTAATGCATAATAAATTAGAATATTCTGAAACATTTAATATTTTATTATCAGATAAACAAGAATTAATTAAATTTAATGGATTTTTTACACCTTACTGGGATGGTAAAAATTGGGGTGGGGAAGATAGTAAATTAGATGAAAGTAAAGAAATACTTTCTCATACATTAGATGAATATAATTTAAATAATGTTGGATTTATTAAAATTGATGTAGAAGGAATGGAAGAAAAAGTATTGCGAGGTGGTATTGGAACTATTATTCGTAATAATTATCCTCCTATACTATTTGAATTATTTGATATTGGTTATTATGGGACACCTAAAGAAAAACACGATTCATTACAAAACTTTTTAGAAAATTTAGGATATGAAATTATATGGTATTGGGGTGATCATGCAACACACTTAGCCATACATAAATAAAAGGTGGATAATTAATTATCCACCTTTATTTTTTTAACTTCATCTAACATATATCCTATTTTCTGATATTTCTTAATATCTTCAGCATTATATATGTCAGTATAAAGACCTTTATTTTTAAAAAATTTAAATTTTCCATTCCAAAACATTTCCGGATAATTTTTAGTTTCTTTCATAATCTTAATGGCAAAATCTACTTTAACCGCATAGATTGCAGCATCAACCATTTTTTTTCTATCACGATTATGAGTAACTAAGTTTTTGTTGTCTCCAATAAATTGATTATCTTCTATAAAATATTCACTTCTATTTGATATTTCTGTATAAGATGCTATAACATCATAATTATAATCAATATTTCTTATACAATCTGCTATTAATGATGGACTTCTAAATAATTGATTAACTGCTAATACAATAATCCAATCAGGTTTAAATTTTGTTTGAATATAAAAATTATAAATACCAATGTAATCTAAATAATTTATATCATCTTCATTTTCGCATTCCTGATATATAGTATGAATAAATCCTAAGTTCTCTGCATATTTTAACATGTCTTTATTATCCGATATAATAAAAACTTGTCTGAAAAGATTAAGATCACGTATTAAAACATATGTATATTTTAATGCTTCTTTATTACGTAAAATTGCTTGCTCATTATTTCCTCTTATTGTTATAAAAATAGGTATTTGAATCCTAAAATTAATTTGAGCCATTATTTACTAAATTTTTCGTATATTTATATCTTATGTTTAATATTGATGTTAATTCTGCAGTTTGAACTTTAAGTTGATCTAAATTTAAATGTCCTTTAGATAATGGTATTTGATATTCAAGACAAAGACAACCAATTAATTGATTATGTCTATCAAACATAGCGTTATAAACAACAGCTTTTGTTTTAGTATCTTTAAGATTAGCAAATAATGAAGGGTTATTTTCTTCCATTTTATCAATGTCTTCATAAACCATTTGTAATCCATCATTATTCATAATATCACTTACAATCTTAGCCATTTGACTAAAAGGTAATCCTAAACATTTATTTGCTAAAGGCATTAATCCTTTTTCGAACCATTCATATGTACAAGAATATTTAGCAAATGGAACACCAGAAAGATTTTCATATGAATTATGAAATTCAATAATAAATGCACGTTGAGAATTATGAATTTGCATAATATCTTTTAAAGTCATATTAATTTCTTCTGCTAATTCTATACGTTGATTAAGCATATTATTATGATTTGAAAAATCAGTAGATTCTTTATGAAGTAAATGATCTAATAATTTATCCTGTTGTTCAATAATGGTATTTGTGAGTTTATTATTTTGCTCACTTATTTGTTCTGTTAATTTCTCGCCTACCCTTTCTAAACCTGTACTCATATCATCAGATAATTTTTTACCTAACCATCTTATAAGTAAAAACAAAATCATACAGATTAGTAGGCTGCCTACCCCGATCCATCCGTAGTTTTCAAAAATATCAAATAAAATATCCATTTATGTAGTTTGACTATTACATCATCATATATTTCTTATATTAATTTAATTAATAATAAATTTTAATAAAAGTGTAATTAATTCTATTAATATATATGATTGAATAAAACTTAGGTTTATATCTATATTATATTTGAATATTAACGATATTATATATGGCTAAAAGAATTGAAGAAAAGTATCAGGAATTATCAGAAATACAACATATTTTGAACCGTCCTGGAATGTGGGTAGGTTCAATTAAGTCAGAAGAAAAAGACGCATTTATCTATAATTATAAGATTGGTAAATTTGAAATGAAAATCATCAACTATATTCCAGCAATGCTGAAAGTGGTTGATGAAGTTATTTCTAATTCTTGTGACGAATATCGTCGTAAAGATAATATGGGTCTTACTGAATTAAAAGTAAAAATTAATAAAGAAAAAGGTGAGATTATTGTAAGAGACAACGGAGGCATACCTATTGTTAAACATAAAGATGCAGGTGTATATGTACCTGAATTTATCTTTGGTCGTTTGAGAACATCTTCAAACTATGACGATACTGAAGATAGACAAGTAATAGGAACTAATGGTGTAGGTTCTGCTTTGTGTAATGTATTTTCAAGTTATTTTGAAATTGAGTCTGCTGATGGTAAAAATGAATTTCATCGTTCATGGTCAAACAATATGGAAACTTTAAATGATGATTTAAGAGTTACTAAATGCGATAAGAAAACACATTATACACAAACAAAATTTAGATTAGATTTTTCAAGATTTGATACAGATCTTAAAACATTTGATAATGATTTTATAAATATTATTCATAAGAGATGTATTGATGCAGCTGCTGCAAATCCAGGTCTTAAAGTAATATTTAAATGTGGAGATGATTCTATTGAATGGAAGTTTAAAAAACTTGACGAATATATTGATCTTTATTCAAATCTATTAAATATTTCGGACAAGATTCCTTTTGAAAATGATTTATGTACTGCTTGGATATTTCCAGATAGTTCAGTTGATGTTGGTTTTGTAAATGGCGCAGAATGTTCAAAAGGAACTCACATGAGAGCTTTGCGTAATGAAATTAATCAAGCTATTGTAGATTTTATTACAAAGAAAGATAAAATTAAAGATTTGACAACTCGTGGTGTTGATAATAAGTATTCAGTGTTTATAAATATTAATGTATCAAATCCATCTTATGATTCACAAACAAAAGATACATTAACAACACCTATTGAAAAGTTCTCTAAGGATGAAAAAATTAAATGGGAAGTAAATGAAAAGTTCTTAAATAAAATTGTTAAATCAGAAATTGTTGCATTAGTAAGAGATTGGTATAAACAGAAAACTGCAGCAGAAGATGAAAAAGCATTAAGAAAAATCAATAGAGAAACAAATAAAGGACTTAAACGTCCTGATAAATATATTACATGTTCTTCACGAGTAAGAGCAAGTAAACAACTTTGGATATTTGAGGGAGACTCTGCAAAGGCCGGCTTCCGTGGAGGTCGTAATCCTGAATATCAGGCAGGTTATACTATGCGTGGTGTACCACCTAATTGTTATGGAATGACTCCATTACAGATTATGAAGAATGAAGTATTTAATGATATTGTTACCGTGCTTGGATTAAAATGGGGTAAGGAGTTTAATATTAATGAACTTAACTTTGGTAAGATCGTAATATCTACTGATGCCGATGTTGATGGTGATAAAATCGCAGCATTACTTTTACTATTTTTTAATAATTGGCCTGAATTAATTGAAAAGGGAGTTGTATGTAGAAGTATATCACCTATCATTATATCAAGAAAAGGAAAAGATTGCCAGAAGTTCTATACTATGGATGAATTTAAGGAAGCTGAAAAGAAACTTAAAGGTTATTCGCATAAGTATGCAAAAGGTCTTGGTGGTCTTTCAAATCAGGAGTCAAAAGAAATGTATCAGGATCCAAAATTCTTATTCTTTAAAAAAGATGAAGCCGCAGACAGTATGTTTAGAAAATGGTTTGCAAAGGGAGATTCTGAAACTCGTAAACAAATGTTAAATTCATAATCATGGAAAAAGTCACAAAAAGAACTATAACAAATTTTTTAAATACAGAATATCTTAATTATGCATTCTCTGTACTTGAGGAACGTGCAATACCATCAGCAATTGATGGATTTAAACCAGGCGCTCGTAAGATAATGCATGCTGCTCTTGCAGGTACAACTAAAGACGGAAAATTATACAAATTATTGGCATTATCTGGAGATGCAATGCGAGTATCATTATATGCTCATGGTGACGCATCATTGAATGGTACAATTGTTAATATGTGTAAACCATTTAATGATAATCTTAATCCTTTAGAATCTGATTCACAGGTAGGTACATTAAGAGATCCTGATTCTGCTGGTGCTCCTCGTTATCTTTATGTGAAGCATTCAAAATATATGGATCTTATTTATAAAACAGATTACGATTTACTTGAACATATATTTGAGGAAGGTCAATATGTGGAACCAATGACATATTTACCAATTATTCCAACAGTATTATGTAAGAATAATATTGGTGTGGCTGTAGGTTATTCAATGCATAGCCAAGCCTATAATCCAATTGATGTTATTGATGCATGTAAAGAAGTAATTGAAGCACGTGCTGATAAGAAAGATAAAATCAAAACTGTAATATATCCTTATATTAGAGGTATTAAAAAATCAAATTGGAGATTTGAAGAAGGCAATTGGTATAATTATGGAGAATGGAAATTAAATCAAACTAAAGATTTAATGAATGTAACAGATCTTCCTGCAGATGTATCATATGAAGATTTTGAAAAACTTCTCATTAAATTTAAGGATGAAGAATATATTAAAGATTGGAAAGATAGATCATCAGATGGTGGCGTAAATTATGAAATTATATTTCCAAAGAAACAACTTGCAGTTGAAATGAAAAAGGATCGTTCAGGAAAACGAATAGCTAATAAGTTCAAATTGATTAAACAACTTCCTGATGATTTACTTTGGTTACTTGACGAAAATCATAAACTTAAGAATTTTGCTAATAAGAAAGAAGTAATTGAATATTTTGTTAATTATAGACTTACAATTTATTCAGAACGCAAACGTAAAATGGTTAAGATTCTTGAAGAACGAATTAAAAAGAATGATGAATTGGTAAAATTCATTGAGTTAGTTTGTAAAGGTAAACTTAAAATTCGTAACAGAGCAAAAGCTGAAATTAAAGTTGACATGGATGGTTATAAATTACCAATGGAATTAATTGGAACTCCTATGTCAAAATGTACTATTGAGGAAAGAGACGAATTACTAAAACAAAATGAAGAAATGAAAAAAGAATTAGAATACATTCGTAATACAACTGAGAAACAAATGTATTTGAATGATTTGAATAATTTACGAAAAGAATTAGAAAAAGATTTTAAATAAAAATGGGTATGGTTAGATCCATACCCATTTTGTTTCTGATATTGTTGTTACTCTCATATTCTCTAAACCTTGTGAAATATAATCTTTCATTATATTTTGAACTTCTTCACTTGTTTTAGCAAATACTGGTAAAGCATATTTAACAGTCTTTATAGTTCCATCATCCTGAAAAACATCTTCAGCAACTTTAACTGCAAATATTTTACTATCTTCATACCATTCATTTGCTGCAGGTTTAAATGTTTTCATTAAGCAAACATCTTCAACTTCAATATCTTTGCCAAGTTTATTAATTACTTTCATTCCTGCTTCAGCAAAATGTTGTGATTCAGTAAAATATGTTTCTAAAACTTTTTTATCTTTACCATCTAATAATGCAGTTCTATTTAATTTAACTTTAAAATACATAACCTCTATTTTTTATAATTCTTATCTTTTTTAATATATTCTTTCAATGATCCTGTTTCTTCATCTCTTATAGGATTAATATCTAATATAACACCATCATAAATAAATATATCTTCATATTCTTCATCATGTAAAATATTAAATAAAGAATCTTCTTTCATATTTCCTTTATAATATAATACAACATCTAAATCTGATGAATCTTTATGATCACCTCGTATTCTTGATCCATGAACATATAAATCAATTATTTCAATATTCAAATCATTGTCAGAAATAATCTCTTCAATTTCTCCTCTAACATAATTTTTAATTTCATCAGTATCTGCTTTCATACCATGAATTTTTGATTCTTTAATGTATAATGATATTTGTTTCATAATTTATTAATTTAATATTTCATCTAATTCATAAGCTCCTTCTCTTGGTTTATTAGTTATAATATCAATAACCTTTTGTTCTATTTCTTCTAAAAGTTCAGGATTATCGTTCAACAAATCAATAACTGCTTGTTTTCCTTGTCCTAATTTAACTTCTCCATAACTGAACCAAGATCCTGCTTTATGAATAATATCATATTCAATAGCTTTATCTAATATTTCTCCGAATCTGTTTATTCCTTTGCCAAACACAATTTCAAATTCAGCTTTTCTAAATGGAGGCGCACATTTATTTTTTACAACCTTTACTTTTGTCAAATTAGCAATAGCATCTTCACCATCTTTAACTTGTGTTGATTTACGAACTTCCAATCTAATTGATGCATAGAATTTTAAAGCATTACCACCTGTTGTTGTTTCAGGATTACCAAATAATACTCCTATCTTTTCTCTTATCTGATTAATGAATATACATAAGCAATTTGATTTTTTAATAATACCAATCATCTTACGTAATGCTTGAGACATTAATCTAGCCTGAAGACCAATTCTTGCATCTCCCATTGCACCTTCCAATTCAGCTTTAGGAATCAATGCTGCTACAGAGTCAATAACACAAATACCTATTTTTCCTGATGATATTAATTTTGTTGCAATTTCCAAACAATCTTCTCCACAGTCAGGTTGTGCAAATAATAACTTATCTACATCAACACCAAGTGCTGCTGCATAATCTCTATCAAATGCATGTTCTGCATCAATATATGCAGCTCTCAAACCCATCTTTTGTGCTTCTGCAACAGCATGTGTAGCAAGTGTTGTCTTACCACAACTTTCAGGTCCATATATTTCAACAATACGACCTTTAGGATATCCACCTATACCCAATGCACAATCTAATGATAATGAACCTGAAGGAATTGTTTCAATATCCATTACTTCTGATTCTCCAAGAAACATGACAGTTCCTTCTCCGTATTGTTTTTTAATTTCTTTCAATACAGATTCTAAATCATTATCATTACCAAATTCTTTATCTAAAATATCTTTTTTAGCCATAGGCCTTATATACTTTTATATATTAATAATATATTTTAAATTTATAATAAAAATTAACTATTTAATTTATATGAATAGGAATGAAATTAAAAAAATCGTTTATCAATATGCAAGACAACAAGTTTGTTTTGATACATATTGGAAAACTATGGTATTGAGCAAATCAAATGATGGGGAAGATTTGTTCATATATTCTGAAATAGGATTTGATAGTTTAGATACTATTGAGTTTATTATGAATATCGAAACAGAATTTAAATTGACAATGCCTGGTGAATTATTTGATAGTGAAGTAACATTAAGAAAAATAATTGATTATATTAATAACGAAATTAACAATAAATAATGGATTTAAAGAATTTATATAAATCATTTGAATCATTTACATCAAGAACGGATGATTATCTAGGAGCAATGTATATAAATATTTATAAAGATTTACCTGAGTGTCACAGAATATATTATAATGAAAATTCTGAATTAACTTATGTAAATTCTGTTGAAAGTTTTTATACAATTCGTAAAAATATTAAAGCAAAAATTGACAGTAGAAAACTTTTATTAAATTTGCGAGATGCTTATCCTTATAATAGAAAAATACTTATATTTTGCTATTCCGCTCATGAATATTTGATTTTAGGAAATGAAATTCCATTTCTTATGAATATTACATTAAATGAGGATGGAGAAATGGCAAACTGGTATGAAGAAATTTATTGTAATCAAGGTGATATAGAAACAGTATTTGAATTTATAAAACCATATTTTGAAATATCTAAGAAACAAGAATCAGTTGCATTTGGTATTGCTGCTATAGATTCTGTTAATTGTTTGTTTACTTCATGGTATGATTATAAATATAAAGATATTGATGTAGACGTTAATTATAATGATGATTTCAAAAAACCTTATAATAAAATATGCGATATTATTGAAGATGATGAAAATTCATCGTTAATTCTTTTATATGGAGAACCAGGTACAGGTAAATCTTCGATAATTAAAAATCTAATAGCAAAATATCCAGAAAAGGATTTTATATTCATGGATGATATGTTGTTACTTAATGCTTCTAAAGAAAAGTTAATGGCATATTTCTTAGAAAATCAAAATACAATATTTATTTTTGAAGATTGTGAAAAGGCATTAGTTTCACGTGATAAAGAATATAATCCTGTTATCAATACTATATTAAATATAACTGATGGTATTATTGGAGATGTATTAGGAATAAAATTGATTTGTACATTCAACACATCATTAAATAATATTGATAAAGCATTACTTCGTAAAGGACGTCTTTCATTAAAATATGAATTTAAGAAACTTAAAGCAGATAAAGTTAGTAAGATATTAGGAAAGGAAGTTAAAGAAGATATGTCTCTTGCTGATATTTATTACGAAGATGAAAATGATTATTCAAAAAAAATTGAGCGTAGAATTGGTTTTTAATTATGAAATATAAAAGTGTATTTAGTTTAATAGAAGATGGTTATGTAATAACACGTTCATTTAGTGTTAAGATTAAAGAATTAATGTCTGATGAATATTTTCTATATGATGAAGAAAAACACACAATAATTTGTTGTATAAAGACTGGATATAATATTTCATGTAAACCTCATCAAATAATGTTAACAGGTGACATGAATTTTATGTGTATGCGACATGAAAAAGTTGGTAGTATTGAAAAACCAATTTATGTATTAAAACCATTAACACAAAATAATTATCATTTAATTGGAAAATGTATTATTATAGATTATGATAATTTAAATAGTACATTTATAATTGATAATGAAGAATTTTTACATAATGACTTTTTACATAATGAACAATTAACAAGAAACTTAAATAAAATGAACGAAAAATTAACAACAATTAATTTAGGAGAAATTGATTTAACAAAGTATAAGGGAGATAAATTTGCAGTATTTAGAAAATATGACTGTAGATGCATTTATGATGATGATCCATTTGAAAAAGATAAAAACTATAAATTCTTTATTATGTCAGATGAAGATGGAGATACATTTTGTGTAGAATCACCTGCTGGTATTCGAATTTATGAGGATTATGAGTTTACTGATTATTTCATTGATATAACTATGCCAACAGAAAAGAAAGAATTACCTGATATTGATGTAGTTATTAAAGATGATACAGAAGATAAAACACCAATAGAAACAAATATTTATAGATAATGGAAAATAAAGCAACTGATATTAACGGAGAATCTATAAATATTGATAAAATGCATCGTACTGCACTTTGGCCAATTTATGTCGATAAAGAAACAGGAAAAATCATCGATACTGTAATAAATATGATGCGTCCTGTTGATCCTAAGATGGTTGAATTATGTAAAAAATTAACTGAAGGTACAGAATCAGATAGCTTAAAAAGATTTATGTCTGAAATGTATTTAACATGTAATAGTGATCTAATTAAAGATTATATTGATTTTATAATTATTGCATGTGATACAAAAACTCATGAAGTCATAGATTTTGTTAACCCATCACAAACAGTAGATCATAATGAACGTATGGGTCGTTTAATTGATTTAACTGAGGCAGCCGCAATTGGTTCGGATGAGAATGGAAATGCAAATGAATTTATGACAATAATTAGTAATGTAGTAGCAAGATATTGTGCATTAGATTCATCTAATTATGATTCATTTAAACAAACTGTAGAATTTTGGAAAAATAAAATTAAAGCAGTTCAAACGTAAGTTCTTTCATATTACCTCCTATTGTTAATTGTTTATGAGATGAAAGAACAGTTACTTTAAATATTATTTCGGATTTATCAATATAAATGTTATTAACTTTACAAGATACATCAAAATTTGGGAAGAATTCACAGGTTGATTTAAATCTGACTTTCTTTCCAAATATTTTATTTGATATATCTTTTAATGAATAATTTTTAACTAATTCCACTTATATTCTATATATTATTTATATAATTTAAAATAAAAAATAATGGAAGAAAATAAAGTTTGTTTTTGTTGTGGTCGAGAGGAAAAGGATGTTCCATATTTAATGGAAGGCAATCACGGATATATATGTTCAGATTGTATTAATCTTGGTTATAAAATTATTAATGAAAGGGCAAAAGAAGTAGTTAATGATAATATAATGCAAGGAATACCAAAGCCACGTGAAATTAAAGCTTTCCTTGATCAATATGTAATAGGACAAGATAAAGTAAAAGAACGTGTTTCTGTTGCTGTTTATAATCACTATAAAAGAATTTCAGCACCTATTGTTAATGATGTTGAAATTGAAAAATCAAATATTCTTGTATGTGGTCCAACAGGTTCAGGTAAGACTTTAATTGCTAAGACAATAGCAAAAATGCTTGATGTTCCATTTACAATTGCAGATGCTACAGTATTAACAGAATCGGGCTATGTAGGAGAAGATGTTGAATCTGTTATAACTGCATTATATCAAGCATCTGATTATGATGTAGAAAAAACTGAAAGAGGTATTGTATTTCTTGATGAAATCGATAAGATAGCTCGTAAAGGAGACAGTGCTTCTATAACACGAGATGTGTCTGGTGAAGGCGTTCAACAAGCATTGCTTAAATTACTTGAAGGCTCAATTGTCTCCATTCCACCTAAAGGCGGACGCAAACACCCAGACACTCCTCTCGTAAAAATCAATACTAAAAATATTCTATTTATTTGTGGTGGTGCATTTGTTGGGTTGGAAAAGAAAATTAAATCTCGTTGCAATAAACAAGTAATAGGATATAATACTGATAGAAATAATAAAATGACTGATGAAGATTATATGTCTAAACTTAGTCCTATAGATTTGAAGTCATTTGGTCTTATTCCTGAAATTATTGGTCGTTTACCTATTCTTACATATACAACTGAATTAGATAAAGAAGCTCTTTTAAAAATTCTTAAGGAACCAAAGAACGCTCTTATCAAACAATATAAGAGAATATTTGAATTGGACAATATTAATTTAGAGTATACAGATGAAGCTCTTGATTATATAGTTGAAAAAACACTTGAATTTAAGTTAGGTGCTCGAGGTCTTAGAGGTACAATGGAAACTGTGATGACTAATGCGATGTTTAATATGCCTTCAGAAAATATTGATCATCTAACTATTGATTTAGATTATGTTAAAAAATATTTAAATGAATAATTATGGCATTTTTAGAACATAAACCAGTAGATTGTTCAATTCCTTATAAGAAATTTCAGGAATTAAAAAATAGTGATATCATATATGAAATTAATTATAAAACTTTTGAAATTACACCATATAATGTAGAAAATATTAAAATATCAAAAGTTAAAGAATGGGATGATCGTAAAAATTGTTATGAAGTTGAATTTAATATTCCATTATTAGAAAACTATAGACCATTCAAAATAAGTGATGGGAATTGTTATATTTGGCATAATTACGGTGATCATGAAATGTTTTTTACAACTGATAAACGTATTGCTGAAATAATTATTGATATAATGAAAAAACGAAATTCATATCAATGGTCTGAATTTCATGCAATATTTGGATGTCCATTAAGTGGTAAATTTGAACCAAAACATATAGTTTTAAGATAAAATTTCGTATAATATAAAAAAAATTACCTCGATAAATTGAATTTTATCGAGGTTTTTCTATATTATATATATAATTTAAAAAATCAAACAAAATGGCAAAACGAGTTTACGAATCAGAACAACTGAAAATGCAGGAGATAAAAAAACATTATGAGTCTCAGAAGAATAAAGTATTTGATTATGCTTTGGATGATTTTGAGATTTATGATTCTCAGTGGAAGCATAAAGATTGGAAAACTTGGTGTAAAGGTTGTGGTCGTTATGATCATACAAAACAACTTGTTGAAAGATATATTGCTGAGTGCAAGAAGCCCTATGGAACTCGTAATTTTGAATTTGTTCATTTAATCAAAGATTAATTAATATGAATACGAAATTTCAAATACAAATTAAAACACATAATTGGGAAGGTGGTTCTCCTGTAATTACTAAAGAGATATCACTTAATGATTTATGTAAGTTTTCAAATCTTGCAACATATATTAATAAGAATTCTAATAATCGTAATTGGAATTGGTTTGGTAATGGCAAGGGTCTTCCAAGTAAATGGGATGGCTCACGTTTTGTACTAGATACTTGGAGACTTTGTAAACACATGGAAGAAAACTTTGATTATAAAGTTGAAGATGTTAATTTGGTTAAAGAATTTGCTCTTCGTTTTATTCCAAATGGGTGTGATAGTATTGAGTGGATTAAATTCTTCAAAGTAGAAGAAATTACAGAAGAATATTAATATGAAAAAATATATTAACGGAATTGAAGAAGGAAAATGGGATTTATATTTGGCAGATTGGATAATGCGCAGATCTCTACCATGGAATGATGACCGCCATTTTCAAACTATTACCGGATATACACAATATGAATATTATAGATATTTAGGTATTAAGCATCTTCAGGCTGAAGATACAAATGGTAAACTTTATGAAGTAAAATTACTTACTGCATCAAAGAAGGATCCAGATTGGCCTATTGTAATTATTGTTTGTGACAATGATTTTGAATATCTAGAAGAATTTAATAAATTTGGTGAGTCAAAATCAAATAAATTTAAGTTACACCATGAATGTCTTTATTTTGACGATGGTGATTATGTTGTAACAGAATCAGGAACAATTGGAATTTATTTCAATGATTGGTATCTTCATTGTTCAATTGAAAAGGATGGAACAGAACATTTAGAAAACTATGGTTCAGGTCATGCATATAGAATGGCAACACCTGAAGAAATTGAAAAACTAAACGATATGCTTTGGGTAAATGATAAGAAATGGAATAAAGAAACATTAAAAATTGAAAACGTATGATTAATATTGTAATTTTTATTATTGCACTTATACTATGGGTCATTATTTATATTAGTAAACCATATTGTTACACTGAAACAAAATTTTGGACTATATTTTGGGTGTCATTATTTAGTATAATAGGTGGAATGGTTGGATGGTTTGGGAGTCAATCAGTAATTTATTTATGTGGTGGACATACATTTATTCAATAATGAAAGAATTAATTAGACAACTTGGCGAATACATTAATCAATATAATTGTAAGCCATTAACAAATATTTATTATTTCTTATGTTCAATTTACTATGGATAAAATAAAGGCAATTTATAGAATCATTTGTTCTAAGCATTTTTATCTTATTACTACTGATAATGAGATGAATTGCAAAGAAATACATACAAAGAACACTGATGAATATCAAATATCTAGTATGATACAGTTATATTGGAATTTTTATTGGAAAGGAATATTTTTGTCCAAACCTGGTAACGAAAAATTTATATAAATATGTTTAATTGGATTATAGATACATTTAATATTAGATTTGATTACCCTTATAATTGTTTACCTTATTTACTGGAAGTAATAGGAAAGATATTTATGGTAATTTTAGGCGTAGTATTTTTGATGTTCGTATTATTTATATTAATTTCATAATGATATTTAGAATAGGTACAGCATCAAATCAAAACTATGCACATGCATATTGGTTTACAAATGATCCAAAGACACCTTATGAAATTTTGACAAATACATATGAAGGTGTTCTTGATTATTATCTTGAAACAACAGATAAAACAATCTGGATTAAAAAAGGAAATAAGCCATATAAGAAAATAACATTAAACGAATTAAAAACATATATTCATGAGTAAGATAGCACTTTTACTTTCAGGCGGTGTTGATAGTTCAGTAGCATTACATATGCTTTGTCAAACTGGTGAGAAGCCTGATTGTTTTTATATACATATAGGTCCTGATGAGAATGACTCATATAGTTGTACATCAGAGGAGGATATTGAGATGGCATCTGCAGTTGCACACAAGTATGGGTGTAAGTTTGAGATTGTAGATTTGCATAAGGAATATTGGGATAAGGTTGTAACATATACTATGGACACCGTTAAGAAAGGTTATACACCTAATCCTGATGTAATGTGCAATACTCTTATTAAGTTTGGTGCATTCTATAAGAAGATTGGAAAGAATTATGATTATATTGCAACAGGACATTATGCAACTCGCGTAGGTTATGGAGATCCAGAGAATCCTGAGTGGTGGATATGTCCAGCTAAGGATCCTGTAAAGGACCAAGTAGATTTTATTGCAAATATCAATACATTTTTTGTTCCTGTTCATAAGTTGATATTTCCTGTTGGTAATCTTATGAAGGATGAAGTTCGTAAGATTGCAGAAGAGAATCATCTTGTTAATGCAAAGCGTAAGGATTCACAAGGTATTTGTTTCTTGGGAAAGATTAATTATAATGATTATATTAGAAAGTATTTAGGAAATAATCCAGGTGAAATTATTGATATTGACAATAATAAATGGATTGGTATGCATATGGGATATTGGTTTTATACAATTGGCCAACGTAAGGGCTTAGCTCTTTCTGGTGGTCCATGGTATGTTGTTGGCAAGGATGTAAAGAACAATATTGTATATGTATCTAAGAATGCTGAACGTAATGCAGAAACAAAATTCAAGATTGGTAATATTAATTGGTTAACACGTAATCTTATTAATGATTATAAGGATTTGAATGAAAATATTGATAGTGACATTATTTGTAATATTACATTTAAGATTCGTCATTCTCCAGAAATATATTCTGGTAAACTAAAGTATAATGACAGTGATGATACATTAATTATCATATCAGATAATCCAATTACTGTTGCACCTGGACAGTATTGTACACTTTATGATGATACATATTCACTTTGCTATGGTTGTGGTGAAATTATATTAAATAATGTTAATTAAATTATTAAATCATATATAATTTCTATATCTTATATATAATACAATTTAATATGAATACAGATAATTTTTTCAAGGATGCGAAATTTGGTGATAAATTTATTGATGGTGAAGGCAAGATATATATTTATCATTATAAAGAAAAATATAAAGCAAGTGATGGTAAGTTTTGGGATTATCATTGGTTAATTAGAGAACCAGCTTATTATGATAGTGATTTTGATGATGATAAATTTTATTATCATCCTTACGATTCATTTGTATTTATTGATGGATATGGAATACCAACTAACTTGAAATATTATTCTATTAAAAGTTTAAAAGAAAGTCCAAATGAAAAACATTTAATAATTGGTAAATATGAATAAAGATAAGAAAATGCAAATAAGTAAGGCTATAGCAAGACAAATCTTGCTAGCACTTAAAAATGAAGATTGCTTTGATGGTTTTGTTACAAGATTCTTCACACGTGCAAAATGCATCAATTATCTTCAGAAGAATATAAATGAATACTTCCATAAAGGAGAAGTACAGTTAATCAATTGGAATAAAAATACATGGTTAGATATTTTTGATGATAATATTCTTGTAGATACATTAGTGTTCTACATGCAAGAATTTAATTTAGCTAAAGAAATAGAAAAAGAAAATGGAAAAAAATAACCAATATAATAAAAGAATAATTCCTATTGAATTTCATATATTAATGGGTTTGCCTGGTAGTGGTAAAACATATTGGGCAACTCATCATTATCCAACATCCAATTTTTGTTATCATTCAGGAAGAATGATAGTTGATTTAGATAAGCATTTAAATGATAAAGATAAAGAAAATTGGATATGGAATGCTTTAGATGATGAATTTAAGAATTATATGAAATATTGTCATGTTGATAAACTTGACGTATGTATTGATGGACCTATAACTACTTATGAACATCTATATAAAGTTATTGATGATATTATTTCATATTTGAAATTATATTGTAAGTGGAAAAATGATGATTATGGAGATTATTCATTTTCATTCATTATTCACCAATGGGATGATAATAGGGAATATTGTATTCATAACGACGAAATGCGTGGTCGTGCTATTAAAGCCAAGCAAACTATTAGATATGGAGAATATGATGTAATTGATTCACAGATAGTTAAAAAAGAATTAATTAATAAATATCCAAACTTGGAACGAACTATTAAACATGTTAAACGAATAGGACATATTGTGGAAAAGACAACGAGATATCAGCAAGAGTTTGAACCTGCCTGTGATAACAAGTATGGTCATGGCAATGATGAGCAAGGTAGATATTTATATTCTGAAGAATGGTCATTAGGAGGAGAATGGGGTAACTGCTGGGGAGGTCATGGCTCAGTAACTGGTGAACAGGCAAAGGAATTTGTAGAGTTAGATGATTTCCTTGAAAAAGTAGCTCCAAATATTACATTCTTACAATATAAAAAGATTCGTAACCATTGTGTTGAACAAATAGAATGGCACGTACATGACTATTATAGTTCAGGTACAACAGATGCATGTTGGAGATGTGATATGAAAGAATTGTATAATCTTCTTAAAGAAATGAATTATATTGGAGACTATGAATAATCACTTTGAATCTGTAGAGGAAAGAGTTCGTAATGGCATTAGTCTAATGTGGAACATGGCATCAATTATTAAAGATCTTCAGGATCCTAATAAGACATTAAAAGAAAAACAAATTTTATATAATTATATTATTGGTGATTCTAGTATACCTGATATAATGCGTAAAAATATGGAGTATCTTATTAATGTTGCTAAAGAAGTAGATAAAGCATTACCTAAAGATTTTTCAATAAATGAATTAGTAGATTATGAAGGAATGTAATTTAAAACAAGTACCTGAAGTTGGTAAATTTTATCATTTTTGGGATGACGGTAAAACTAGTGCTAGTAGACATTATATAGCACGTTGTGATGAAATTATCTATATTAAGGATGCTAGAAATATTAAAGTAAAATGTGATGACAAAGAGATATCATTGTTAGATATATGGATATCTGAAAAAACTAATCACCCATGGATAATGCGAGGAACAACTGATTATATTATCAAATGTTCAATTCCTGTATATGATGAAGATCCAATTTATTTTGCTCGTGCCACTGATGGCGGATGGTTTAGTATGAATGTAACAGGATGGTGGCAAAGTGGCAGATTAGACATAGATGATTCCATATATAATTCTATTATTGATGAATGCTATAATAATGGATGGGATTATACTGTTTATACAAATGCAAAATATGAAAGATCATAATTAAGCAAATACTATTAGATTAATAATTGACATCATTAGCTATATCTAGATGACGTGCTAATGATGTCAATGACTTATATTATATAATTTTATATTTTATGAAAATATGTAAAAATAATGCATTAATGAGGATATTTGCATATTAAAATATAAATATTATTTGAATTTTTTAAAATAAGTACTATATTATATTTGTAATAAAAATCGTTAAAGAAATATGGAACATCAATCAAATTGTATTGCTTATGTATTGACAGCAACTGATAAAGTTACTGGATTATTTCACGGATATTATTCTAAAGGTGATACATTTATTCAGACAACTGCTTCTATTTGGTTTGCAAAGTTTTATCTTGGAAAACAAGGAAAAGGAATTAAGAATGCACTTGCAAACTGTACGAAACGTTGCGGATATGATACTCGTACTGGACATGATCTTTCTTGGAAAGTTCAAATGGTTTCTATGAATGCCCCTATTGATATTGATGAAAATACATTTTAATTATGACTACGTATAAGATTGAAAAGAAAACATTTTATGGTATTAATAAAAATGGTGAGATCAATGAAGAATCACTATATAGACCTTATGTAAAGCATTGGTGGGGTTGGGAACAACTTAAAGAATATAATATGTATAATGATGGGTCTATTTCTTTAGGATCTGGAGTAGCATTTAAATATATTGAAAATGCTGAAAAATTCATACAGGGTTATCATAAGAATAGACATAAAATTGGTACATATACAATTGAAACTGTAGAATATATTAGATATTAATTATGTTTAATAAAACGATACAAAATAATAAGCAGACCAATCATCAAGAAGTAAATATTAATGAAGCAAGCACAGGTCAGCTTACAAGAATTAGTAAGACTTCAAAATTAATACGTTTTCAAGAAGGTTCGCAAATGGAAAAACAATTTTTTTGTGATGAACCTTATATTAAGAAACCCATTCGTAAATGGCGTAAAGAATTTGGAATTGAAGTGCCCTATGACAGTTACGAGCATTATAATATCGATATTTTACAAGTATTAGTTTTTGGTGATAACCAATATTTGGTAGAATACGAAATTGGTGAAAAACGTTGGTAATATGAAAAAGAAATCAAAAGTAGATAATAAGATTAATCGTTGGAAAAGAACAGGATCTTATACATATCAAAAACAATTGCCTTATAAAGACAATAGAATGATCTATGGAGAAAACCTAAATTCTGATGGATATTGGGATAAACCTATTTCTACAGGAGAAGGTATTGAATGGTGTAGAGAGGTACGTGTTCCATCATTAAAACGTAAATCTGCATGGAAACGATTTTATAAATTATTTCCACATCTTAAAGGAAAGAAAATTATTCGCGGAAGTTCACAACCTATGCATGCTTATGGTGTAAATGCAAGTACAATTAAATTAAAGAAAGTTAAGAAATGAAAAATAAACAATTTATATATACAGATAAAGATGCGGAGAAAATGTTCTTTACATCTGATACACATTTTTGTCATGAGAACATAATTAAGTATTGTAAGCGTCCATTTGCAAATGTAGCTGAAAATGATGAAGAGATAATTCGTCGTTGGAACGAAAAGGTTCCTGAAGATGGTATTGTATTTCATCTTGGTGATGTGGCGTTTGGTGATCCTGAAAGAGTTGATAATATTCTTGAACGTCTTAATGGTACAATTTATCTTGTAATTGGTAATCATGATTGGCGTAGAATTGTCAATAATCATAAATGGAGATTCGAGATGATGACACAACAAATCAATATGAAGATTGGTAAGCGTCATATTATTTTGAATCATTATCCTATGCTTGCGTTTTCAGGAGCATGGCGTGGTGAAGATGCAACATATCAATTGTTTGGTCATGTTCATACATCTCCTTATACTGATGAGGGTCTTGACCAACAGAGAATGAAATATTTGTTTACATCTCAATATGATGTAGGTGTTGATAATAACAATTTTACTCCTATTAGCTGGAAGGAAGTTGACCAAATTATCAATAATCAAATGATGAGTTTAGGAATGTGTCGTAATACAATTTAATTATGCAAGTACAATTTGATATTAAATGCACTGTTAATCTTGATTTTAATAATAAGGACAGTTACTATTACGAAGAATATCGTAATAGAATTAATAAGATGAGCAATGATGAATTAAAAGAATTGCTTATGGATCATTTGGATTGTTGTGAAATGACAGCAAGATGCGAATTGAATCGTTATGGATTTTTTGATAACATACAAATAAGTCAAATTAATATTGTTAAGAATTAATATGAATGATTGGTATGTAATTACAAATGCAGATAAAGATGTATTTGTTGGACAGGACGAAAATGGTGGAGTTAAAATGACAATGTTTTTACCATCTGCATTAATTGGACCGTATGCATTTCTTGAAATGTTTATGAAATTGCATATTGATGAACATGCTCGTAATATATTACATATTAGAAAAATTAAGTTAGTATGACAAGAAAAGATATAAGCGTTATATTTATATGTTTATATATGATTAGTGTTAATTTAATTTGTTGGTATCTGTTTGGGCGAGAAATTGGATTAACAATAGGAAATATATTTGGGATAGGAACAGTTGCATTATTTGTATTTTGGGTTAAATCAAATAAGAAAGTTGATAAATGGCTAGAAACAAAGATATGATTGAAGATAGTATTTGGTTGAGATCTAAAGAGGAACAGAAATTTATCATTGAACATAATATAATGATAAAAAATTTGGGAGTATTTGAAAAGTGGTTAAATTTGAAATATCAAGCATCAAAAGAATATGGAGATGTTGAAGAATGGGGAGTATGGGAAGAAGTAATTAATAAATTTGATGAATTATTCAATGAAAACTGAGGATTATAAAATAATTGATAATGGACTATGGATTTCTGAAAAGGAATTAAATAGATTATTGAAAGAAAATATTAAGCTTCGAAATGATTCACCTGATTGGCAAATCAAAAAGAATTGGATGCATCAAGGTGCGGAATATATTTGGTTTAATCCATGGAATAGACATTTAAATGGTCGTATAGGAATATTGCAAGAACTAAAAAAGAAATACGATGAAAACAGAGGTAAGACAAAAAACCGTTGATTATAAAGTATTTATCGCAGATGATGGACAAGAGTTTGACACAAAAAAGGAATGTGTTCATCATGAAAGAATACTTAAAGGTGAAATAAAAGTATGTCCTGAATGTAATGGTGAAGGAAGAACTTCAGAATGGGAAGATTGGGAAAATTATCATACTGGAGCACCTGAGAAAACATTGATACATCCTATATGTAAAACTTGTCATGGTAAAGGATTTTTAGAAAAAAAGAAAGTTTGGGTATGAATAGAGATCAAATTGTAAAGTTATATTTAGGTCAATGTCATTATGCATCAGTATATTTACATGATATTAAGAATATGGAACAAAAAGGTGCATACTGGCATATAGAATTATTTGATGGTGATATATTTGAAGACTGCAATATGGTAGTTATAACTAGTGATCTATTTGAAGAAATAGGTTATTTTTCAAAATAATATGAAAGCAAAAGTAAAAGAAACTGGTGAGATAATCGATGTTAGTTGTCTATATCCAACAACATATTCAAGATTAGATTATAATGGACAGATAATTGAAGAATATGATGAAGATGAATTAGAATTTGAAAGACACAAAACATATATTTATATTGTCGCAAGACCATTTGATGAATTTAAAATGTTCATTCCTCAGTATATAACAACTCATAAAAAGAAAGCACAAACTTTTTGGCATCGTTATAGTGATGAATCTATACAAATGGTAATCTTTGCAAAAGAATGGAATCCATCTGATAACAATATTCTTTTTAATTATTGCGAGCTGTGTGGAGAAGAAGATGACATGTGTGAAAACAATACTCTTTATAATAAATATGAAGAGTTTATGAATATGTCTGAAGAAGAAGCTTCTTTATATTGGTCTGGAGATGAGAATGAAGAGAAATCAGATTCAGGAATGTGGAACCCTAAAATTTGGTTGTTATGAGTTATACAGAATTTCATAAAGGAAAACTTCGTGTGTTAACACGTAGTACAAAAGAAACATTAGATTATATTGAAAAGAATAATCTACAAGAAGTCATTAAAGAAGATTCATATTGTTATGAAACGGATTTTGATGTTCAACCAGATTATGAAGATAAATATATAATTCTACATAAAGATGCAAAATTTCATGGTGATGGAGTTGAGCATATGCTTTGTGAGTTTTTAGATCATGTTGAACGTGAAGGTGGAGATGATGAATTATGCGAAATTAAGCGCGTAAGTCAAGATGAATATGAATTTTTATGTGGATTCTATAATGGTGGCACTTGGCTTGGAGAAATTTTAAGTGAAGAAATATCAAGGTTAGAAAAACAAGAATGGAATTCTAATGAAGATACGATAACAATTACATCAAGAGAATCACATATGATTATGGATTGTATTAATTATGTATTAAATAATATGATAATTAATGGCATGGATTATTTATACTGTAATTATTCTAGAGAAGAGATTGCTAAATGCGGACAACGTTTTGGAGATTTAAATTTAAAAAATCAATGGTAATATGAAAAATAAAATATTTTCCGTAAGAGAATTTAATGCGGAGAAAAATATGCTTGATTTTATAAATAATAGTGATACGAAAGAACCCATATCAGTTATTAAAGAAAATAATATCTATAAACTTTATTATATTTGGTAATGAAACTAAAACAATTTATAAAAAATAGTATTATAATTTTTATAATGACATTATGTTTATATTCATGTCAAGATATTCATAAATATAATGTTCATCTTAATTATACAATATGTTATCCAGATACGTCAATAACATATGATACTATAATGACATGTACATATGATAAAGGGTTTCCTACACCAAAGTGGCAACGTATAGAAAATTTTAATGTATGTCTAACATCTGGAAAAGGCACAAATTATTTAAAAGTATATCCTGGTAATAATTATATTGTAGCAACAACAGCACCTATTCGTTTAAATACATATAAATTATTAAGTGATGATAACGAGAAATGAAATAATAGAACTAGTAGAAAATCACATTAAAGAAAATGCAGATTTATTTAAAGTAGGTGAATTAACATATGAAGAACTTCATAACTATCAATATATATTATTTAGTATATTAGAAGATCTTAAAGTTAAAGACACAGTATATGTTATTGAATATAATGCATATGAATGTGACGGTTATTTTTCGGGTGATACACGTCCAATTTATGTTTCATTTAAAGAAGATCGTCGTGATTCTGAATGGAATAGAATTATTAACGATGCAAAATCTGATGTAAAGAAATGGTCAAAAGAGGATGATTCTGAATATGCAGAAATTTGGGAAGATACTCCTGAAAGATTTAAATATACAATAGGTAAATGGGTATATACATATGAGAAATATAAATATCCATTAGATAAGAATATACAATATAATAATTAAGGGAATCATAAATGATTCCCTTTAAATATCTTTATAATATTGAATCCAATCATTTGGATCATCTTCTACTTTTTTAATATATTCTTCTATTTTATTTAATCCATCAACAATAGCATGTGCAAATTTATTTGTTTTTAGATCACATAATGGATCATCATCATATGTAACTCCACCAATTTTTCCAACCCAAAGTTTCCATGTATCATTGTCTTTATCATATCCTAATAAAAATGACATAGACATTTTACGTGATTTATCTTCGTGTTTATATTCTATTTTTTGATATTGCTCATTATCTTTAAGCCATGTTACTTTTTTATCAGGTTCTTTCCAAATCGTAAACTTAATTTCGCCACGATGATTTAATTCTTCGTCTTGTCCTTCAGAATTTTTATCGTTAGTTTCATGTTGTTCAATTTGTTCAGAATTTTCAGCTTCCAATATATAATCTTTTAATCTCTTCATTATTGATTTACATTTTATTATATATAAAAATAATAAAAGGAAGTAACTAGTTACTTCCTTTAGTTAAAATGTACATATGTCAGATCTAAATATATCTGCGACTTCATTCATATTTGTAACATATTTACAAATTGAATTATGTGGAGCAATATTATTAGCTAATTTCATAATAGCATCAAATGATTTACGTTCATGTTTTTGCCATGTTCCTTCATCCAATACACAAAATACACATAAATCAACAGATGTACCATACATATTAGCAAGATGCGCTGAATGTATAATTTCTGCAATTGAATATGTTCCCATCATTTCTTTTGTAATTACATATAGGTGTACATTACATTTATGATTTTTTTCATCTTCTTCAATTAACTGACATTCTGGCGTCCAATCTTCTACAACAGGATTAAACCATTCTACTGAACAATTTTTCAATTGTTCAATAAGTTCATTACGCCATGTAGTATCAGCACAAGTACCCCCTAAGAATATTCTATCAATTTTTGTCTCTATCATTATTTATCCATATACAATTATATTTTTGTAGTATTTCCTTTTGGTGTTCAATCTGTTTTAAATCTTCTTCATTAAAATTCTTAGTTGCATACCTTTCAAGTTTTTTTCTTATTTCACTTGCATAAGGTTCTTTTACTAATGTAGTATGTTGGTCTTCAAATCCTAACATAATATTTTTATATATTTATCCACATATCATTGATTGTCCTGGTGCTAAATTTTCATTAGTACGTTTACCACCACAAATAGGACAAAACATTGCAGTAGGAGCCACTGAAGCACCACATTTAGGACATATCCATCCTCTTTCAGAATTTAAATCAATAACTTGTCCGTTATCAATTATTGTATCAAATTTTTCTTCCATTTATTATATTGGTATATTTATAATTTTTAGTCCATAAGGATTTTCTTCTTTTTTGACTTTCTGATATTTTTCATATCCATATCGATGTTCTAATTCAATTAATTTATCTATTAAGTCACTTAAATCACCATCGTTAAAACATATACTATTAACTTTTTCACCATGTTCATCTTCAAACCACATCCCATAAGCATCAGATGAACTTACATGGTCTATTTTTACTTTATATTTTGATATGGTATCATCAGGATCTCCATGATTAAAATATAGATCTACTTCAAATTCTGTTTTCATTTTTTAGCGTGTAATTCATTAAAAACAATTTGTATGCCTTCCCAAATTTTTTGTTCTTGATATTTCATCCCAAGACTTACTGCAGATGCAATGATCTTTCTATAATCAGGTCCTGCTTTATGACATTCTTTTTCTAAATATGTCATTCCATCTTTTAGCTGTTTCTCTGAGTATTCGTTCATCTTCAATAATTTTTTGTGCTATTTTTGTATCATCAGATAAATATTTAAAATCTTCTTCATAAATATGTAATGAGCCAACATTCCAATATAAAAATCCAGGAAGAATATCTTTATCTAATTCTGATATAAGTCTATTAATAATGATAGTAAATATTTTACATTGCCATAATGAATCTTGAGTATATTCACATACATTATTAGATCTCATATATACAATATAATCAAGACGCTTTGCTTGTTTACGATAAATACATTGCATCCCAATTGTACATATCTTATCTCCATTATGATATTTTTCTGGACATAACATTCCAATGTAAGCTTGCCTTGTATCTGGATCTTCTTTAATTGCTTCTACAACTTTATCTATTTGATCACCTAATAGTGGTTCATAATTATCTATATACCACTGTTCATCTGTAACATGATGATTATGATAAACAATATATCCAGTTTCACTTATAAAACTAGCATTTTCAATTTCGATAAACTTTTGTTGTTTTACTTTATCAAATTTAAAATCATTACTATTAAACTTTGATAATAAAATTTCTTTTATGTCAAGTTCAGTCATTAAAGTATTTTAGATATAATTTTATATTTCTTAGCTTGTTCAGCAGTTATATACCAATCTTTTTTACATTTATATATTTCATCTAATTTATCCTCTGGAATCTCAGTACTATTTTTATATATATTCCACATTATTTTATGTAAACGTTTACTTTCTTCTATATCTTCTTCCATTTCTTTCATTTTACCAAATGTACCTCCAGATAGCGTATGATACATAAATGTTGTGTTAGGATAAGCAAAACGATGTTCTGCATCTACTGCTAACATTATAATTGTACCTGCGCTCATTATTTTACCAACACAATAAATGTTAACAGTGTATTCTTCAGTTAATCGTTTAATTTCATCATAAATTGAAAGCATATCATAAATGTAACCACCAAATGTCGATAAATAAATATTTATAGATGGTCTGATAACCTGTGCTTCAATGCCAACAGACATTAATGATGCCAAATTTTGATCTGCAATATCATCATCAGCACTTTTAATTTCATTTATTTTATCAACAAGTGTTTGCCACATTTCTTCATCTACATCACCTTTAATGTAAATATTATGTATTTTTTCATCAAATGTTTTAATTGTAAATTCTGCCATATATTATACTTTTGTAAAATTTTTTTCAAAATCTTCTTTAGTTCGTGCAAAATATTCGCCATCAGGGTTATAATATTCTGTCTTATAAAGAATTAGACCACGACGCCATTCACCATTATCTTTAAACATAAAATTATCTGTTATTAAAGAATATGGATTACCGGTCTTATTATGTATATATCTATTATTTTCCTTAATTTCTATTTCATAAAACGTATAGTAATATCCATCTGCTCTTTTTTGTTTTGATAATTCGTCTACACGTTTTTTGACTTCTTCTTTATTATCATATATTTTTTCTTCATAAGGTATGACTAAATTTTCATAATCATATAAACCTATTTTATAACCTATTTTTTGTGGTTTAGGTTTTAATTCGTGAGTAATTCCTTGCCATCCACAAACGAAACATTCAACACTATTATCATCTTCATATTCGTCTTCATGTCCTGGAGTTAAACAATATGCAGCTAATGTTGATGAATAAAAATGACTATGACATTTTGGACAACAATAATGTTCTTCTCTATATTTTTTATAAAATTCTCGTTCGTTATTATCCATTATCTTCTAATTTTAATCTTTTTATACAATTCTCATAATGTTCTATTTCTTCATATATATCACTTCTAATTGAATTATATTCTGAAATTTGGTCTTCATCATTATCTGAATCTTCCATACATTCATCATAATATCTAATATCTTCCCATAAATTACCAATTATAGAATTCCATTCATTAATTTGTTCCTCAATTTCCCTTTTCATGATTTAATAACCTAAATATTGCTCAATAATTTTTTTATTCTTTAAATCATATATTAGACCATCACCAAAATCATCTTCAATACGAAGTTTTGTTTTAGATTTATTAATCATAATATGATGAAATTCCATATCACGTTTAAACAAGTTTAAATGATGATCATTTGATATATCAGCATCTGTAATATCATAATCCTCCCAATATCTATTTCTTTTTAGTGGATTAAAATTTTTATGTATTGTTATATGTGGTAATTTATTTTTTGTCATATTCTGTCTTGTTATCTTTATTTTTTCCAATATGATATCCATCACAGAATAAGCATTTATAATATGAAAAATGCGTATTATGTTTTTCTCCCATTTTTTCTGCTGATTTACGAGCAGTCTCAACGGTATGATACATTATTTTAGGTTGCCCAGTATGTTGATTAATATGTGAATTAATAGAAAATGCACCCCATGCATTACGTGTTATAAAAAAGTTTGTAATAAATCTTTTACGTTTAACTTGGTCTTTAAACCATATCCAAAAATTTTTAAACTTAATTCTATGCATAATTAAATTTCTTCTATTTTTAATACGTATGGTGTATTACTGCTTAATAATTCAATTGCTGCTTTAGCATATTCTTTTTTATAGAAAATTATTGCGTTTTCAATATTTTCACACCATGATTTATAAGGATAATTAGATTCCTTTAATTTTAATTCATATAAATATTTATCAGGTTTAATGTCATCATACGATTTTGCGTATGTTTTAGTTTCTAATTTTACGATAACATATTTTTCCATTCTAATTCATTCTTTTTTAGATAAGTTTCCCAATATTGTTGATTTAACTGTTCAGGTTTAATTATTTCACCATTAATAAATTGAAGCATCAAAGGAATTGCTAAATTCTGTATAGAAGGACGTGGTTTACCTGTTGTTCCTAATGCACGAAGATTAAAGAAATGAATCCAATCTTTAACAAATGCAGTATGAATAGAACAAGTTTTTGTATCTAATGGTAATATTAACGAACATTCTTGATTTGACCAATTAAATTGTGTTTTTAATACATTATATGATTCCTGACAAGCAACATTAGCAAACATCCACCAATCAATATCTGACCAATCTACAGAAATATGTTCAACTATTTGCTGACACATATCATACAACAGATTTCCTGAATAATCTTTATGTGTTATCCATTGATTATAATTATCTTGTGCAGCTTCTGTTCCTATACGTTCTGGAGCAACAATATTTAATCCAGGATTATTTCCTTCTTGAAATTTCTCTTTTGTATAATTGCAATAACGAGTTGATTCTTCAGCAACTGATTGTACTCTATGACGATTAACATCTCGAGCAGCTGCTAAATGATATGTAAATGCTATTGTATATCTTTTTTCATGTTCAGGCATTGGCGGAGTTAACCATTGTAAAATAGATTGTTCTAATGATTCACTTATAGACTTAAACTGTCCCATATATTTGAGAATCTCAAAATCTTTATTTTCACAAATAACACGCCAATTTGTAGTTATAAAATAAAATATTGCAGATGCTTGTTTTTTTAACCCATATCCTTTAATTTCTACATCTACTGTTTTATTAATTCTTTTACTTTTTACAACTGAATATTTATTATTAGTAAAAAATTTAACAATATCAGTTTTCCAAATATATTGAATATCATCAACTGGTGTACCAATAGGAATTGTTAAATAAACAGTACCATGTTCAAGCATAGCACCATGTTCATGTTCCATTAAATTTTTAACAAATCCTTCATATGATTTATCTGTAATATGATCTTCTGATTTGTAACAATTACGACCACAAATCTCAATATGTTTAAACATATTTTCTAAAAGATCACCTTCATATTTCTGTGTTATAAATTCAAACTTTGGTTTTACAAAATTCATTCTGTTCTTCTATATATTTTAAGTAATTATTAATCCATTTTTTCATATTATTAGTTAATACATCTTTAGCTCCATTATTACCAAATAATTTTACTAAACAACATTCTTGACATTCGGTTAGAAATATGCTAATTGATATTGCATAATCTTTATTCCAAGCAGCTAATCTATGAATCAGTGGATCATAATAAAATTCAAATCCTTTATAAGTAAGCATATTCGTTTGCATTAAGTATAAAAAATAATCTATTTGTTTTATGCAAGTGCACTTTTCTGGGTTGTGTTTTCCACCACTCATCTAAATAATACCAACTTACATAAAACAAATTTGCTGATTCAACAACTATTGTTAAATCATTATATGTCCATCTTGAATTTGGTTCTAATTTTTTAAATATATTAATCATATCATGTATGATATTTTTAATATGCTGAAGATACTTTTGGTAATTCTTTTAAGTATTTAGCATTAAGCATAAATTTCCACCAATTGGCGGTTGAATATATACTGCCACCTTCTTTAGGTATTGTTCTTAAATATACTTTATAAAAAAGTGTTTGAGCACCAACACATACTTCTTCACCCTCAAATAAATAAACGTTATTAATCAATGGAAATGTCATAATTATAAAATTTTGTAATTTGTTAATATTTTAGTTTCTTTCTCTAATTGTTTTTTGAACTTTGCTACTCTATATTCTCTATGTTGAATAAGTATATTCATTTCTTTTTGAGCTGCTTCTTTACATGAAAAATATTTTGAACTTCCATGATATGCCATTCCTGAATCATGCCAAATTGGATGAATCTTAATTGGTTGATATCCATGTTCGCAATATAATAAAAGATACCCACCATCCCATAATTGTTCAACTTCATTTCTCAATTCAATTTTAACAACTTTACGAGGTTTCATTTTACAATGATCATAATAATAAATTATATCACCTGGCACTAAATCTTTAAATGTTTTCATATTTAAAAAATATCTTCTATATTAGTTTCTTCTGTTTTTGTTTCTACTTTTGTTTTTTCTTGTTCTTTAACTTCATTCTTTTTCATTAAATTTGTTTTCTGAATAGCAAATTTATAAAAAGTATTCATTATATTATTGTCATAAGGCATTGCACCCGTATGAGTTTGGTAATTTGTACCTACATCTTCAATTATCTTACCAGGAAGATTAACAATCATTACAATAATATCATCTGGTGATGTTCCTTCAGGTAAATATCCACCTTCTAATAATGCTTGTTTATAGAAATATAGTTGCAATGTATATCTAAACCAATTAAGTTGTGGATATTTAAACATAGGACCTAACATCTTTTTAGTCCATTTATTAGCAACTTTATCAATTGTGCCTGAAGACTTCCAATCAATTAATATGTATTTACCAGTACGTTTATTTCTAAATAAAGCATCAAAACGTCCATACATATACATATCTTCTCCAGTATCAGGATCTTTTACTTTTAAGTATAAATATTTTTCTCTATCAATAAATTCTGTATCTCCTGACTTACTTAATACTGAATAGAAATTATCAAACGAATCACAAAGACTGTGTAGTCTTTCATCATAATCATATCCGTTATCTAATTTAAATAATCTTCTATCATTATCAGTTCCAGTTAATATACTCCCAATATAATCATCAAGTAATGAACCATAATGAGTTGATGTTGCACCCTTTGCAGACCATACTTCCATAATCTGTTCAACTGTCATATGATAATACTCTGATTGAGGATTATTAAAATGCTTGTTATATGTATTTGCTGCTACACCTTCTGTATCAAAAGGTGTAAATAAAGTATCTAAAGCAGTAGAAATACTAATCTTTTTTAATGCTTTATTAATATTTACATTAGAAAAATCTATCATTTTTAAACTTTTTAATTTTAAAAAATATAGTTTATTTAATACTATATGTTCAATTGTTAAAGAAATATAAATATAATATTAAATTATATAATATTTGAATTAATAAAGCAAATTTCTATATTAATATTATATAAAAATCAAACAAAAATAGTATGAATACATTAGATTCGAAGAATTTAGAAGATCTTAAGATTAAGCTTCTTAAGATGAATAATGGAGATAGACTACACTGTTTGTGGGGAGTTCGTATTTTATATACTGATGCTACAGGTAAGAATCGAATGACAGATTATTGTTTGTCGATTGATAAACATTCTAATGACAAATATACAGTTTGTAGTTGTTTTGATTTTAGAGGTCATGAATTATTTTGGGATGCATTAAAAGATTCTGGTGTTAAAAAATGGTATCATTTTAAAGATTTTGCTATTAATCTTTATTATGAGGAGATGCTTATGGTTCTTATGTTAATGCATAAATTCTTTAATAAATATGTTGGAGATAAATCGGTTTGGAAATTTATTACATTTGATAAAGATGAATGTGAAAAGAAATGTGAAGAACTTCGAAAGCCATACGAAATTGATACATTAGAAAAAGCAATTCGTATTATTGAAAGTGGAATTGATTCACTTGATGAAATTAAAAATAGATTAGCAGTTTTAAAAAATAAAAATTAATATGATTGATTTAAAATATAACGAAAGAGTTAAAAAAACTTTTAACTATGAAAAAATTAAATCTGCAATAGAAACTTGTAAGCCAAAATTTTTTGGCAACAATGTTTGTATTGATTTACTTTGGACTCCCCAAATTTATTTTGATTACGCAAATGGATGGGCAGCAGGAAAACCAAATAAAAAAAATTTTAATGGTAGCAATTATATAGGTGTAACATTGGGAACATCACCAAGATTATTTATTGATTGGTATGTTTCAAAAAATCTTTTTAAGAAAAATGAAGCTATTGGTAAGATAGGATTTTTTTATCCTGAAGTTATTAATGATGATGAAAAATCTAATTGGGAAGAAATTCAAAAATATTTAGAGTCTAAATATAATGCAAAAGATCAAGAAAACAATAATTATATAAAATTTTGTTCTTATAAAGAATTGGAAATATTTCTTAAAGAATTAGAAGATATCATTAATAAATATAATATAAAACGTAATAATGAAGCATATTTTTACTTTGATAAAAATGAAGCATCGTGCAATGCTGAAATTAAAAAAGTTAAATATGAAATATTGAGTTGTGATGAAACTCTAGTTAACTTATATAAACAATTAGAAGATACTAATAAAGCTGCAACTGCATCAGATGTCGATATGACAGTATTAATTAATTCAATTAACGATAAAATTAAAAAAGTTAAAGATAAAAAAGACAATATTATTAAGAATATTAAATTATGACTCCAAAAGAAAAAATAGCTGCCAAATATTTGATGTTGGAAACTCGTTATCGTAATTGTCAAGAACATGGATTTGATGGTAAGCCAACAGGTAAGTTTGATATTTCTAAGGTTGATAACTATCATATAGAAGATCATGAATTATCTTTTCCTATACATATATGGTATGAAGTCACTAGACATACATTAGATGAACTTAAAGATGAATTACAAATTTTTGAAAGTTTATGGATTGATAAAAATGGAGAACATATAATTAAACAAGTAAATAAGATTGTTAATACATTGAATATTAAAACTGAATGTTCTAAAATCTAATTATATTTGAATTTTTTAAATAAAATACTATATTATATTTGTAAAAATCAAATAAATATGAAATTCGGACAAAAGAAAACACAAGGTATTGAGGAGTTAAGAAAAAAGTTTGTTGCTCGTGGCTATATGCCAACTGGTTATCAACTTGATTCAATTACTAAAGCTCTTGCTGAAGTACTTGGTAAGACAAAAGTTCATATTAATGTTCCTTATTCAAATTTTAATTGTCATGGTGAGGCAATCAAAGTTGCAAAGGATGTTAACGGTCTGATGCCGTTTTCAACTGCTCGTGTTTCATTTGATGAAGTAACTACATTATTTTATGGAGATAAACGTGTAGGACGGGGAAATTATTTGCCTTTTCAATCAGAGGTTGATTGTTATTATATTAAGAATATTGATACATCTGGAGCTCTCTGGGTTACTATTGATTTAGAAAAAGGACCTAGTTGGAGAACATATCTTTAATTATATTTGAATTTTTTAATTAAATTACTATATTATATTTGTAATTTTAATAATATTAAACATGGAAGAATTTTGGAAGCCCATTTCACAAAATTTGTATTACATTGGTGTTGATGAGAATTATGAGGTGTCTAATACAGGTAAGGTTCGTAACAAGAAGACGGGTCATATTTTGAAAACCACACCAACAAATGGTAATAAGCGTCGTATGAAGGTACAGGTTAAGTGCAGGGGAGGTTATTATTATCTATCACTACAGATTTCACATGTTGTTTATGATACATTTATTGGTCCTGCATATAATGGTCATATTAAGCACCGTGATGGTAATAACATGAATAATGCAGTAGATAATTTATATATTTGATAATTTTAACCATATTTGAATTTTTTTAATATTAAACTATTTATAATATATAAAATTTAAATAGAAGAGATTTGGGAGAAAATATATGTTGCATTATAAGTAGTTAAGTTATTTTTGGTGTTCATATGTTGGTAATTATCGAACATCACATATTAAGAATATTATAAAGACAACTTTTAAAAATATTAACACAGTTTGTAAACATTTTAAAAAACATAAATATGATAAAGTATTTTAATCCTAATCCTACTTGTAAGTTTTTCAAGTCAGGTAATCCTAAGAACTGGTATATTAATGATTCATCAGTACGAGCATTGTCATGCGCATTGAACATTACATGGGAAGCAGCTTATGATCTTTTATCAGAAGCAGGTAAAAAAATTTATAATGTTGCGACATCTAAGCAAGCGTTTGATGAAGTTTTGAAAAATCACGGATATGAATTTGTAACACTTGGAAAACCTCAAAGAGGAACATCTCGTCCTACTGTAACAGAATTCATTAAAGATTTCAATAAAGGAACAATGATTTTAAATTTGGCAGATTATTTTGTTACTTTTATTGATGGTGAAATTTATGATGTATCAGATAAGTGTCTAAAATCTTCAGTTTATTCTTATTGGATTAAGAAGTAAATTAATTCTTCTTCATTAAGAAATAAATGTTAATAATTGATCTATTTTATACTAAATATATTGTTTAGTAGAAAATGGATTATAAGCAAACTTTAGTTATCAATTTAATAGGTGGTCCTTGTAGTGGCAAGTCTACCGTTGCAGCTGAATTATTTGCAAGACTGAAGAAAATGGGAGTTCATTGTGAACTGGTTTCTGAATATATAAAAGATCGTATATATGAAGAAAATAAAACAATGCCTACCAATCAGATTGCTATATTTGGAATGGAACATTATAACATATCAAATAAAATAGGAAAAGTTGATGTTATTGTTCATGATGGTTCATTCATAAATAATATTTTATATAAAGCTGAAGATAATACAGAGTTTGACAAATTAATTATAAATGAATATCATAAGTTTTGGAATTTAGATTTTTTCATTAAACGTGGTAATATTGAATTTGAAGACTATGGAAGAATTCATAATTATGAACAGTCTTTAGAATTAGATGTTAAAATCAAAGATTTGTATTATCTTGCTGACGCTGAATTTATTGAAGTTGAATCAAGAGATGCAGTAGATAAAATAATTCCAATCGTACTTAAAGAATTAGCAAAGTAAATTTTACTTTTAATAAATTTATAAAGAAATGATTTGTAAGCAAATAGAAACTGGTAAATATTTTAATTATCGTTTCCTTAATAAGGATGAAGTAGAAATTGATGATTTTGATGGATTCGTAAAGAAATTAACTTATGAATCATGGCTTAATGATTATTTCATTGTTGATAAATGGCGGTGTTTAACAGATTATGATATTGAATATAATAGAAAATTAAAAGTAAATGATAAAGATTAAAAATCATAACATATTTCCATACGTTGTTGATAAACATAATAATGTATGGAAATATATTGTATCTAAACAGCACTTTATTAAAGTAACACCTTGGGAATATGCTGAAGATCGTAGAGTAAATGTTTTTGAAATTGAAAAACAGATCTTATCAGGTAATTTAGTACAAAAGAAAGCTAAACCTCAAGTTTATGAAATAATTAATAAGCGTTGGGATGATTATGAATATTCATGGGAATATGAAGGTACATTATATTCTGTAGGTATTAATCATATTGATGCACAAGCGTATGATGCACCAATTCATAAATTTGAGCAATCTTACAAAGATAAAGAGGGTAATAAACATATATATTATCATGAATATCGTATAGGATTCTATAATGGTAAAATTGTTTGGTGGACATGTTATCATTATTATCCTCGCACATATGTTTGGAGTTTTGAATCAATTGATAAAGAACCAAAAGATAAATTTGATAATTCATCAGGACGATGGATTATAACAGGACAATGGACTAATATTAAACATATTAAGCCAATTTATAATAACACAACTCAAAAATATATTTAAAATGATTGGTCATAACGGTAAGTTTACAGACACAGAATTATATAATGTATTTAGTTCTTTAATAAATATTGATTATCGAACATTTAAGTTTCGTAGTGATTGCATATATGATCCTGACATTAAAATAGATGCCAAATTATCTTATATTAATGATGGAACAGAATATCTTTCAGCACAAACATATTTATATTCATTAAAATATAAACAGAAAAGAGTTGTTACAGCTATATGTCGCAAAATTAATTTAATGGATTTTGTTGAAGATATTGGTAAAGATTTAGCTGAAGCTTGTTATAATGATCCTTCAATTAAATCATCAAAAAAAGCTGAGGAATATATTGAAAATAATTTTAATTTTATTAAAAAAGTTCAACAAATATTGTTTGAATATTCTGACAAAAATCAAATAGAAGAAGGATCAAATAGTTCAATCATATTTGGAGATTCTGTTGATAAAATAAAATTTAGCGATTATGAATATAATATAAATTACTATAAACATGATAATTACATGTTTGTAGAACGTTTTGTTAAGAAACCTGGAGAAAAAAATGAAATTAATGAATTATTAATTTATAAAGCTAAATTAGGATATTTTAAATTTAAAAAAATATTTTTTGAGGAATTAGCAAATAGAATTAATGATAATTCTACAATAAGATATGTTTGCAAATGGATAGCTAAATCATATGAGCGTGTTTTTATTCCCAAATTAATAGAAAACATTAATATACTTGAAAGTAATAAAGAAGTATCTTCAAAAGATATTGATATTATGGACCCAGTATTGGATTTAAATAAAGAAGCATTTAAAAAAGAATACGATAAATTTATAGAAAATACATACGATAAATCAAACGAAAAGAATTTAGAAAATACATTAAATGAAATAGAAGAATGTATTGAAAAATCTAATACAGATAACTATATAGATTTTAATATTCAAACAAACATTTATAGATAATAATTTTTAACATTTAAATAAATAAATTTATGGAACTTATTAACAGAAAAAATTTGCTGGCTAACATTGCCAAGTTGGAGAGTGAGCGTGATGTACTTAAGAATAAGAAGTACGAGTATAAGGTAAAGCGTGCATGGCCTGGCGTATGCAATATTGAAGCTATTACAGATGTCGAATATCTTATTAAGGCTTTCAATATTATTAAGGAAGGTACAAAGGGTGATGATTCTGCTGTAGATACTTTGGGTTTGTCTAAGCTTGGTTTAGTTAAAACATCAAATGAACCTCGTTTGTATTATGGTTATACTGCTGAGGCATGGGAAGCTGACCTTAAGTTGTGTGCTGAGGAGTTGGCTGATGTTAAGAAGCTTGAGTCTATTGAAAAGGCCATTAAGATTCTGCGTAAGAATATGAGTGAGGAAGATAAGTTCAAGGAGGATATGACAGCTGTTGCTAATTTGCTTGGTGAGTAATGAAGAAGATTGATAAAAAGGGAGTTGTTGACATTCAAAATCAGCAACTCCTTGATAATTCATCAGACTTCAACAACTTCGAAAATCTATCTTATTTTATTGGAGAATATAAAAAAGCTAAAGCAATTATTGCTCAGTGTAAATCTTTTTATCAAAATTTCTTAAGAACAAAATTATATTCAATTAATGAATTACAAAAAATTAAAGGAATTAATTTAATTGATCTTAAGTTAGATAATGAAGCTTATGCAAGTCATGTTCAAAAATTAGTTAAATACATTCTTATAAAGAAGGCAGCAAAAGAACTTGAAGAAGTATCTGATACTTATGGTTTGAAGTTTTTCCAATACATACCGCCTGATGAAGGAAAAACTTATAATTACGAAAAAAATGTTTGGAGAATTTATCCAAAGAAAGACGCATTACTAAAAGGCAATAGTGTATATACATATTTGACAAGTTTTCTTGATGGTAATTATTATCATAATAAGATAGAAAATGAATATGTATCTGATGGATATACATATTTTTATGATCATAAAGTTAATGCAGATTATGTAAATCTTAAATATGCTAAAAAACATAAGACACAAAGTAATTTAGAACCATCATATGAATCTAAATATAAAGGAGAAGATAAGAAAACACATAAAGGCATTTATGAACATGTTCCTCGTAAAGATAAGAAAGGAAATTTAATTGAATATGAATTTTATAAGTTATCTAAAAAGGAATTAGAATTAATAGATTTTATAAGTAATTTCACACGAAATAATTTATATGATGATCTTTATAATGAAATATATTTGAATCCTGATAAATATCAAAATACATGGGTTGAATATATTAATTTTATGAGTGAAAATTATAAAGATGAAAATAATTCAATTATTTGGTTTGATGTTCGAGATTACCATCGTAAGATACGAGAATTAAAAGAAGAAGAAAAACGTAAATATCTTTTGTGTCCTGCAGTTTATCTTAAACTAAAGCCAATGAAGGTTGAAGATTATCATCCGCAATGGAATAGAGAAACTTATGAAAAATATGTAGTAGATGAAACATGCTATGTTGATGCAAGCAAATATATAAATAAAGATTATCTTAAGTTATATTTGGATTGGAAACATGATCAACAATATAGGTATCATGATGATTATATACCGAAAACATATGTAGAAACTAATAGATATGGTGAAAAAACATATATAGATACACGTTGTGAAACGTTTGATACTGATTTGTTCTCATATTTAGCAATCAACGTACCTCAATTATTGGAAATTATAAAATCGGAAGGAGAATTTACAAATGTTGATTTTTCTGAATATCATTCTACTAGATTGCCTTCAGATTTTTATTTTACAATTGTAAATGGAACACCATTTAAATTTGCTGATGATTTGTCTTCTGTTAAAATCAAATATGAAGAAGATAAAAATATGTTGGAATGTACGTATGAAAACGAACATAGAGGAAAGAAATATGCTTGGCCAAGTGATGCTCCTTGGATAGTTACGACTTATTTCTATTCTTTATATTTTGATTGTAATACTAATGAACCAATTAAATATAGCTTTAGTAAAGATACAGTTGAAGAAAGTTGTAAACATAGATATTAAAAAATAGGTGGAATATTCCATCTATTTTTTGAATATGATAAATTCATAAATTTACTTGTAAATTTTGAATATTATTTAAAAAATGACTATATTATATTTGTTAATAAACAACAACAACTATGCGCAAATATAATTTAATTAAAGATCGTATTGCAACTCCAAATGAAGTTTTTGAAAATCTAAAAAATGGTGGTTTAAAACTTCTATGTTTTAATAAAGAAACTGGCTTATGGAGTCAAGTTGCTTGGTGTTGGGATGGTAAAATTGAAGTTATTACGATTGAAAATGACACAGTTGTTGGAGAATATTTTATATCCTTTAATTATGAAAATGTATGTGATTTAAAATTAAACACTACATTTTTTAAGAATAAGACTTGGTGGTTAGGATATATTCAGGATTAATTATGACAAAGAACGAAAAATTAGAATTATATTTTAAGGCTAAAGAAGCCTATTATAATGGACAGGAAATTATGACTGACTTTGAGTTTGACCAACTTGAGAAAGAACTTGGGTTGGAAAATAAATCTGAAGTTGGTACTCGTCGTAATCCTTCTTATACTGTTAAACACCCATTCATTATGGGTTCTATTTCAAAGGTACAGATTCATAAGAATAAAGAAGGAAATATTGATTGGAATAAATATTATAATGAAATGCTTAAGTATACAGATAAGCAATGTAATTATATTATTACTCCAAAATATGATGGCTGTTCATTTGAAGTATATGTAAATAATGGATATATAACTATTTCTTCACGTGGTGATGGTAATTGGGGAAAAGATCTTAAGAAACATTTATATTCAAAAATTCCTAAGTATTTTTATGAATTAGGTGGTACATATACACTTCGTGGAGAAGTACTAGTACATAAATCAGTTTTTGAAAAAGAATATGCCGAACAATTTACAAATCCTCGTTCATTTGTGTCTGGTGTTCTTAATAGAGATTATTCTAATGAACCTGAATTCAAATTAATGCTGAATGATCTCGCTATTATGATTTATGATTTTCGTACATTAAACAATGGTATTTGGATAGATAGAGATTGGACAGAGTTATGTTTTGATGAAGATGGAAACGAAATTCTTTCAAATGATATAAGAGGTGTATTACCTGATTATTATAAGATTTATCCTATTTATAAAGACAAAGATCATCTCGCATATATCTATGAAGAATATTCGGAATTTCGTAAGGAATGTACTTTTGCGCTTGATGGTATTGTAATTAAGCCAATTGCTGAAGAACGTATCAATAATACTACTGAGCGTCGTCCTAAAGATTGTGTGGCTATTAAGTTCATTCCAATGCTTGAAGAAACTGAAGTATTGGATATTACCTGGAATCTTGGTAAAACTGGTGAATTAACTCCTATTGTTTGGGTTAAGCCAGTTGAAATGGACGGTCGAATGGTTCAAAAATGTTCAGGTCATAATTATGGATATCTTTTGGAAAAGAAAGTATCAGTTGGTTCAAAGATTATTATGTCGCTTGCTGGTGATATTATTCCTTTTCTTTACAAAGTAACAAATACAGATAATTTTGATTCTAGCAAACTTAATGTACCTGAGAATACATATATTGATGGAGATATTCATTTGATGAAAATTTTGAATGAAACTGATATGCTTCGCAATATGTTCATTAATTCTGCTCAGACATTAAATATTCCAAATATTGGTAATGAAACTGCTAAAAAGATTTTTGAATATTTGGAAAGAACTAATTCAGATGAAATGACTGCAGATTTCTTTGGAGAAACAACAAAGAAACTGCCCGACAATATTCTTCTTTGTTCACCTGAAGAAATTTATTTTGGTACTGGTTCTGGAAAGGCCGGAGATAAAGCAAAGAAATCATTTGAAGAAACACTTAAAAATCTTTCATTAGTAGATATTATTAAGTCTTGTAATTTTAGATTCTGTGGTTCTAAGGTTGCTGAACAGTGCGCCACATATATGCTTACTGGAAATGCAGATTTTGAACATCTTGCAACACAGGGATATGAATGGGTTACTAAAGATTATTCAGATGAAAAGAATGATATTTATAATATTCTTTCACATCTTGGAAAAACCGTGGATGATTTTAAAGCTGTTCATATTGCAGCAACACAAACCGTATCTAATCAGATTCCCGTAATTCTTACTGGTGAACCAAATAACTATAAGTCAAAGGGTGAGTTTCTTAAGTGTAATCCTCAGTATAGAAATACCACATCATGGAAGGAAGTACAAATTGTATTTACTAATTCATTTGATAGTAACACGGGAAAAATGAAGAAAGCTCGTGAAAAAGGAATTAAGATTGAACTATATTAAATAAGTATTGTATTATATACATATTTAATATTTATATATTGTTTGTTGACTTAAATTAATGTTATCCGATACAGGGATAACTATAAGTTCTGAATTGATAATATTTATTTATTAATGACTTAATGTGATTTAACATAAGTCATTGGTAGATGATATGAAATTAATTGAATATATTAAAATTTATTAAAATTATGAGTAATTGGAAATTACATTTAAACAAAGGAAAAGTACAATGGTATCAAGGAGATTCATATGATGAAGAAAAAGATAATTATGAATGGGAAGATACTATAAGTTATGTTGGATATGGAAGAGGACGTTCATCATGTGTAATTTATTTTTGGTCAGAAACTAATCTACAAAATATGCAAATGTTTATGACAGATTTTGATGATATAGCTATAAAATTGGATCATGGTAAATTACAAGGTACATTCACATTTTGTAAACGTGGCGCAAATTATGGAATTAAATTAAAGTAATATGTTAACATTTTTAACTTATTTATTAGGTTGGCTATTATGGTCAATTGGATATTATATCTTTAAAGTATATTATGATAAAGATATATGGACTAGTAAGAAATTAATTGCTTATAGAGGTTTTATTTCTGGTGTTTTTCATGGTTTGGTATTTTTGTTGTGATTACAATAATCATTATTTATGGCATATGTAATATAAATGATTGGATAGAAGATAAATTACGTTAAATAAATTATTAATTAAAATTAAAATGTATGAAAAAAGAACGATTAATACAAATTGTAAAAAGATCTGAAGAGATTTTTAATAACACATATTATAAAGTGTTATATCATGATGGGTTAAATGGTGCTGTGATACCGTCACTTATTGAGATTTGTCTATTAGATGCATTTGAGGAAATTTATGGTTCTCGTGTGATGCATGGAGATGAAACAACAGGTCACGATATTGAGCATAGATATTTTAAAAATATCGCTATGGAAGTTAAAGCTACATCTAATGTAAAAGAATTAAAATTTGCACAAAATAGATGTCCTGGTGATAATAAGTTTCCAAATAAAGATAAAAAAGTTCCACACATATTTATTGCTTTTAAAAAGGAATTAAATAATAATGGAAAATATAAATTAGTTTATAAGAAAGTTTTGTTTGGATCTGTTTCATATAATGATTGGCTTTCAGGAATTAATCCAGAATCAACAAGAAGATCATTGTTTATGACTAAGAAAATATTAAAAGAAAATTGTGAAGAACTTTTTTAATAAAACTTATGTTGCATAATATGATTAACTTAATTAAAGAACAAAAAGAACTATTTAAAAATCAAATTATAGATTATCTTAATTATGAAATTGGTGCTACTAAAGATCAATTAAAAGATAGTATTGAATTATGTGACCAAAATTATTTTACTGGTTCTGTTGAAACATTAATTGCAGTAAAAGAATATATTAAAGATATGTAATGTGAGAATTTAAATAAATTATGAGTTTATCACCAGAATTAGATAATTGATATGTATATGAACGATCAATTATTAGAAATATCAGAAAACGACATCGTAATTATAATAAAAACAAGAAATAAATAATGACAGAATTTAAAGATTTCTCTGATAAAAAATGTTGTTTAAACTGTGATGGTTTTTGCTGGTGGGATAGTGATTACTGTTGTACAATGGAAATGAAAATACACCAGTATTGTTGGCCTCATCAAAATTGGTTTGATAGAGATATTGATAAAACAATGGAAACACCCGAAACATGCAAAAATTATCATTATAAACATCATGAAAAATATCCTGAATCTGAGAATGAATATATGCAAGAATATAAGAAATTTAAAGAGTGGGATAAATTGTGTTATCAATTAGAACAACATGTAAATAATAGATGGGAAGATCCTAAAATAGAAGCAACAATTAAATGGATTCATAATCATTATTTTAATAATTTGAATAATAAATAAAATGAACTATATTTATTTGTAATTTTAATAAAATTGATATGCTTAACGATTATTTAAGACTTAAACCAACAATTATTCAGCGCAAAGGATTATATCATCTTTATAATCTTAAAAATCCATCAGAACGTGATATTTCAGATTTTGAAGAATATTTCAAATATGAATGGATTAATCATAGGGATGAATATAATTATATGATCGTTGATGCTAATGATGAATCATTTAATTTTGAATATTATAAAACATTAGATGAGGTATTTCAAAAATATACTTCATTCAGTATGTTTGGAAAAGAAGATCGTAGTTCATTTAGTTATTGGTTCGCTCATTGGTGTGGATTTCAATTAACTGCATTGAATTTAGGAATATGGAAACCTAAATATTTATTGCATGATATTGAAAAACCATGGCTTAAACTATTATGGAAAGGTGATTATAAGAAAGTCCAAAAGTGGCATCGTAACCACAATAAGCATCACCTAGAATATGGATTAAAACATGGTTGGAATAAAATAGATTGGGAAGCATTAATGATTGATTGGCAATGTTGTGGTCTTTCAAAACAGCAAGCCCAATTAGATGCTCGCGAAACAATGGAATATGAAGTAAAGAAAGAAAAATGGCATTCATATGAAAAAGATATTCGTAGTCATTTAGAACCTATTTTGATCAAGAATCATTTATAATGTTGAAAAATATTATATGTTAAAACTATTTTAAAAATGTAATTGTTATTAATTTAATTTAAATAAATAAAAGAAATGGAAGAAAAAAAGAACAGTATGTTTAAGCGTATGCTTGAAAAGATGATGGCTCAGTACAGACCAACAAAGTCAGGCCAGTTGCGAATGACTTTTGATGGTACAATTGTATTGAAGAAAACTAATCCAACTGGTGAAAGTTATATTGGTATTAACAATGATGGTGCCATTGTTTCATATGAACCAGAGTTTGTAATGGATTTTCCTGTTTATTTGATTGATCGTCCATATTCACAGGTTAGTGAAAATGATATTATGCTTGTAAGCGAAGGTGAAAAGGCTATGTATGGTAAGATCACCAAGGTTACCAAGGATTATATTGAGGTTCTTTGTTTTAATGGCAATAATCTTAGGATTAATAAGACTAAGGATTTTATGACAAATTCAGAAACTGTTTGCGTCGTATTGAATATGTTTGCTGGATTTAACAATAATACAGTAAACGGATTTAATCCATTAATGTTTGCATTTATGAATGGTGAAGGCGGAGATGTCGATATGGAGAAGTTCATGATGCTTAACATGATGATGAATCAGAATGGTAATCAGACTAATGGAATTGATCCAAACATGATGATGCTAATGTTCCTTAATAAGAGCAAGGGAGAATCAAATATGTTTGAAACAATGATGCTCATGCAAATGATGCAAAATGGTGGTTTTAAAATGTTTAATACTACTCCAACAGTAACATTAGCAAATGCAACACCTGTTAAAAAGACATCAACAAAAAAGACATCAGCAAAGACTATAGAATCTAATACTGATAATAGTGAACAAGCACAAGGTAAAAACTAAAATATAATTTAAATTATATTTGAAAATTTATCCCAAGCGTTACTATATTTATTTAGTTTAATTAAATAATATATGGTATCACTTGGGATAATTATTTTAATTATAATTTGCTTTGTTTGTGGTGGATTATTAGGACATCTTTTAGATATTTTGGAGTGGATATTTACATTCCTAATGGAAGGTTGTTTAAAATTAGTTGGATGTTTATTTTTGGTTATCATAGGAATAATTTTAATATATTGTATAATTGAATAATGACAATTTTTTTAACAGGAACATGTGCAGATACTGCAGATGATTTAGATTCAAAAAGATTAAACCGTCAAATACAAGAATGCGGTTGGTTAATTAATATGGTTGAAGGCACTGGGAAGTGGAAAAACCATCCTTGTAATTTTATGTATAAAGATCATATTGATTGGATAAAATTATATAGAGAATGCCTTATTGCATATAAAAATAAAGATTTTAATTTATGTAAGTGTTTATCTAATAAAGCTGAAAAGATACAACCTGATTTTATTTGTGAAGATCTTATCTTAAATTTTAAACGACGTCTTTATACGAAAGATCCTGATTTTTATAAAAGATGGTCGCATTTGGGAAAATCTGAAGCTAATTATTATTTTGTTGATGGTTATTGGTGGAAATATGAAAATGGTAAAAAAGAAATTGATAATACATTTGGCAAATAAATATTTTTAATAAATATATAGATATTAAACATGAGTACATATCAATCATTAATCATAACACCAGTAAAATATGAAAATAAATATTTAAATGAATATATAGAACATTATAGAAACTTAGGGTTTACTAAAATGTTAATCATTGATAATAATGATAGCACAGGTGATTATGCTGAAGATATATATGACATTATTGATGCTAATGATAATTTTATAGATGTTATCAATAAAAAAGATTTATATTTTAATCATAATCAACTTTTAAAAGAAACATATTTGAATAATTATATTAATTATGATTTTATATGTTTTTTTGATGTTGATGAGTTTTTAGAATTAGATGAAAAATATAATAACAATATAAATAATTATTTTGATGAAGATTGGTGTCAAACGAATGAATGTATTTTGATCAATTGGGATTGTTTTGGATTTAATAATTTAACATATTATGAAAATAAACCATTAAATGAACGTTTTACACAAAGAATTAATGATTATTATAATAACCAAACAAAAATAATTGTTAATTGTAATAATTTAAAAGAAAACATACAAGGATTAGAATATACACATAAAATAAAATGTGATAAAATATGTAAAGGTGATGGTACAATTGTAAGAAATATTAATGATATACTTCAATTTAGTAATAATATTACAAATATAAAATTAAAACATTTTATATTTAAATCAATTGAAGAATTTTTATTTAAAAGATGTATTAAAAACAATCAGGACCATCTATATTCACCAAATACACATTTAGTTAATCTTTATTGTTTTAACAAAGAATTATCGAATGAACAATTAGATTATATCTATAATTATATTAATAAATTTGATGATGAATTTTTATTTAATGAATTTAAAAAATTAATATTAGATATATATTTAGATTCAAATGATATTAGAAAGCGTTATATTGAAAATACATATATGATACCTTTAAATTTAACTTATTAATGAAACGAATAGTAATTGGAGATCCACATGGACGTTGGGGATTAGTAAAACAAATATATGATAAGGAAAATCCTGATGAAGTAATTATTTTAGGAGATTATTTTGATTCTTTTAACATAGATGTATATACTCAACGTGATGGGTATGAGAACATAATTAATCTTAGAAAAGAACATTTAAAGATGCATAAAGGACGATTCATAATGTTAATTGGTAATCATGATATGCATTATATGGATGAAAATTTTGGGAGATGTTCAGGATGGAATTCTTTATCTGCATCAGTTGCTGGGTATCCTTTATGCAGAGACTGGGATAAAGAGATTCTTCAAATGATATTTATAGATGAAATTAATAAAACAATATATTCTCATGCTGGAGTATCTATGAATTGGTTTAATGAGTGGATTAAATCGGGTTCATTAGGTGATATCAATACTATTGAAACTAAAGCATTTTGTTTTACATATAGAGATGGTGGCGACTGCTATGGGAGTTCAATATGGAATAGTCCACTTTGGATTCGCCCTGAAGGATTAAAGAAATCAATGTATGTAGATAAAGATGGTGTTATTTGGTCTCAAGTATTTGGACATACTGAACCTGATACACCAATTCATTGGAATACTAATGAAGCAGATTTCTATGGTATAGATTGTATATATAAACACTATTTAATAGAATATCTTGATGATGGTATGAAATTAATTAAACGTGAATTAGGTCATGTAATAATGTAAAAAGGAAGTACTTAAGTACTTCCTTTTAAAATTTAGGTATATTAACTTTCGGCATTGTAATATTTGACATAGAATGATTCATACTACTCATCATCTTATTTGGATTATATTGTTTTCTCATCATGTCTGATTCTTTTTGTTGTCTTTCATTTTCCTTTTCTTGTTCTTTATGAATCTGCTTAATTTCTTCAAGCATAATTTCAAATTCATAATAAGGTAATAATCCAATTTCAGATGGTTGTATATGATAGTCTTTGCAAATATACAACTTACTTTTGACCAAATTTTCTGTGTTTACCTGATAAGTTGAATAGATCGCGGATGCTATTTGGAAATCGTATATCTGATGTTACCTCCTCTCCACAAATAGGACAATTAATAATTAACTTATTTGATGGTGTAACAATAATATTGCGAAGTACATCATCCATAAATGTAAACATATCTTCATTCCATCCTTTATACTTCAAATCAATTTCTCTAATTTGACGTTGAGCAATTGTAGCGTCTTTAGAAATCTTTGGTGTAAGCCAACTTGCAAATCTAATAAATGTTTGATCTATCTTACGATTACGATTTTCTTGTAAACGTGCAATTAACCAAGCCTTAATAGCAGCATCCTTTTCAAGTGTTGGTAAATAAAGTTGAATTGGTTGTTCTCCTTCAATATCAAATTCAGCAGGATCAATATACCAACATCTTTCTTCACGAGAATAATACTTCATAACTTCCTCATCTGGGAAATCATACATCAATGATTGTGATGTTAATTGGAAGTCAATTTCATTATCACATTCTGGACAATAATCAGTATACTTAATTATTTTTTCACCAGTACGGAATGTATATTCACGAATAAGTAATAAGAAGAAGAAACGATCCCAGTTATTAATATTACCCCATGGTATTGGTTGACCACCAGGTCCAATAATTGCTAAACAACTCTTAAGAATTTCATTAAATACATCATCTACTGAATTAGGATTTTCATCATCAATATTTGACCAGTTACGAATTGCTTCTACAGTTGCAGGACGGATACGGAAATTCCAATTTTCTGGATAGAATATTGCTCTCTTACCAAGTAATGCTTTATCTACATCAATCCATCCTTCTCTAATTTCTGCATTTTGACCAATCTTATCACCAATACGTGAAAGTTTCTTTTCATCAATCATTCGTTGATCTGCATCTTTATCAACAAAAGGATTATCTCCTGGTTTATGATTTAATTTTGTACCAAGATATTTTGCTGCTTCAGATCTTGGCTCTTCAGGATTATTTTCAACTTGTTTTTCTCTTAATGGTTCAGCAGGCTCACCATTTTCCTGTATAGGACCAACTGGAGCTTCGGGAATTTGTCCTTGTAATGCTTGTTCCATTAATTCTTCATCTGTTAATGCCATATTTATCTTACTCTATATATTTTTGTATTTAATTAAAATAATTATTATTTTCTTATTTTAAGCAAATTTATTAATTTATTTTTATGATAATGCATAACTATAAATTTGATTAGGTTGTAATGTTGTTAAATATGTTACGCCTTTATATATAGGCATATAGTTTGGTGTTGTATTAGTTACTTGACGACCATATCGCCAACAATTTAGGGCTGAAGGTGGAGTAACTAATACACCATATTTAACCGCAATTGGTAATATTATTGTTTTATAAAAACATGATAAACCTTTTGCATCAGATATATATGACCATGCTGAAGGTGCATTAGCAATGACACCATTCGTACCACCGAAATATAATTTTACATTATCGTAATGTGCGCAAGTATTTAAAACATTTTTATCAATTAAATCACATAAAAAATAAGCCTCATCGCATATATTATAACCAGCTTCAAGATTGATTTTATCCTTAATCAAATCTATTAAACTAAAAGTATAACCATTAAATGCTGCTTGATATGACATATTATACCAAGTTGGCTCATATACATAACTTACCCATGGTTTACTTTTCATGGATGATCCAAATCCACAACTGATATTTTTTGATAATTGAACTAAACATGTATAATAGTTAAATGGACAAAAACCATAAGGTTCTGATGTTGTTGCTAAATGATACCAATAATGATATGATGGACTTTTTATATCAGTCGCTGAACATAATTTAACTTCATAAAATATATTCAAGCCATTATCACTCATACTAGTTGCATAATTCTGTAACGCAACTTTAATATCTGTTGAATTAATAAAGTTATTAAAAAATGTAGAATCATTAGTTAAATTTGTTAAAACATAATTATTTTGCGTTTTATAATATGATTTTAAATAATTAACAATATTAGCACCACCATAATAACCCATTGCGCATCCATTTGAAAGTCCACATCTATTATAATAAGGAACAATAACTAGATAATAATAAATTGGATTTGTTTCATCAGAAACATAATTTACTGCTTTAGACAACATATGACAATCCACACAATCAGTATATACAGTATGATTACCGTTAGAATTATATGATACATAAAACTGGCCAATTTGCATAAATGCACACTTACTATTTTCTTGTAATTGAATTAATTCATTATTTGGAATATTTTGGTTCTTAACTAAACTAAGCAAATAACTATTACCATATAATAAATAACTATTAATATTATTATTAGTACTGATATTCCATTCTACTCCAGTCAATGTTGCATTTTGACTATCATCATCACCGTTAAAATAATAACCACAATCACTTATTGGATATCTAATATCCGCATTTACTGTTGTTAAAGCTCCTTGCTGTAATATGTCTCTTGTAATTAATTTCGTTGTTGATTGTGCTGATTTATTTAAACTTTTTAATCCATAAGCCGTAGTATGTGATTGAAAATTTGCTAAAAAAGACGCATTATTTGCAGCAGATTCTGTATAATATTTAAAATTATTTGCACCTTGATTTGGAAAACTATTAGGTCTAGGTATACTATATAATGAATTACCACTATAATATGCTATATATGCTAAAGATGTATTATCCGACCAAATGTTGTTCAATGATATTAGCTTAGCCATTATTTAATTAATTATTTATTTAATAATATTTTTACTGGGTGAATTAATATGTTTTTATTATTTTCGTGCAATTTTTCAAGTAGATTTACTAATATTTTTTCACTTATTTGTATTGATCCATAAATACCGTGATTTTGCAATGTTTTAATATACCACTTATTTTTATTAACGGGTTTAACATATTCACCATCTCCACCAAAATCTTCTAATGTTAATCCATGTAAATTAATTAATGATGGCATCAAAAATTCATAATACCCAGAATTTCCAGATTTGTAGTAATCTATTAATATTTTTAATGCATTACTTGATATTCTAAAAACAGGATTAAATGATTGTAATTTCTCTTTAAACAAATTATTATTGTATATATTTGAATCTGATACTAATGGTGATATAAAATGTATTACTGAATAATCTATTTTTTGTATGTTAGATGCTAATAAATCAGCATCACTAGAATTATCAAAATATTCAAAAAAATTTATCCATTGTCCAGAAAATAATACGTCATCTTCAACACACCATATATAATCATATTGTGGGTTGTTTTCATAAAAATCTTGTATAACTAATGATACATTAAATAATTTATTATAATATTTTGCATAAAATATTTTTCCATATTTTTCTTTTAATTTTGTTTTATCAAAAATATAATAGTTTATGCCATTAATTAATTCTTCTTTATTTTCTGAAGATATCGCCCAATATAAATCATAATCAGAATCATATAATGAAAACTCTAAATTAGAATATCTATCATATGATAATGTGTTTATGTCATTTGATAATAAAACGATTGCAACTTTTTTATTTAAAAGTTTTTTTCTTAAATCTTCATTATAAAATTTATAAAATCTATATTGTAAAGATTGACTAAATTGATTATAATCGTTAAGTGTTTTATTATATTTATATGATAATATATAATAAATATTATCTTTTATAATTTCGTTATGAAAATATTTTAATTCATTATTAATAAATACTTCGTCATATATAGTTAAATCATCATTATATGTAAAAAATGTATCTAATGACATGTATTCATTTTTTATTAATTTTTCTTTACAATTAATATATTTATATATTTTTGAACACCAATCAACCCATGATTTTGTAACGTATGTATTAATATAAGCATTATTAATTAATACTTTTACTTTTTTAATATCATTTTCATTATTAATATCTTTATTTAAATCAATATCATATAAACCATTAACATAATTAATGAACTTACTATTAAATAATACTTCATTTTCTATTAATGACATATGAACAAATGAATTATATATATGACCATCATTAATATTGAATTCTTCATAAAACTGTTTATCATAATTTTCAATAACAGTGCCTTTATATGGCTTTGAAGTATTACCATTAGCATTAAACAATTTCCAACGTATTAATAATGCATTTTTTTCATGATAACCATTTAAAAAGTTTTCGAGTAATTCATTTGTTAATATAAAAAAACTATCAATATTATCTAAAAATAAGCACCACTCATATTCGTTTTTATATTTAGATATAAACCAATTATATGTATATTGATGATAAAAATAATCTTTTATATCAATATCTAATTGGTCTATTCTAAATAATGATACATTTTCATTATACTCATTTATAATTGTTTTATGTGATTTTGATTCGGGTACTTCAAATAAATATATATGATTAAAACCTAAATTTAAATGATGATCTATCCATTCCTTTAAATATTCATGATCATTATTTAAAATAACACATATACAAGATTGGTTCATTTATACTTATTTATATAATTATTAAAAAATAGATATTATTTAACAAACTTTTTCAAATATTAACATAAAAATTTGAATAATATTAATTAATTTCTATATTATATTTGTAATTTAAATAATATTTAAAATATGAAATATAATTCCGCAGTAGAAAAACAGTATGAGAAGTTTATTAACAATACAATTTGTGGTAGACAACTAAATGAATATCAGCTTAATTGTGTTAAGCGATATATGCAATACTGTTATGAAGCAGGTCATGCACAAGGTTACACAGATAAGAACGTATGATGTAGAAACTTTTAAATATATACAATATGAATAATGAAGTTAAGTTTGAAGTTAAAGGATTAGATTTAACAAATATAAAGATTGGCAATATTGTCAATATGGAACTATATTCTAAAGATACTCATCAAGATAATATTTGGGAGCATATTAATTGTAGTTGGGATAAGAATCGTGATTATGAAGTTATTGATATAACTAAAATCAATAATAAGTATATTAAGTTGAAACTTCAGAGAACCACACCATGTACTGGTAGAAATAATAAATCTTCTTATTATCCTAAAACAAGAATTGTATTTGGAATGGATGGAGTATCTAAGACACAGTATTGTAATTCAGCACCTGGATATTCTTGGAAGAGAGTTATAACAGCGATTAAGTAAATTATATGAGTACATTATTTGATACATATTACGATGCATTAGGTCATGAGATGCATATCGGTGATTTGGTATTTATCAAAGTTAAAGGAAATTTTATTGTGGGAAGTATTTCAAAGTTTGATTTTGATAAAAATGAAAATATTAAATATGTAGTTACTCCAAGCGCATTATATAAAGCAAATGGTATTGAAGACATGAAACGTACTTATAAAGTATCTGATAGAAATATATTTTTGGCAGAAATTAAAAAGAAAGAAATAAATGAAAATAAATAATGTACGCGATGCATTAAATTGGCTTATCAATAATCCAGAAAAGAAGCTTTATGATAAATATACTAATTATTATATATTAGCAAGTACTGGTAATTATATTGAGTTTCATCATTATGAAGTTTGTATTGATGATGAAGGTAATGATTCTAGTTTTTGGGATTATGATTTATTTAACTTCTCAGATTTTTTGAAATGTAATGTTGATTTAGAAACTGAATAAAATTATGTATAGTATAAGATATCATATTAATGATAGGCTAAATTATTTTATTTGGCGAAGGGTTATTGAACGTGCTGCTAATGTAACTAAAAAGCTTGTTATTAATACACAGGAAGAATTTTTGAATTTATATAAATTAACTGTAGATGATCTAAAAAAATTATATCCTGAAGAATACAAATATGTAACTGAGCAAGAAGCATTTACATTTGAGGATATCCAAGATGCAGTAAAAGAAGGTATCAATATTCATGCATATGCTTGCAGAACAAACCAAGAATATAGATATGTATTTTTGGATGAGGAAGATTATACTGAAGATTCAAAATATTATAAGAGATGGGAAAATCATAAGTCTGAAATAGAAGATAAAGATACTCCTAATTTATATCCAAAATTTACAATATATAATTAAAGCGATACCACAAGGTATCGCTTTGCTTTAAAATTCTTGTTCATATTTTGAAGCCTGAACTATTACGTCTTCTCCTTTTCGTTGAGATGCAGATATAATTTTTTTCTTTTCTAATTTTACTCTTATCTTATGTTGGAACATATCGTCTTGCATTTCAGCATGATTAATAACAAATATTGTTTTATCATTTCCAATATTTTCATTTAATATACTTAACATAATATTTCTTGCATTAACGTCCATATTACTAAATAACTCATCAAGGAATAATATGTTAAGATCTACATTAGCAATAATATTTTGAAGTATACCGAAAATAATTGCTAAATCTAATGATTTACGTTGTCCTGTACTTAAATTATTATAAGCAATTTCTTTATCCCATCCATCTACAAATATGTGAGCTTTAAATTCTTGATCATATTCAATTTTATAATTTTGTTCAAGCTTATTAATAAAGAATTGAATTGATTTATTAATATGTGGAATAAGAGTTTCAAGTAAATTATAACGTAATGTTTTACTAAATAAATCATTCATTTCATTCCATTCAATAATTTCTGAATCACATTTATCAAGTTGCTTTTTAATTTCTTTAGCTTTGTTTTCATATTCTTTAATTAGCTCATCATAATTATCTTGAATAAGTTGAACTGAATCATTATACGATTTTAACTCAGCATCAATTTTAGATATTTGCTTACGAAGAGAATCCATTTCTTCATCGCACTTAATCATAGGTTCATGATATGAATCATGTGTTTGAGATTTATTAATTTCTAAAAGTTTTTTCTGATATTCATTTTCTCTATATATTGACGCATATTCTTCCATTTTGTTTTTATATTCATCAATATGAGATTGGTCAATAGATTGACCACAAGTAGGACATATGCCAGATTTAAATGTATTATAATTATTTTTTGCTTGGCGACCTAATGTTGCAGCTTCAGTCATTTTATTTTGATATTCCTGAATTTTAATATCAAATTCTTTATCCTTTTGTTCTCTTTCCTTTTTAAGATTTGCCTTTTTATTTTTTAAAGCAATACCTTGGTTAATTAAATCTTGTCTTTTTTCATTAATACTTTTAACATCTAAAGATGTAGCTAATTCATTAGTTTGTATAATTTGTTTTTCTTTAAGATGTTCTATTTGTTGTAAATTTTCATCATAAACAGATTGTAATCTTATTTGTTCATTTTCTTGTGTTTTACGTTCAATTTTAATTTCATCATTATATTCTGAAAATAATTTAAATCCAAATATCTCATCGAGGAACATTTTAGTTTCACCGACACTCATGGAAGCTAAACTATTAAAAGCATTAAATGATATGATACACATTTTAACGATTGCTAATTTAGGAACATCATATATTTCTTCTTCTAATATTTGCTGTGTATCTTTTTTATTTGATGCAGCTAAAGTCTTTCCATTTACTTCAACAATTAATGGTTCACGTATATTTCTAATGATATGAATTGAATTATCTTTACATGTCAAATTTAATTCTATTTCGCATGCCTTTGTATTCCATGCAACTAATTGTCCATTATTTTGACCTTTAACAGTTCCAAATAGACCCCATAATAAAGCTTCTCCAATTGTTGTCTTACCTGCACCAATAGGTCCGGATAATTTTACTAAACCTTTCATTTTATCAAAATCAAAATAATGAGATCCATAGCAAGACTTAAAATCTTTAATTGTTATATTGTGTATTATCATTATCCTATTATATAATCGTTTATATTTAATTTATTATCAAATAAGTAAGTATTTAAAGTATTAAAAAGTTGATACAAATAATTGTGATAAACATTATCTTCTGGTTTATATTTTAATATATCATAAGCATTAAATGATTGAAATTGATGAAAATTCGCAACCCATGAATTAAATAATTCAAGTCTTACATATTTAAATCTATCAATAAAATCTTTGTTAATATCTATATTATAAAGAACATCAAAATTAGTAGTCATTTTAACCCAATCTTGTTGTATACATATATTTACTTCATTATTATAAACATTTATTTTATCTCCATATATAAATTTATATGTATCATTTGTAAAAAATTCATATTTTTCAAATTTGTCAATAAATAATTTATATGCATTTTTTGAATATATATTAAAGCCTGCACACCACAATGAATATTGAGAATTAAACTTAATATAAAATTCTTTTGGTAAAGTAAATGTATATGCTGGGCAATCTACTTCACAACCATTTAACACCATTAATGAATTTTCATCATTATCCATTATTTCTTTTGATTTTTCTAAGATTTCTATAATCTGATTTTTATCTCTTAAAAATACATCATCAGATTCTAATATTAAAATTCTTTTATAATCAAAATATTCTGCATGTTTCATGCAATAATAATGTCCAAATGTACAATCAGTTACATAATCATAAGGACGATCTTTACTAAATTTTGTAAATAATGTTTGGTAGATATCTTTATATATTGGAGAATTAACATTTACAAATTCATAATAAATACCAGAATCAAGTATGTCTACTCTATTAAATTCTTCCTTGCATTTATTTGTTCTATATTCTGATTCTCCAATATATTTTATACAATAAATTTTATCGACATATTTTTTCCAATCTATTTTAACGTCATTCATATTTTTATATTAAATGTATTATAATATTTTGTTTCAGGAATAAATCCTGGTCCTACAATATATTTACTATTTGATTTATAATTATTTATTGTTTCTACGTTGTTTAAAATATTATAAGGTATATATATTGGTTCATTTTCTTCCTTTTCACCTGTTTTATATCTATGCCAACGAATTATTTTATTTTCACCAAATGCATTATCATAAATATATGTTACTGATTCTAAATCATCTAATTTATATTTTGAAATATATTCTTTATCAAATGCATCTTTATATTTATGAGTTATATAACCATTTTTAATGTCACTTTTAATCAATTCATTTATAAATGTAAATAAAACATAATTCATCGGTGAATTTGATATGATTTTGAATTTATCTTTATATTCTATAGCTTGATTAAATATTTTTTTACGTTCAAAATCAGGATCACTTAATTTTGATAAACTTTCTAAGATTTTTTTATTAATTTGATCATTTAATTCTTTAGTTAATTCTTTAGTTATAGATTCTTCAATATCTTCATACTTAACTAATACATCATCCATTATTGTTCTTTAAGTTTATTTTTTATTAAGTTATATTTTTCATTAAGATGTTCTGGGATATTATTTTCAATATACTTTGATATATCAGTATTAAATCCTTCTACTTCTAATGATTCAATATCCGTATCATCATCAATAATATGCATACGAATATTACTATTAATGTATTTCATTTTAAGTTCTTTAATTTGTTCTACATATTTTATATTATGTATATTATTTGTTGAAATACATAATTGTATATATGAATTTTCAAAGAACTCATCTGTTAAGTTAAATATCTGTTCATTATATACACGTTTAAATTGAGGTGTCGTAATATTTTTTATTTTCTCAACTTCTTCAAAATCTTCAAGTATATATAAGAACCTATCTTGATTAACATCATTAAATGTCAATGAAACTGCAGCTCCAACATTATGTAAGTTACATAACTTATCTTCCACAATATAATGTATATGTCCAGAATAAATTGGAGTTCCTTTAAAAGATGCTATGCGAGCTCCTGGCCATGTTGTTAAATCAGTATGACAAAATATTGATTTTACTTCTCTTTCAAAATCATAATTATATAATATTTCATCTATATGATCTGGATTCTCTGTCCAATACCATGGCAGCATTAAAGCACCATCTTCAGTTAACAAAGGATCATTATTAACGATTATTAAATTTTTATGAACATATAAAAATTCTTCAGGAAATATTAAATTATAAACATTATAAGTAGCAAATTCTTCAAGAGGAGAATAATAATCATGGTTTCCAGCTATCATATAAAATTTAATATCTGGAAACATTTTAATCATCTCTCTTATTTTATTTTGTAACTCAATACCAATTTGTTGATTAATTGAATAACGTATGTCACTTAAATCTCCTAAAAATATTACTCGTTCAATTTGCTTGTTTTTTATTGTTTCAAATATTTGCTTGTCAAAAAATTCTAATTGGGATTCTAACCATGTCACGGAATTATTCTTAATTCCGATATGCATGTCTCCGATTATCAAATCTCTCATCTATTTCACGTGATTCATATATTTTGCACGTGTATTTAATAAAAATAGTTTTTTGTTTTATATAATTTTAACAAATAAGAATATAAAAATTATATATAATTTGAATTTTTTACTAATTAATCTATATTTAAATTGTAATCAAATATAATATATGAGACGAAAGACAAATAGAGAGTGGGTTAAAGATTATCTTAATGAGAAAAAGAAAAAGTATGGTTCAGAAGTTAAAGAAGAACGAATTAATTTTCTTTTTCTTAAAGATGGATCTATGGTTTATCCTTATAATTATTTTGATGATTATATCGAAGCAATGATTGATGCAATTAAACAAGGTGAAAATATTGATGAATTAATTGCTCTCGTATTTCAAGAAAAAATTGATCAACCAATTGTTAAGGATAAACTTTTAAACATGATAAATAATGACTAAAGAGGAACTAAATAAAAAATTTAAATTTGCTGGTTATAATGGTATATGTTCAACATGCGCATATTTGAATATTTGTGATAAGATATTACCAGGATATAATAAACCAGGCAAATGTGGAGGTCCTTTTTATAAAGATAATGTAATAGAAGAAAAATAGATTGGAAAATTATAATATGTCAAGAACTTATCGTAAATATATAAAATGCGGAATTTGTACTGGTTCTAATACTGAGTATTATCGTGATCGTAATCGAAAAGCTCGTCAGATGAATCGTCATAATCTTCGTAATCTTATAGCAAATAAAGATATTGAAGATGTGTCAGATTTAGTTATTAATATTGAGCTTCCACATGATTCTTGGAATGAACCTACTGATGGTACATTTCTTGTTTCAAAGAAAGATAAAAATTGCTATATTGTTGATAGAAACGGAAATGCGTGGGTTAATAAGCATTACGGTAATGGGGAGAATTATTGGAATCATAAGTTTGGTAAGTATCTTAAGTCAAAAAAATATAAACATTAATTATGAAGAAAGATTATTCTAATTGCACCGTACAAATTTATTTGGAACCATCTCCAATAAAGATTAGACAAATATTTTGGAGAATTAATCCAAAAGAATTATCTTTGTGGGATAGGATGTTCAATAATCCTTGGCGCACTCTTTATCATCAATGTATGTATCATATGAATTCATATTTTAATACTCATGAATATAATAATTATGGAATTAAGAATTTGAAAACATATGCAGATGTTGTTAATTATCTAGCAGAGGAAGAAAAGAAGGCTCAATTAGAACATAATGAGTATGTTGCTAAAGGAATAATTTGGGATGATGAACCTATTTATGATTAATTATGAAAATTTTTAATTTAAATTATAAAATACAATTAAAAGCCAAGCAAAGTCCATGGGCTTTTGAATGGTCTGATTATAAAGAAGTATTTTTTAGAATTAATCCTTCACAATTGACTTTATTTGAACGTATATTTAATAATCCATGGCGAAAATTATATCATGCATGTGAAGATATACATGATGTTAGTTTAAACCCATGTTATACTGCTAAAAATTTTCATACTTTAAAAGAATCATTAAAAACATTTAAAGATGTTATTGATTATCAGGTATCTCAAATAAATCATGTAAAAGATGTTTATGAAGTAAAAGTAAAAAACAACGAAATTTGGCCTGATAAAAAAATTGAAGGTTTAGATGAAATAAATAATGTATTTAAATATTTCTGTAATATTTAATAATTATGAAATATAGAATTAGATGTAATAAACCAACAAATGATAGTTGGTTATGGTTAACTCCATTTATGCTATTTGCATTTCTTTTTGCATTTATGGGCGTAAAAAATAAATGGGTTATTGAACAAAAGAAACATTGGTGGAATAAATGGAAAGTTGTTGAGGAATATAATGATCAAACAGAAGCTTATATTCATTATATGAAATTAGCTTATAATATAGATATTGAAGAAGAAATTGTATTTCCTCATAATAAGAATAAAAATAAAAAACAAACTTGCATACTTACATTTCAATATAATGATAAACCAATAGCTCCAGAATATAAATATACAGTTGGTTATAAACCAAGAAATTATGAAAGATATTACCATGCTTGTTATTCTGGTGAATCATATGAGGATGCTTTGGGTAAACTATGGTGTGACATGGAAATTAAGAAAATTCTTAATAAATGAATCTTATGTAGAAATTGAGACACGAAGACATGAGTTAGAAAAAATTGAATACAAAAATAAAATATATTAATTTAATAAATAAAAATTATGGCAGAAACAATTGGTTGTTTAATTGTATTGGTTATTGCAATTGCATTAGGTGCAATTGAAGGTTTGGTTTTCATGTTACTTTGGAATTGGTTAGTTCCATTGTTTTGGACTGCAGCTCCTATTCTTACGTTTTGGCAAGCATGGGGTGTTTGTTTTTTACTTAATATAATTGGTAATTTCTTTAAAAATTCAAAATAAATAATGAACACAAATAAATTATATGATGGTTTATCAGATTCACAGAAATATATTTTAGAAGGTCTGTGTGATGGTAATTGTTATAAATGTATGTTGGTGTGTAAAGACAGAGATAAACCTTTAAATTGTAAATAATATGAACTATAAATGGTTTATACAATTTACAGCTGGTCGTGGTCCTGAAGAATGTAATCAGGCTTGTGAAAAAGTTGCAAGATTATTTGTGAAAGAATGCGAAAAAAATAATTGTAATGTTCGCATAGTAAATTATGAAGAAGGTAAAGCTTGGGGATTTAAATCAGTGATGCTTGCTTCTGAAGATAATTTAACTGAAATTAAAAATAAGTGGGAAGGTACAATTAAATATATTTGTACTAAGAATAACATTCGTCCTAATCATAAACGTAAGAATTGGTTCGTTGGCTGTAAGTTTTACGAATATAAAGACAATGAAGTTCAACTTGATATAAAAGATGTTCATATTGACACAATGAGAGCATCAGGTGCAGGTGGGCAACATGTCAATAGAACAGAATCTTGTGTACGATTAGTACATATTCCAACAGGTATTACTGTTGTTTGTCAAGCAGAACGAAATCAAATTCGTAACAGAGAAATTGGTCTTCGTATTCTTAAAGCAAAAATTTCTGAATATAATAAAGGAAATAAATTAGTTGACCAGAGAGAAAAATGGTTAGATCAAATTCAACTTGAAAGAGGCAATGAAATATTAACATTTAAAGGAGAACTATAATATGTATAAAGTAGATGATTTTAAAAATTGGACTATACAAGATCTAATAAATTTAATCAATCAAATTACAGATGAACGTAATTATTATAGAGATAAATATAATTCATATATAAATAAAATTGGAAATTAAATGTACAAAAAAGAAGAACTATCTAAAAAACTTTTAAGAAGATGCCAAGTTTGCATAAATGGTGGCCGCAATATATTTCCAGATTGTGTTGACTTTGATCCTACAATAAATTGTTATTATTTTGATGACATAAATGACGATGATCCTCGAGAAGAAGACTATGACTGTGGAGCATATATGCACGTTGATGATTATAATGAACTAAAAGAATTAACTAAAAAGAAATAATATTAGACATTTTATTGTAATGTATGATTTAAATGATGCAGATTATATTACAGATATGACTCCTGAAGAATATAAAATACTTTGGTCAAAATATCAATAAATTATGTTAATTATATTTCAGTATTTCGGAATTGTATTAGGAGGTTGGATAATATCCTGTATTTATATTTTTATTGGAATTTTATTTGCTTGTGCAAATGAAAGTAAATGGTTAGACAAAAAATATGAAGTAATAATCAATCTTTTTTATGTTTTGCTTTGGCCAATTGTTATATTATTCTTTCCAATTTGGCTTATTGTAAGATTTATAAGTGTAAGTATTGAAATGCAACAGTTAAGAAAACGAATAGAAAATGATTAGATTTGTTCTATTGTAATTTCATATATTATTTGAATTTTTTAAAAAATATTCTATATTATATTTGTAATTAAAACAAATAAAATATGTACGCGTTAATTTATAAAGCAGGTAGTTTTCTTGGTTTCTTTTCTTCTAAGAAAATTATGAAAATGGTTATTGAAGAGATAATCAAGGATGATTATGAAACTAATGGTGGTCCTTGCGGAGATTATCATTTTCAGTATGTTAAGTTCGATATAAATGAACCGTGGATTGATAACGGTAAGCCTATTTCAAAAGAGGCAAAAGCTATTCTTTCACTTTGGACAATGCATCCTGAGAAATTTACACATAAAGTAAAGACAGATTGGTCTACTGGTAAAATTATTTCAATGGATTCAGATTAATATTATAAATGATTAAAAATGTATAGAGAACCTAATGATTTTTATGTAAAAGAATGTATTGATGAGTTAAAAAATTATGCTAAGACTAAAGGATTTAAAATAGTTTTTCGTAATGTATCAACTCCTTATAATGATTTTACAATATTTATATATAAACCACACTGTAATGGTTATCATACTAAATATCTAATAAAATATGATGGTGATTACAATGTACCAGAATTTAGTTCTAATCATTTCGATACTTGCATAAATCTATCTAAATCATTTATTGAAAATTATGAAATTCGTAAGTTATAATAAATATAAGAATTATCTTGAGTCATTTGGATATTCGTTAGAAAAAGGAACTAATATCTATTATGATTTGAAATTTATAACATACTTTTTCTCAAAACCTGGTGAGAAACTTAAGTATACTGTTAATGTATATTTGGATAAACATAATGAACCAACTGATAAAGTAATGTCAATTAATCATGGATATGGAAGTCCTTTTATTGGATGGAATTCTGTTAAAATTGATATGAGAAAAAATTTTTGGAAAGATTTGTGTGTATGAAATATGTAATAAATTAATGAAATTATTTATATAATATTTGAATTTTTAAATAAAAGAACTATATTATATTTGTAATCAAACAAATATTAAATATGGTAAATACATTGACAGAAACTGAAAAAAATCGAGTTATTGGATTGGTAATGGCTGAGATTGGCAAACTCAATTCAAAAATCGAAAAATATAAAGCTAAACATATTTCTACTGAGATTCTTGAGAATGCTGTTAATGATTATAAATCAATTCTTAATAAGATTTAAATATGGAGAATACTGCAACTGCAAGACAGAGATGGGCGCTTTATTGCATTACAAAAAAAGATTATCGTAATGAGATTCTTTCAAAAGAGGAAGCTGCTCGATTGATTAAAGAATTGGGAGATCCTAATTATAAAAAGAAGTCTAATAAGAGTCTTGCTGAAGAGCTTCTAGATTATTTTAAATCTAATATTGATAATTTGTATCAGGCATGTCTCGATGAGATACAATATAAATCTGTTGTTGAAGATGATGATCATGTTCCGGAGAATAAGAAAAAGAGATTTGCATTTGTCGGTTGTGGCTGTGGAATTACATTTCTAAGTTATCGTAAAAATAATAAGAAAGCTAAGGAGATTGATGAGGCCGCAAGAAAATATCGTGGTGAAGAAGTTCTTCAGATGTTGATTAAGAAACTGCCAAAGAAAGATTATAATTATCTTAAATCAATTGGTTGTCCATTTGAAGCAATTTGGTATCAAATGCGTAATCTACAGTCTAAATATTATTATATGGTTTTAAATTTCGCTAAAGAAAAAGGAATTGAAATGACAGTTAAATCATATGATGATTAATGAATAACTTTAGCAATACTTATAATAATTAAACTTATTTTAATAACAAAACATTATGACAATTTTAAATGATCCTGAGGATTTTGAAGTAATTGAGTTTTATCGTTACCCAACAGCAATAGTTCGTAGAATTGTTGAGTTTGATACTGGATTTCATAAAAATTCTCCAGATAATGTAGAAGATGTTAAAGATTTATTTGAAGAACTTTTGAAGGTTGCCGAAAATAAAACTGGTAAGGAGCTTATGGATAATAAGGTAGCTATGAAAGTAATCTATAAACCAGCAAATACAGTATTTTATATTGGATATAAAGATTGGAATTGGACACTTGGATTGGAACTTAATCGTTATATGACAGGAGAAAAAATTGTATTGTAATTTAAATCATAAATAAAAATGAATTGGCTTAAATTAATAATTTATTTAATGTTTTTAGCACTATTATCAGTTGGAATTGGTTCGTTGTATAAAACATTTGAATTAGGATTAATTATATTTGGACTGGGTGGGTTAATATATATTTTTTGTTCATCGGTAATCAATTATTTAGATAACGGTAATAAAAAATAAGTTTTTTGATATTTATTAAGATATTTTTACTATTTTTATTTATTAATTATCAATGTTTTGTGATAATTAACTTGTAAAAATATCTTAATAAATCTATGAAAAAACTTTCTGTTTTATTTATTAGCTTTTTATTTGCTTTACTTATTGGTTTAAGCTCATGTAATGGCTGTAATGGAAATCAAGGAGTAAATGAAGTTAAAACAGATTCTGTTGAACTAGTATCACAAAAGGCTAATTTAAATCTTGAACATTTGGTTTCAACTGATAGACAGCAAATGTTCCTACAATACAATAACAATTATCGTTGGTTTGAGTCATGCATTGTATTGCAAGATTGGCTTGATGCCGAACAATCAGAAAACGCTCCTGTAATTACAGCAGTTTCAAATGTTTTCCAATATGTTATTGAATATGAAGATCAAAAGAGTTTTGATACTTATGTAGTATTATTTGCTCATACTCCTGATACTGCTGCAGTTGAAGTAAAACCAAATGCATTTTGGGTAGGTGATCAACCACTTGATGAAGCTGAAATTAAGTTAACATTTGCACAAGCATATGAAAAGTTAATGGAAACTAATATTGTTAAGCCACATTCTCAAAAGGTTGTACTTCGTAGAGAACTTGGACCAATTGACGCTAATCCACAATATATCTTCGGTAATACTCATGAACATGTTTATGTAGATGCTGTAACTGGTGATGTAAGAACAAATAATCCATGTTTTCCTGAAGAACAAGGATTTAAAATGCCACTTGGTGAATGACCTTAATTCATAGTTAATTAAATTTATAATCCGTCTACTTTACAAGTGGGCGGATTTTTTATTAAAAAAGTTTAAAAATAAAATCATAAAGAACTATTTAAATATTATCAAAAACATATAGTTTAACATATGCAAAATTCATTTGTAGCATTAAATATTACATCAAATCAAAAATTATTAAATAAGACAGAAGTACCTATTTTATTTTATTGGGATGGAAAATCAACAATAATTAAAAGTATATTTGAAGATTCTTCATTTTATTCTTTATTAAAAAATACTGTATTTAATTTTGAACAATATGCAACAGCAAAAGTTGCATTATTTTATTTTAAAGAAGAAAACGGAGAAGAAATCTATAACGATGAAATTCATAATATACAAAATTTAATTAAACTTTCAGATATTAAAGAAGATGACCGTAGTTTCTATAAAGAATATTTATGGAAACATTTTGCTTATTTATATGAAAGTGCTTATCATAAAAAATATAATGAAAATGTATCAGTATTTGATATAGACGAATATATCTTAGATATTTATGATAATATTCAAGGTAAATATCCTAAGCGTGTTATTAAAAGTACTGTTATAAATTATATTAGAGGAGAATTACAAAATAAAGATAATCTAAGTATTGAGAATACTGATTGGATTATTAGTCAATTAGAAAATTTACTTAACGAAAGAGAATAATTATGAATTACGAAATTACATTAGATTTTTATTATCAGACATTTGATAATTTTAAACAAAAAGGATCATTGATTTTACAAGGTTTATTTGCGGGTGGACGTATGATTGATTATGCAAGATTTAGTGGATATGGAATAATCACACCAAATAGTCATAAAGCAGATAAAATTGTTATTGAATATTTAGATAAGTTTAGTCGTTCAAAAACAAATTGTTTAATTTATGATTTAACTTATAATAAATATAATCCTGGTATTTATGATAAATTATTTATTTATAGAACAGATATGTCAAGAGATAATGCGTTTTATGGATATATTCTTTATAATACTGAAACAGGAAAAATGGTAAATAAGTATAATCTTGATAATATGGATGATAAACTTTACCAATATATTTATTTATCAATTGTAAATCTTCCAAAGAAAACACTTTTAAATCATTATTCGCGAAAATATGATGCTTTAAAAGGACGTTATGGATTAACATTAAAAGATGTACCTACTTTTGAAGATTGGAAAAAAGTACAACAATATTATGAAGATTTTGTAAAATTACCATTTAATCCAAAAGAAACATTAACTGAAGATTAAAATATTTTTAATAAACATTTATTAATTTATGGGAGAAGAAGGCGGAGCTGGATCTGGAGCAGCTCAAGTAACAGTTAATTTTGATATAGATTCTTTAAATAATAAATTAGATGAAGTAGTTAAATCATTATCTAAAGATAATAAAGCAATAATTAGAGATTGTGTTATAAGATTATTTGCAAATACGAATTTTGATAATAATTCAAAAAGTCCATATCAGATTGCTAGTGATTGTGTTAGTCGTGCTGTAATATTAGCACAAGTATTAAAAAATGAAAATTTAATTGATTAACTATGAAAAGAAAATTATTAACACTTTTAATTGCTTTAATGATGATATGTTCATTATCAAGTTGTGAAGTATATTCTTATGCGACAACACAAGATGACATATATGTAGAAGCACAGGCGGATATTGTTCAATCCAATGTTGATTTTAATATTGTTATTCATTATGGAACTCCATATTACTATAATGGATCAATATTATATTATTTGTATAATAATTTATATTATTATCCTTTTTATTATGATAATTATTGGTATGTAAGAGCATATAGACATCCATTTAATCATTTACATTATCGTCCATATTTCAGACCTCATCGTTATGATTATAGATTTAGACCAGGATATCACAAAGGATTTGGTGTACCTAATAATTTTAGAAATATAAAGCCTATACATAGAGGTGATAGTTATAGACGACCACATGGTAGTCGCCCAGATGTTATTTCAAATAGACCGAATAATAATCGTCCAAATAGACCAAATAATCAAAATGGTACACGAACAAATAGACAAACCAATAATTCAGTAGATAAACCAAATAATAGAAATTTTGGTGGTCGTAGGTAATAAATATTTTTATTATTAAATTGAATATCAATCAAGTTCAAACTATATTTAATATTGATAATTCACTAATATATTAATTAAATAAAAAACATTAAAACATTAAAAACATGAGAAAGACAATTTTTGCATTTATCTTTGCAATTATGTTTGGCATGGCTATCGGAAGCTGCGGTAACGGTGCAGGTACAGCAACTGAAGGTGTAGATAGCGTAGCAGTTGATTCTATTGAAGTTGTTGATTCAATGGTAGTTGATTCAATTGTTGCTGACACAGTTGCTGTTGATTCTACTGTTGTAGCTGAGTAATTAAGACATTAATCAAAGTAGAATAAAAAAAAGGTATACATCATTGATGTATACCTTTGTTTGTTATTTATTATTTTGCTGGAATATTAATTCTATATTGAGCTATTGGACAATATTGATTAATATATTCATTAGTATTTTCCTTGAATATTATACCTCTTATATCTACATAGTCTTCATATATATCCATTATTGCACCTTCTGAATCCATACCAGCAATCATATAATTTTTAATATATAATCCTAATGGACGTGAAGTACTAGGTAAATGCACATTAACACCAGTTTTAGCAATTACAGTATCTGATACTCTTAAATAACGATTTAAATTATTAAGACCTTCAATTCCTGGTTTATATATATTATATTCATTATTACAAATATTAATATATTTGTCATCTTTTTGCCAATTCCATTTATAATGACTATGTCCAGTAAACCAAATCGTGTTTTTATATTCATTATTCAATTTATTTAAGAATTCAAATTGTATGCCACAAAGACAATATGCACTTGTAGATGTTATTTTCCAATTATCAGATGCATATTTATAATAATCATTATTACCATTATTATTTCCAGCTTTATGCGAAAAAAATTGATGTGTAAAAATAAATACACGTTTATTACTAAATTGTTCTAATAAATCTTTTAACCAAATTAATGTTAGATTGTCATAAAATTGTATATTATAATCAGAAGGCATATATCCAACATAATCAATTAATGGTTGTATATTTTCTGATTCTTCATTTAAAATTTGATTTGCGGTTGATGTGTAATTTCCATATCCATAATTAACTGACAAGAATATGTATATATCTGATTTATTAGTTCCTTCTATAGGTACTTCAAACCAATATGATGTTTTTCCATATTCTGTATTTTCATCTTGATAATGAATTTCATAATCTGAATGGTTTGGTGTTATAATAGAATTCCATATATTAAGTCTATCTTTATCATTAGTAGATAATCCTGTATTTTGATATGATTCTTCTACAGATTCTCCAATATTATAAGCTGTACATTTAAAATCATGATTACCAAGACACGAATAAAAATTAGTATCTGGTGTTACTTTATTAAGCATTAATTTAAAATTTAATAAATGTTTAACAGAATCAGTTGAAATATCTCCAGCAGCACATATAAATTTTATATCTTCTTTATTTTGATAAAATGATAATGCATTTTCAATATCTTCTTTATAATAAGATTCGTCAATACTATATGATTCAGTATCATTATCTATTGTCGTATCATTATAATGAATATCTGACATTAATCCTATACGATATTTTCTTTCATTAAAATTTATTTTATTTAACTTTATATTAGCTACTTTAATGTTTTTATTATATATTCCAATATATTCGGCTTCATAAGGATATATATTAAATTCATTAAAATTAATTAATTCAATAATTGAAAATTCTGTAAAGTAATCTAAAATATCATGATTAATATTTTCATATCTAAATTTACAAAAACGTAATAATCGTTTAAATAATTCAATATTTTCAAATATTTCATTTATTAAGTATTCATGAACATGAAAGAATTTGAAATAAATATTTGAATCAATTTTTGATACATTTTTTGTTTCAAATTCGTTAGATAACAAAAAACTATTATAATATTCATCTAATGAATTAAATTTAGTTAAATATTTTCTAATCATAATATGTTTTAATTAAAAATAAATAACTATTTTTATATAAATATATGCGGTAATTAAACTATGCCAAAAAGTAAATTAACATTGATTGTTGATGGAAACTGGCTTTTAATGAGCAGACTATCTGTATTAAATAATAGATTTATCGATGAATTTGAACTTAATCAGGAATTAAAATTAATGCTTATTAAATCAATGAATGTAGTTCTTAGAACATTCCCATTTATTGATAATATAATTTTTGTTGCAGATGCTGGCTCATGGAGAAACCAATTAGAAGTTCCAAAATTTATCTATGATGAACGAACTTCAGAAGAACAATCAGTCGAATATAAAGGAAATAGAGTAAGATCTACAGATATTAATTGGGAATTATTATTTTCTTCTTATGGAGATTTTATTTCAACATTACAAAGTTGCGGTATAACTGCTTGTCAAGAAAATAATGTAGAAGGTGACGATTGGTGTTATCATTGGTCTACATATTTGAATTCTCAAGGAACTAATTGTATTATTTGGACAAAAGATAATGACTTAAAACAATTAGTATCTATGAATTCTGATAAATGTTTCACTGCATGGTGGAATGTTGATAATGGATTGTTTTTAGAAGAATTTCCTGAAGATGATTTTAATTTTTTATTTAATAATGAATTTAATATAAATGAAGATTTATTAAATAAAGTTATTGATAAATCAAAAGAAGTACATAAGATTAATCCTAAAGATATAGTTATAGATAAAATAATTAGAGGAGATGCTGGAGATAACATATATCCAATAATTGTTCGTAAATCAAAAAATAAAACATCCCGTATCTATAAAGTAGCAACAAAAGATATTGATTTTACTTTAGATTATCATGATGATAATTCTATTCATAATTATATTGATAAAGTTATTAATCTAAAAAATTATGTAGGAAGAATTAATAAATCAGAAAATGATATTATTGAACATTTTAAATATAATCGTAGATTAGTAGCTTTAGAAAAAGAATCATATCCACAAGAGATATTGGATATATTTGAAAAATATAAAGATTATAATGTATGTAAAGATACAACATTAGCAGAAAGTCAAATACAAGCTGCAAGCAATCAGTTAAAAGGTATACTTGATATTATTTAAAAAATGTTAAAAAATTAGCCAGGGATATTATAATAAATATCATCCCTGGCTATTATTTACATCCTTCTAATGAAAGAAAAAATATAAAATTAATAAATTAACCATATTTTATATTTTGCATTATTTATGATGTTAATTCTTATTGTTTTTCTCCATAAATAATATCTATCATTTCATTTCCAATTGTTTGACAAATATATTCTTTGGCTGAAGCAAGACTTAAACTTTCATTAATATTAGGAGACCATATATATAAAATATTATCTTCATCAGAAAATTCACTATCAATATGATACGTTTCTTTAATGTATTGTTGTGCTGCCTTAATATTCTCGTCAAATTTTAAAAAGGATTCAATCATTTGTAAATCATTTTCTTTACTCATTAGTTTGCTCTTCAATATTTTTCTTATCTAATTTTGAATTAAGAATTTCTGTTATTGCTAAACTTAAAGCTTCTATATTAACATAATTCTTTATAATATATGTTGATATATCATCTACACTAATCTCTAAATAATCTACTAATGTTCTTATTTGTGCTTCTGGAAATTCGTCCCATTTAATATCTACGTCAATTTTAGGGTAAGAAGATAATTTATCAAAAACCTTTTTAATAATTTGATCATTAGTATTTACTGCAGTTTTTCCTGGTTGTGGTGTTTGTGGGTGTAATCCAGGTGTACCTGCCATTGCTGCTTGAATATCTGCCCAATCTGAATCTTGTCCATAATCTTCAATTGTTACTTCTTCATGTCCAACCACTTTACCAGATTCATCATATATCTCATCTGATGCTTGGATATAATCACGTGAAAATTCATTCATTGAAATTTGGCCACGATCTGTAATAATAATCATATTATCACCATCCATAATAGAATTACGAACATTAATTTTTACACCTGTTCGTTTATTAATCCAAGTACCAGATATTCCCATACCGCCATCTTCGCTTGGTAGAAATTCTCTACTTTCTATCTTGCCTTCATATTTCTCAGCCATTATATTAATCTTATGTTTTTAGTAATATTTAAAAATAGATAATATAAAAAATTTAATTCAATATAAAATTTAATTAATATTAACTATTTTCTTCAAGCAAGTGTTGACGTTTACTTTCATCACCTTTAATATAATCTAAAATAGTGTCACTTATATTAGATTCATCATCTAAAAAATATAAGTATTTTGTTTTTTCTAAAAATGAATTAAAATATTTTATTTCTGTTAAATCAGTATTTGATAATGAACCATGTTTTTTAGTATCTATCCAAATTGTCAATATATCATATTTATTAAATAAATGTTCAGATATTAAATTGTATTCATTAATGTTCATTATACATAAATCATTATTATAGAAATCATCAATTGTAATTCCTGTTGATATATATTTATTTGTCATAATATAAAGTAATGAATTATTCTTATATGACAAATTAACAGTATTTACATCCATATAAATTTCATAATTATCATTTGGTGTATTTTTTGAGTTATCCGTTGTAAACATCGGTGATATTGATAAATCGTCATTTAACATAACAATTTTTTTTGCAATATCTAAAGCTATTTGCTTATTTAAACATACTATAAAAACTTTTAAATTCATTATTTAAATGATACATATATATTTATGGCGTTTTGAGAATTATTAGAATTATCTTTTAAAGAATATGTATAATACATTATTTCAATATTTAATGGTGCATATATTACATTATCATTTATTTCAAATACATTATCTGATGAATGTAATTTAATCATATATAAATACTTATTTATATTATTTTCATTATATTCATTTACAAATATGTTATTTGAATTAAAATTATCTTCTCTAATTATAATTGGTGTTTCATTATTAATTTTTACACAATTAATATTATAATTAGTTAATGATTTAACATTAAATACATTATTTAATAATTGGTTAATTGAAATAAAATAAATATCATTTATCTTTACTATTAAATTAGAAGAATATGACAAATTATTTATGTTCATACTTCCAAAATCAAACTTATTAAATGTTCCAATTAATTTACTTGTACCAGAATAATATGTTATACCATTTAATTTATATTCTGAAGTAATTGGTTTTGATGTAACAACTTTATTTGAAGCATTTAATAATATTTCATTGAAATCTATTGATAATTTTTCATGCGTGTTAAATTTATTTCTATCTAATTCATTAATTAAAGTGTCTGAACCAATATTGATATTAGTATTATTAGATCCTATATGCAATATATTTTTATTTGATTCATCATAAGATGTTCCAATATATGCATTATATATTTGTCCAGTTGAATCTAATGATATAATATTAAGTCTATTTAATAAGTTTGCATTTCTTATAAATAATTCTTTATAATCTAATGAAGGAATATTTGAATTAAATACATATTCATTATAATTAGTTTTAACACTGCTGACCTTTTCTGATTTAATTTCTATTGTTTCTTGTGTTTCTTCTAATTCTCCAACATTTTGTATAACTTCAATTAATTCTTCGGTATTTGTTGTTTCTCGTCCTTGCACATATATTCTACTCTCATATTGTTGCAATGATTTTATTTTATTAATTAATTCAAGTTTATTAACCTCTTTAGTAACTATGTCTTCTGATGTAGAAACTACATATTTAGGATATAAAGAATTAGTTATTGATAAATCATTTATATTTGATATATATTTTGAATTTTGTGAATGAATAATGTGATTAGACTTTAATAAAACATTGTCATTATATTGCAATATGGCGTTAAGATCATTATTGTAATCACTTGTTTTTAAATTGTATTCATCAACATATTCTTCTGACTGTTTATTCTTCAATATAAGCCAATTATTTTTATTAACTGTTAATTTTTCATGACCAACATTACTTAATACTGATTTAAGTAATATTAAATCTTGATCATTTAAATTGGCAACTGATGCATCACTATTTGCATTTAATAAATTAATAGTAGAACCTAATGTTAATGCATAAGTATTATCAGTATCATTAATTAATTCAAAACTCAATTCACCATTATTTTCTACTACATTCCATAATGTGTATATATATGATCCTTTATAACTAGTTTTAAATGTATCATATTCTAAACAATTTAAGTCAGAAATACTAAATATGATTGAATCTTTAAAATATTCGTATGTTAAAGATTCGATTTTTGGAATATATGCACAGCATCTAATAGTTACTTCATTAATATTTTCAAATAATGCTGTATTTAATTCAAACCAACGTTGTTCATATGTTGCGCTTTCAATATATTTTTTATTTGAAATTGCATTTAATATTTCATAATCATTTTGATTTTTATTAAATATGATTATAATATTTGGATTACCCGCATCTTTACCAATTGCACGTATTTTTGTATCAATATCATTTATTGACCAATTGTTATTGGCATTAATATAAGGCATTGTATAAATGTCTTTAATATCAATTGTATTAATTAATTCATCATCATTTGAATTATATGTTAATTCAAAATTATATACTTTTACTTTATCAATACCAGAATAATCATATATAAGATTTGTATTAAGTTTCCAAAATTCATCTAAATCAACATTATCTAAAGAAGTATAAGAAACATAAATATTATTTGAATAATATATATTTAAATCATTATTACTGTTACATATATAATGGAATTTATAGTCTAAAGGAATATAAAGACGATAACTATTGTCATAATTAAATTCTGAAGATCTTTCATAAATTTTAAAAAGAATACGTTTAATAAATGTTGATTTATATTCTAAATAAAATTTTTCATTATAATATTTAAAGATATTAAAATAAAGTTTATTAATATCTTCATTAATCATAAATAATTCTTCATAAAGATTTAAATTATATTCTTGTGAAAAATATTCTAAAGCATCAGACAAATCTGTTTCATTAACAGACAATAATTCATTTGCATATGTATCAAAATTTAATTTAATTTGTTTTGATGGATGAATTATTTTATTATCAATGTTATTAAGTATAACACTAATTACAGAATTTGAATCATAATTAAATGATGTATCACTATTATATGATAATAGATTATCAATGTTTACATAATAAGAATTTAAAATACTAAATGGAATCTTACCATTTGATTCGTAATTTTTAAAGCAAAATAAATTTTCAAATAATTGCTTATATGAACTATTTAATAATGAACTATTAAATACATGTATATCTAAAGTAAAATTATTCGATAATTTATTATTTTCTTTTATATTATTTACATTGAGTAAACAATAATACTTCTCGTTTTTATTATTTGTATCAAAGTAAAATACTTTATAACAAGTAATAAGTTTATTTGTTAATATATCAAATTTATAATATAAAAGAATTGTATTATTTGGTTCATCATCTGAAGCTCCCATAAATTTTCCAGCAAGCATAAACGTCAATTCATTATTTTCATTTATACATATACTGTTTTTTGAATATTTTTCAATATTGTTTATAGGAATAGAAAAAGACAAATCATTTGGAAATATTAAAATATTATTAATACTTGTTGTTGTATCAATTGTTATATCTTTATTTGAATTATGTAATTGATATTTACTAGTTACACCAAATTTTGCTTTAGTTTCATTTAGTTCATCATTTTTAAAATATTCTATAAATCCTATATACTCATTTGCTGAATATACATCGCTTAATATATCATTAAATGTAAAAGATTTATAAGCTATACTATCTCCCTTTATACCCATGCGTTGACCCAAATTAGCCAATGCTTGTATTATGTGTTCTTTTGAATATTCTGTATTTTCATCCCAAGCTAAATCTATTGGGTTCTGCATTAAATTAACATTTTTTATCATTTTTAAATTAGACTAAATTTATATGATATATTAAACTTACATTTTTCTAAAATTGGCGAATCATATGTTTTATTTATTATAAAGTTAGATTCATATTTATTAAATAAAAATAACATTATATCTTTATAATCTAAGTTATTTTCTTTAAAAAATTTATATAATATATTAATTTGTTTTTCTTTAATTAAATCACTATCATCTGTTAATTCTTTTATTTCATTATATGTATATTCTTTATCTGATTCAATAGATATATATTCAGGCAAATTATATATTATATTATCATTAAAATGCTTATATTCTATTTGATCAACTAATTTATATTCATCATATTTATTAGAAGATACATTATATTCACCAGAATATACTAATAATGGATTATACTTATATATATTAATGTCTTTTCTATTATATATATTGTATTTTTCTTTATCAGATGATTCGTTGTTTTTATCAATAAAATTCAATTCCCAAACATCTTTAATAATTGAAGTCTTGCATAAATAAGGTGTTATATAATTGAAATATCTTAATAATTTTATTTTCTTTTCATCTATTTTTTTCAAACTTTCGTATAATGTAGTATCGGTTACATTATATTTGTTCATTATATCGTATTTTATATTATCATTTTTATTAAGAGCTTTATTAGTATATGTAATTGTAATTTCAGATTCTTTAGGATAAACTATTGTATTTACCATTTTTGTAAATTCATTGAAAATGTTGATTTTTAAGAATGGTAATAAAAGATAAAATATATTGTTAAAATACATTTTATTAGCATCATTAATTATATGACCATTAATTGAATCAAATTGAATATTCAAATTAAAATCATCTTTAATATAAAATGAATGATTTGTATTATTTACATTACAATTAACTACATAAAAACCATATTTCAAATTATCCTTTTCATATGTATATATATTGTACTTTTTATCATATGAAACACCTTCATATTCAAAATTATCTAAAGATATATCAAGTGTGTCTTCAATTGAATATAATTTAATTCCTATATATTTAACTAATTGATTAAATTTATTTCTTTGATATTCATATAAAAAATCAATTTTATTATTTATTGTATCTTCACTAATATTAATATCATTTTGTACAACATATTTAGACCAATCTGATTGTACAGTATTTATTAATGAATTCAAATATACTTGATATAAATTTTGTGTCATTAAAGATTTTATAGTTTCTTTAATATCAATTTCTTTAACATAAACACCAGTATTATACCAATATTTATTTTTTGATATTTTATTATTACTAATCATAGATTGCATAATATTCATATCATAATCATTTATATAAACATCGGTAAACAATGGTAATAACGAATCGTTAATATTTTTTAAATTATTTTGACTATTAGTAATTTCCCATGTTTCATTGTTTATTGAATTATTATCATTAATATAAAGATATAAATAATTATCAATTACACCATTAGAATTGATTAAAATCTTATATATATTATCACCAAGCATATATACATCTTTATTAATGTATAAATCAATTTCAATTTCAAATCCAAAGAAATTTAATACAAAATTATTATTTGCATTACGATTATCAGATAAAGAATTCAATAACCATTCAATAACAACTTTATCATCAGTTTCTGTTTCGATAGTTTTCTTAAATTTATTAATCGTGTCTTTTAATGATTCTTCAGTATCTGATGTATATGTATAATTTTCATAATTTAATAAATAATCAAAAAGATTAGTATATGAATCTTTTATATCAAATACATTTGAATTTATAACCCAATGACGTTTTTTCACATATATTTGTTTTAACATATTTATTAATCTTAATGTATTAATGTTATTTTCGTCATTGTTAATCTTATAATAATACTCTTTAATATGATCTTTATCTAATAGTTTAATGTAATAATTATATTTTTTCTTTTCTATTGTTGTTAGATAAATTTTATCTTCATTTATCTCATTATATTTTTTAATCAAATTATTTAAGTTATAAGTGTCTACATATATATTTGAATATTCATTATTTTTATATTCAATCAAATAATCATATATTTCTATTCCATTGATATTTCCAAAATATTCATATAAATATGTTTTATCTGATGAAAATTCAATTTCAAACTTACTAATTATATTATAAGATATATAATGTAAATATTTTTTTATAATTGTTATAAGTATATCAATTACATAATATTTATGAACATATAACTCTTTAATAAATAAGCATACTTTACCATTTATATTTTCATCATAACTAATTGTATTATAATATTTATTTAAAAGTCTTTTCTTATTATTATTAGATGAACAGAAATATAGTTTATCATATAACCATTTATATTTTTCATCTAAATTTTCTGGGTCATTTCTAGAAAATAGTTCATTAGTAAGTATTAATGTTTTTTCAGATATATTTAATGATTTAATTGTGTTAAACAAATTAATGTTATTGTGAACATCCATTAATAAATAACCCACAATAATTTTATCAGATAATTCTAATAATATGTCTTCTTTAATTTTTTCAATTATATCAGAATCAACACCTTTTAAATCTTTATTAGTTTTACTTATAATAGAATCAATATGACTTAAGATATCATTATATTTGTAATATATATTTTCATCTGAATAATTTTGTTCCTGAACATATTTTCCGTTAATATTCTCTTTCAATATTTTGTCATGAAGCAAATAACAATTTTTTCCGTATATTGATGGATGAATTAAATTTTTATGATAATTATTTAAACTATATGTAGAAATTTGTGTATTTGTAGTTTTTCTTAAATCATAATAATGTACTCCCATATCATAATCATCTACATAAGTATTAATCATATTATCTGATTTATCTGATTTTGAAAATACATATTTAGCTTTTATGATTTCACTATTTAACTTTTCTTCATTTATATAATTAAAATTAAATGATAAAAATAATCCAAATTTATCAATGTTTAAATTATGTAATTCTTTTAAATTATATAATATACCTTTAAAATATGCATTATCATATTTTACATTTACGAAATTTTTATCATTAAAAATTACTTCATTATCTGTTAATACATTAAACCATGTTCCAGAATAATTTGACATTAACTTGTAATATTTATCATAATTAGTAGAATCAATATATACATTATTTGCAAAATATTTTGAAGTTTTATAATATGTGTCAATATTATTACCAATAGGCAACTTTAAATCTTTATTAAGAATAACTGCATTTGCATGAATATCTTTAAACATGGTTGGGAAGTATCCATATTTCTGATTTGGATTTTGTAAATATGAATAACCAAAACTTAAGTTTGTAATATATGGATCACTATCATCAGATAATAACATTTTAAACTTACAATATTTAGGTGTTATTTTATTTGAATCAATATACTTAATGTATCTTGATTCATTTAAAGAAGGATATCCAACATCCATAACATTAATATTGCCATTTACATTTGTTCCAAAAGATATTTTATATTTGCCTAAACGTTCAATATATTTTAAATATTTATTATATGATGACCAATAGTTAGTATCAAAATCATAAAAATCATATTTAATGTCATTATTTGAATAGTAATATCCAGAAATATTGACTTTATATCCTTTAAAGAATTCTTTTTCATAATCATCCAATAAATCATTTATATTAAACATGAAACTTAATGGGATGATTTGTCGCATAATTAAATTATTACGTTCAAATCCTTTACAAATTATATTATCAAAATTATTAATAGTTGTCTGACTTTTATAAATATTACCTATAACATTATCTTTATATTGTGTTAAACCACCTTGTTTAACATCAATTCCAAAATATGTAGCTTGATACGAATCTGGTAAACAAAATATAACTCTATCATCAATTTTATTTAAATAAAGACTTAAATATTTTTTCAAATAATTTATTTTACTTTCTTTATTTAAATAAATTTTTATTGTTTTGATATGATATGTATCTAAACTTAGATTAATACAAAAATATTCTGGTAAATCATTTACATTATCAATATAAATAGGCGCATAAAAACTATAAGCGTATTCATTTTGAGAATAATTTATACGTTTACATCCAAATTCATAATCTTTATTTCTTGCATCATTAATAAAATTAAATTTAGCGTCTAAATTTAATGTTTTGAAATTTTTAGTATTATATTGATAATTTTCTTTATAAAAATAATTTGAATATTTATAGTAATATTTCTTTATATCATGTTCATATTTACCATTCAATAAATTAATTTCAATATTATTACTATATAAAGTATTTTGTAATGGCATTAAATTAGCCATTTTTACATATGTAGAATATTCGTCACGTGTATCCTTTTGAATTTCATTTAATTTACATCCTATCGTAAAATTACCTGAAAGAGAAGGTAATGTCCTAAGTAAAGGCTTAAACATATTTAATTATTTTTATTAAATTTCTATATTTAAAAATAACTTCGGATATATTATATTTAAAAAAATTCTTAAATATTTGAATATTTTTTATCCAAAGTCTAAATTAAATTATATTATTATATAAATAAAAACAAATCGAAAGAATATATGAAGTTGCAAAGTTTACATATTATCCCTATGTTAGGATCATCAATTTTTGGTGAACCTTGTGAATTAGGCTTTCAACTTAGCATAACATGTTCTGGAGATGCGGAAATATAAAATAGAAATACTATAATAAGGTAACAATATATAAATCTCCAGAATTTTGAAAAAAGTTCTGGAGATATTTTTTTAAAAAAATTTCTTAGAAATTTGAAATAAAAATAAAAGATACTATATTATAATTATATAAAACAAATATTATTTAAACATTAAATATTATTTGAATTGTTCTTTGAAATGACGCCCCCATGGCGGAAAGGTCTACGCAGCAGACTTAAAATCTGTCCAATTTATTGGGTCTGGGTTCGAATCCCAGTGGGGGTACAATGATGGCCCGTTCGAATATCGGTTAGTTCGTGAGATTTTCATTCTCAAAAGAGGGGTTCGACTCCCCTACGGGCTACAAACTTTTAATTAAGTTTAATTGTTCTTTGACATATTGGTACAACAAAATAAAAAATAAATTACCTGGATTGGTCAACGATTCTAAGGTACAGAGGGATCCAGGTTGTAAGTCATAAACTCTCAGAAGGGCATTGAAATAGAATGAATACGTAAAGCGCTGAACCAAGAGCAATCGTAACGGGTTTATGAGATTTATAAAAATATATAACTTCCGAGGCTGAAGGGAATTTTAATATTGAACCTTCTACGGGCATACTGAATTGACAGTTGAAAGATCTTGTAGTGGCAAACACGTGATTAAGGTCATAGGTACGTAAAGCAACGTGATGGGGACTGTGAAAGAGAAAAGCAGTGAGAATCTGCACCGTATCCGAAAGGCGTTTGGTTAATTGCTCTAAGACAGATGTAGGAAGTTTTTAATTTGGAGGTGTGGCAGAGTGGTCGATTGCACTGGTCTTGAAAACCAGAGGCCCGAGAGGGTCCGTAGGTTCGAATCCTACCGCCTCCGCATTGGGTTTTAAGAGATTTCCCCCTGAAGGTAGGATATCGGCTGAGGGTACCTATGTCATGATATATTCCTGTTAAACGGATATATGTTAACGCCGAAAAGGTAACTTCGAATTAATCTCATTTTTAAATTGGAGATGTAAGCCTAATTGCGTAAGGCAGTAGTCTTGAAAACTACCAGTAGTCGGTTACACGGCGTGTCGGTTCGAGTCCGGCCTTCTCCGCGAATTTCATTAGTGTAGAGTAGAGTTACTTCAATTAAAATTAATGAAAATTGCTTCCATTACGGATTGCGGGTTCAAGTCCCGTCCTTGGCCAATAATGCGCCGAGGTGGCGAAATTGGTATACGCGGCTATTAGGTTCAATACTTTATTCGTTTTTTCTATGAAATTTTAAATTGCCGTGTGGTGTGAATGGATTTAGCCCTCAGTCTGCAAAACTGTTGAATGCCGGTTCGAGTCCGGTCACGGCGTCAATATTCAAATATATTCTTTATAAGAAGTCAGAAGTTTAAATCTTTCCTTGGGTTATATGCCTGGGTGGCAGAATGTTGAATGATTGCAATATTTGAATATTATTTGGGTAGATGCTCGAGTGGTCCAAGGGAACGGTCTGCAAAACCGTAAAGCCGCCGGTTCGAATCCGGCTCTACCCTCATAATACTTGGAGCGGTGGCAGAGATGGTCAATGCGGCGGACTGAAAATCCGTAGATGGTGGTTCGAGTCCACCCCGCTCCACAAAATTTGGGAGTATAGCGTAGCCGGTTATTACTGAAAAGTTAGCGCGTGTCAGACTGAAAATCTGAAGGCCGAGGTTCGACTCCTCGTGCTCCCACATGTAAAAGTTTATTTGCACTTTTACATATTAATTAAGTACTGAATTAAACAAAAAACCCAGACGTGTATTCAGTTTTACTTAAGAACATTATAAGTGAGTACATTAGTATTATGATCTTATGATGAAACTCTGAAAACATTAAGAAACATTTGCGCATAATATAGATTAATGTTTTCATATCTTAGAGTTATCTTGTTACTTAAGGCGCCAAGAAGTACCTCGCCTACGTGGAATGTAGAGGAAATATTAAGTACAAGGATTAGGAAAGATTTTTATAACGCTCGGTTAGTCGAATTGGCTTAAGACACCACTCTTTCAAGGTGCGAGATTACGGGTTCGAGTCCCGTACCGAGTACACAGATATTTAATAGTATAAGTCCGAACCGTAAATTACGCCATACTAATTTCCGGAAAGCAGGAGCGTATGGAAATGTTATAAAGACGTAATTATAACTTAAATATCTAAATTCGGGATGTATGCCGGTAATTGGTTTAACCGTCCACACTTGGAATGTGGTTTATGCGAGTTCGAGTCTCGTCATCCCGACCATTGTAATATTGTCTATGCAAACTCCGGTAATGTAGCTACAAAGTTTGCCCATAAAGGATAGGACTCGGTAAGATCTATAGGGACGTCTGCAGCGGGCTGCTATAGTGAGACGAGGAAATAGAAATATTACAAATCGGGATGTAGTACAGTTGGTTAGTATTCGTGTTTTGGGAACATGAGGTCGCTGGTTCGAGTCCAGTCATCCCGACAACCAACCTTGGCAAAGGTAAAAATCATCTGAGGTTCGTGAAGGTTTGTAGTAAGTTGACATAGTCCACAGAAGACGCACGAGATGGAACTGTAACTGGTTGTCATACTGGGAGAAAGTTAGATGCGGAGAGCTGCTGAAATAAGGTGCTCATGTAAGATGATTAAGTTAGGGGAGTAGACTAATAGGTTAAGTCACTACGTTTGGGGCGTAGCTTGTTGCCGGTTCGAGTCCGGTCTCCCCTACAACAATAAATTAATATGCGGGTATCTTACTAATAGGTTAGGTGGTCACCCTTTCAAGGTGGAGATACGGGTTCGAACCTCGTTACCCGTACATATTATGGCTCTGTGGCGAAATTGGTAGTACGCAACAGACTTAAAATCTGTCGGGCCGGAAGGCCCGTGTGGGTTCGACTCCCATCAGAGCTACAAAGTTCATATCCCAGATAGATGGGTAAAGTTGGCATAAGAGTTATGGGTTATCCGGAAATAAATCACATAACACTTGCTGGAGGTAATGATCGAGTTGGCCATAAAGAAAAACCTCCCATAGGCTTTAGGATTAATACATTGTCCGAGATGGAACAGAACTTTATTTTAATTTAAATTGAAATTTTATATATAATTAGTAAGTAATGTGAGTCCAGATGGTAAGCAGAATGAATTTTATATATAATCTTGCAAGAATTTCAATTTATATGGGGAGATCTGCTAAACGGTTTAGGCTCCGGATCTGATACGTCCGCAATCCCAGTTCGAATCTGGGCCTCCCTACAATTCCTTGTTGAAGAATAGAGTTACTTCAAACACTGTCAATGTTTTACTTAGATACTTTATTCGATAGTTACGGGAATATCTTTAGGTAAAAGATGTTGGTTCGAGCCCAGCATGGCAGTATCGAGGTCTATATGACCGATGTCCAATAGTTCTAGAATATTGTTCTGAAAGTGTAAAATCTGTCATTAGTGTAATAGGATAACATATTTGCTATATTGGGGGAATGAGTTGTAATGGTTGAGCACATCTGCCTTTGAAGCAGAAGGTCCGAGTTCGAATCTCGGTTCCCCAACAATATCTAATTGAGGTATAGTGGAAGAGGAGATGTTGAAATAAATGGTGAAAATCCATTACTACGACGGTAGAACATCAGAAGGAACTGTGAGACGACGGTCGAGAGCAGTGTGTAGATTAGATATTTTTATTGGGCTATAGCTCAGTTGGTTAGAGCGCTACACTGATAATGTAGAGGTCCTGAGTTCAAGTCTCAGTAGCCCAACAATAACGGGTTCGCCACCCTATGCTACTCGAGGTAGGATGGAGTTCGGGCCCGACCAATGGGGATGTCGTATAACGGTTTATTACGATGGTCTCATAAGCCGTAGAAGGTGGTTCGATTCCACCCATCCCTACACATGGAGGTTCACTTGCGAAATAATTATTAGATGAGCTCTATAATATTTATTTCAAAGAAAAATAATCTGATATCTGATGGTGATAAGATACCTCCACCCATATTGCAAATTAAAATTGCAAAATTTTATAATTCATTGTTGAAGATAAGAGTTACTTCTTTCGCCAATATTTGAAAGGGTAGTTCAGTGGCTAGAACACCGAATGTTTAATTCGGAGGTCGTTGGTTCGAATCCAACTCTAATGTATTACTTTTATCGCTGGTTACATGAATTTAATTTGCGGCTGTCGTATAACGGCTATTATACTCGACTTCCAATCCAGGGACGTGGGTTCGACTCCCATCAGCCGCTCAAATATAAGGGGTTATTTGTTGATAACAGTTCACAAAGATCCGGATCATCTGACAAGCAAATCATAAGATTTGAAGATATAGGAATAACTGCCTTATATATGGCCCTCGGGACAGATAGGTTTAAGTCACCAGTTTCTCAAGCTGGAGTAATGGGTTCGAATCCCATGTGGGTTACTTGCGCGGTGGTGAAATTTTATTTTTATTAACTTTTATCGCTGTTGCTCTTTAATAGGATGCTGTAGATGAGAGCTACTTCAAATTACGGTTTACACAATTGTCTGAAACACAATCTTATGTCGGTTCGAGTCCGGCCCGCGCAACAATATATTCTCTTGATGATATACCAGGTTAATTAAACGAAGAGGATTAACATTAGAGAATATTATCTTGTTCTAGTTTGGAATGTTGATTTTTAATATGCAGGGTTGTGGTGAGGCACGCCACGTAGTCCTCCCTGCTCCATGCGGGTATAGCTCAATTGGTTAGAGTGTCAGTCTGCCAGTCTGAAAGTTGTGGGTTCGAGTCCCATTATCCGCTCAATGCTTATCAGAAGGTATATAATATTTATTAAAGAATTATTATAAACTGACATTTATTTTATTTCTTTATAAATCTCTTATATATTGATGGAGATATGTCAGAAACTTAGTATTTAATATTGTCAGATATTTTATACTTGTGGTAGTTATCATCGAGATGGTATGGGTTTTACCACAAATGCAGTGTAGGTGTTAATGGTGGCATAGGACATTGCCAATGTTCAGGAGCGAGTTCGAACCTCGTACGCTGCTCAGTTCTTGGAATTGAATGACAAAACTGGTGAACTAAATTCAATTCCTGTTCACCCCAATACAGAGGATTCCCTGAGGCCTCTGAAAAATCCGCTTAGGGTGGTAAAATCGGGATTCGATACATGTATCGTTAAACATGGCCTTTGACGAGGTTTTAGTTGAAATGGCGCCCTCATAGCTTGTGCAGTCATAAGCCTTGATTATGATAAAAAACTTATCGCCACATTACAGGGATTTAAGGTTGACCTGTTTTATTTTTTTAAAAATATTTGAAATTTTGTTATGGAATACACTTACAGTGGATTAGAAAACAGAATTTCTGCCGAACATTTACAAGCTGGAGAAATTGTTAAAATAACTGGTGTTGGGAATTCTATGACGCCAATACTTAAATCAAGGCAACCAGTTATTTGTATACCAGTTACAAATGAAACTATATTAAATAAAAGAGACATAGTTCTTTGTAAAGTTAATGGTCATTATTATTTGCATTTAATATGGAGTATTAAAGCAGGTGATAGATTTTTGATTGGTAATAATCATGGTAAACCAAATGGTGTTATAACTAGAAAAAACATTTTTGGTAAAGTGGTGGAAATTCTATGAGTCTCACAAACTCATTTAAACAAATTTTAAATTTTTTAATATGGTGTTAGTACCCGAATTGGTTACAGGGAGGTGACTGTGAATCATCGGAAGAAATTCCAATGCGAGTTCGAATCTCGTCTAACACCCTTGGATAAAACTTTCATATAAATAGTGTTTTATATGGCATAAATTTTAAGTAATACCAATTGGAGTAGTGGGTTATCCCTATGATAGGAAGAAGTACGGCTAGAAATAGTATCAAGGAAAACTCCGGTGGTCTTGGGTAAGAAATTTATGAATGATAATTTAAGTTTTGGCAACACCTATTTTATAAAATTATCTTTACATGGGGTTATTCGTCTATCGGTAGGACGACAGATTGTGGTTCTGTCTAGGTCGGTTCGACTCCGGCATAACCCCCAGAAATTCTACTTATAGTAGTAATTATATCGAGGCTTATGGTTGAGCTAGTTAATCAACCAAATTGGAGAGTAATGCTAAACGGTGATAGCGGCTGCCTGCTAAGCAGTGCGTTCGGATAGTATCTGGATCTGGTTCGACCCCAGTGCTCTCCGCATGTAGTAATAGGTTGGTGCACAGGCCTATTAATCGAAACTGCCAGTTCCCTCGTCGGTACTGGGGAGAACGTCCGCTCCATTCCTTAAGTTCATGATCTGAGGGACCAGTAGAAGCGTTAGTTAGAGTTTTGTTTACGAACAATATCCTGTAGAGGGTGAGGAACCTCATTGAAACTCGAAAGATCATGTTTATGCGGGTATCGTATAATGGTCAGGCATTTAGCTGATTATACCAGTCTTCCAAACTGGAGATGAGGGTTCGATTCCCTTTACCCGCTCGTTGTCCTATTAGCTTAAATTATAAGAGAGCCTTGGATTTTACCAAGAGACACCGACTTTAATTGGTATAGGGCGGACATATATTGGTTTTTTGATAGTTGTAACCCATTAAAATTAACTAATAAGACAAGGGTGAAACACCATGCCTGAGATATATATTGAATGAGTAGTGTATGGAGGAGCACGATTAGTTAATTAAAGTAATGAACTATCCGTGTGGTTCGGTGCCTAAGACTGCGTTAATGGAACAAGGACACAATTTACCCTCATGGCGGAATGGTCTACGCAGCAGACTTAGAATCTGTCCTTAATTGGGTGTGAGTTCGAATCTCACTGAGGGTACTAAAGATACTGAGGGAGAGGTATGGTATGTACAGAAGTTTAACAAAGAATTCTCGCTGTAACTAAGGAAACTCAAGACATACAAGCCGGCGACTTGGAGTTTGTGTAAGTATCTTTAAATTTATATAATTTATATTAATATATGAAATTATGTATATGTCAAATAATCAAAGATGAACACGATTATATTGAAGAATGGATTGAATATCATCATAATTTAGGATTTGGTGATTTTTATTTAATTGAAGATTTTGATAGTAAATCTCATAAAGAATTATTAAGTAAATATAATTATGTTCATATTTTTCAGATTACAGATATATGTAATGACGAAGAATTTCAAATGTTAAATAATAGAGTTTTTAGACAAAAAATCGTTTATCATATATTTGAACGTCTTTGGAAAAATAATTATGATTGGATGGCATTTATAGATCCAGACGAATATATTGATTGTACAAAAGAACAATTATATAATGTATTAAATGATAATTTTGATAAATTGTGTATAAGTATGTGTTGGAAAACAATGTTATCTAATAATTATTTATATCATCCATATAATCATCAAAAATACAGTATTTTTAATACATATACAAAATATAATGAAAAATTTAATCAAAAGTATTTTAATTTTAAATGTATTATTAATTGTAAACACAATTTATCTACTTTAAATAATTTTGTGTTAATTCCACATTTTTTTAAAATTAATTATATAGGACGTTATATTAATTTTTGTAATATATATGTTAAACATTTTTTATTTAAATCTTTAGAAGAATATATTAAAAGATTAACTAATAAAGGAGAACAAGCAAATGCTCTATGGAATAGAAAAATTGATGATTGGTTTGAATTTAATAACATTAAATGTACATCAGATATAATTAAAGAATTTAATTTAAATAATATAAAAGTTAAATGCAATGATTTTAATTGTATTACCTATAAATAATTGGGGTATGCGTGTAATTGGTTAACACATCTGTCTCTGAAGCAGAAGTTCTGGGTTCGAGTCCCGGTACCCCAACACGTGCCAAGGTAGAGCGATGCAAGCCAATATCTTGTGCTAGTCTTTCGCTATTTAGATGACGAAGTGGAGTAAATTCTCCATAAAATAGTAAAATCCTCTCAACCCAGAAAAAGACTTTTAGTAGCAAATTATTATAAAAGAGGCCTATTTTATATTAATTGGAAGAAGGATGGATTTTATAACCATTAAGGTGAATTTAGGGTAGCGTGCTGGGTAGTCCGAAAACTAAAAATTGATGTCAAGTAGGATAAGTTTTTTATAGTTCTTACCAAAAACTATATTTATTGGGCTGTAGCTTAGTGGTTTAAAGCACTTGCCTTACAAGCAAGGGATCGTCGGTTCGACTCCGACCAGCCCAACGAATACGATACGTAGTTTATGCAATGGTTTGACTCGTACTTATGAACAGTAAGAATTCCTAAGCATTTCTAGATAACCAAACGGAATTAAGATAACCATGCGAATTATAGTTCCCATTTGATGACTTGGTGATTGGAAGTTATCGTTACCAATTAAAAAAGGACCTCATCAAGCCGAACGATATTAATTTTCAATAACAGCAATTGGTGCTGTACTATTGGTTAATATTTATTAGGACATTTTAACAGTATATTGTGGTTGCAAACACTTTATATTGCTTGTTAGAATGGGAATTAATCTGCGGCTATGGCGCAACGGTCGACGCAGCGGTCTAAGAAGCCGTCCATTATATGGGTGTCAGTTCGAATCTGACTAGCCGCACACAATTTTTGATTTTCTTTATGGTGGATTTTCTTTTAAAATTGTCTGGTCATGAACAGTAAAGTAACATCCACAGCGATGCCCTTTTGGTGGAATTGGTAGACACGTCAGCCTAAGGAGCTGGTCCGGTAAAATGGGTGCGGGTTCGACTCCCGTGGAGGGCACTCGGGATTTGGTGTAATAATTGCATACCACACTGATACTGTGGAGGACTGCAGTAATCCCAACCACATAAATATATAGGAGAGAAAAATGATTACTCATGATTTAAAGACAATTGTAAAAGGCTCTGCTAATCTTGATTGTGTAAAGGCAGGCGGAATTGCTGTTTATCATATAACAGTAGAAGATGGTACAATATATTCACTTGATATTGATTTGTCTGATAAACATGATGTTGGAGAAACTGCTACATTTATGTATCATTATGATAAAGCTTTAATATTGATGAGATGGATAAGACGAGCAATTGAAAATGAAGAATTGTATAAGATAAATTAAAATTTTGTTGTATCAATATGTAACATTAGGGCAGATAGCTAGTTACTATCACATGGAAACGTGCGGTGCCTACCGATAGGACACGTGGAGGTTCGATTCCTTCAGCCCTACATATATGCCCCTATGGCGGAATGGTCTACGCAGCCGTCTCAAAAGCGGTCCTTAATTGGGTCTCCGTTCGAATCGGAGTAGGGGTACTCGCAATTGACATTACAAAAAAAAATCAATGGTAGTTTTTAAAATTATCATTGGTTTTTTGTTATTTTTATATATATTAATTATAAATATAACTATATGTAAAATGAAACAATTATTTGAATATATTGTAGATTCAAGATGGAATTCTGCAATCATTAAAGAAGAAGCAAATATGATAGCAGAAGATATGATTAATGAATCATTTAAATCTAGTATTCTTTCTACTTTAGCACAAGCTATATTTGATGCTGAAAAAGAAAATAATAAACGTAAAATTCAAGACGAAAAAGATAGAAAGAAACGTAATGAAGAACAAGGCCGTAATTATTCTGATGATTATTACAAACCAAATTTAACTAATTTTGCATCTATATTTGGTCCTAAGACAGATGGTGGCAAATATAATTTAAAAAAGGGATTACAAGGTCTTAAATGGTCTGAAATTAAAGATGAAGATTTTAAAGAATATGCACCAGACAATAAGGAATTAATAAAACTTATTAAATCTACTTATGGAAAGAAAGATAAGAATGCAGATTTTATTGTAATGACAAAAGATAATAAGGTTCTTAACTTTATTAAAGCTTATGGAAAAGACGATAAAGCAGATGGTGTATTCTATTTTAAAACAGATGGTAAATGGGGTAATGGTGTTAAAGAAGTGACAAAACCTTATTATTCATATCAAACACGTTCAATGAAAGCTAATGAAGTTGTAGATATGCTTAAAGATTTGGCACAAGTTGAAGGTGTTAAAGTAATGGCACTTGAAATTACTGATTCTATGATTAAGGATTATAAAGATGTTGCTACAACTCGTGAAGAACAAAAGAAAGGCGCAATTAATTATGATGCTGAATCATTAAAAGAACTTCTTAATAAACAACAATCACGTTATAAAACAATGGTTGCTGAAATTAAAGCTAAGAAACTTCAAAAGGATCCTAATTTATTATTTGATGATATTAAGAAAGCAAATGATGAAGTTGTTGCTCTTTATAAACAAGTAGTAAGTTCACCAGAAAATTTAACACAAAGTTTTGATATGGGTAGATTAATGACATATGTATCTTATGCATATGAATCATTATATAAATCATTACAATCTTCAAATACAGCAGAAAGATCTGTAAAACGTGCAAGAGAAAGGGGAGCCGCAAATCCTGAAGTATATGGAGAATGGGAAAGAGTTAATGCTAAATCAGAAATTAATGATTCTAAAGAATATTTAGATAAAGTTAATAAAATGATTGAAGAAATTAAGAAAAATTTGAAATAATTTTATCCAAGTTCTAAATTAAATATTATTATTACTAAATTAAATTAAATTAAACTATAATGCAAACAGTTAATACATATAAACAAAATGCCGACCAAACATTAGTAAATGCTTGGAATAAGAATTATGACATATGTAAAGACCGCTTGCAATCTACGGAAATAGATTTTTGAATATAAACTAAATAATAATATACGCAAGCGGTTAGGAAATGAAATTCTTAACCGCTTATTTTTTTATAAAAAAATATCTTAGATATTTGAAATTAAAAATAAAGTTACTATATTATAATTATATAAAACAAATATTATTTAAACATTAAATATTATTTGAATTGTTCTTTGAAATATTGAACTCAAGATTATATAAAATCCATTGGGTTATTGAAGAACCGGTTCAATTCCGATTCTATAACGTAGTCAGCCGATACTTCTAAATAGGCAAAAGGAGCAATAATTCAATAAAGGTACAAAGGTACTATATATGAGGGATTGATAATTTCCATGGGAATTTGAAAATCAGGGTAAAGTGGCCCACCACATGTAGAGCAAGGATTTACACTTAAATGAACATTATAGAAGAATAGTACTGGATTTTTATAAACTGGACCTTGGTGTAATGGTAACACGTGAGATTTTGGTCCTCATGTTATGGGTTCGAGTCCCGTAGGTCCAACAGTTTTTTAGTAGGATGATTAATGAGAGTAATGAAGTTATATAATATCGGCCGTATGTATATAATGGAGTATGGTAGTTTTTTTTGAATACGAGGTTCCATATAGCTCAGGGGTAGAGCACCGGGAAGGCCGGTGGGCGTTGGTTCGAGTCCAACTAGAGGAAACAAAAATTAATAAATAATTCTTAAAAATATTTCTTAGAAATTTGAAATAATTTTTTAATGAACTATATTATTAATATAATATTTGAAAACTAATATAATATGAATATTTAGTTTTTGAAATTGAGTTCTTTGACATATTGGTACAACAAAATAAAGAAAATATGATATTAAAAGATATACGTGGGTAGCGTCACGGAGGACCCCTCCAAGCCAATATTTGGTAAGATTGCTTTACTGAGGTAAATAATCAGTACGGACAGAGGTCATTAACATAAAATCGCATGTACTAATTAATATCAAATATTAAACTGATACGGAAGAGGTTGGTGTAAAACCACTGTCAATGGGATGCCAAGCAGCCCAGCGGTATAGTTCAGTAAATATATTCTTTAATGTTTGATGGGTAGTCATCGGGCCTCATTTATATGGAACAAGGGAACATTAAAGAACAACAGAATTTCCTTATCATTATATAATAGAATTTCGCAGGATTCGCGTTTGTGAACAATAACGCAGCTGACACATGTCGGTGATATTACAGAAATTCTATATTATTATGAGATTGCCGAGGGTTTAATAATAGAACTTATAATTCTGTTCAATCGGAGTTCAATCTCAACTGTTTAAAAGGATCACCGAGGGTTTAATGATAGAACTTTTAATTTTATCCAATCGGATAATGATCCTAAACATTCCGGGTTAGCTTCAATTGGTAGAGCCCCTGCCTTGTAATCAGGAGGTTGTCAGTTCGAGTCTGACACTCGGATCTAGTCGGAAGTTAAGTAATAACATCCTGGCGTATGGTATCAACTGCATTAAATTGCAAATGAACGAGTAGCCCTCAGAGTAAGATGGATTGAATGGACAAACTTCGGGAGATTAATATTAATCGTTATTACCGGCTATTCAATTATTAACAAATGAAATGAGATTACCAAAGGAATTGTTGAAAGAGTAAGTCTTGGGAAGGTCGGGAAGTGAAATACAACCCACGGCGAACCTTTAAGAATATCTTGTTGTGAGTTGGATTTTAACTCTCAGCCACCACCCTCATGGTAGACGTCAACTATATGGGGATTAGGTTACGAAAGTGCAATAAGTCTGTGAAAATCGGGCGTGGATATTCTTTTATATTGGGGGCGAATGTTCCAAGGCTGGCGATTGACCTTTGCAAGGTTGATGGGAGAGTTCGATTCTCTTCGTTTCCACTTTTAAAGACCTAAACTGCAGTAGGTTGGGTGACAATGGCTTGCTGACCCAGTGGAAATTAATTTCTCTCAGAAAAACGAGGAGCCTCCAATACAGTTCTCAATTATCTGTAAAATTGAATTTGGGATAGCGGCTCAGATGGTGGATGGGCGGTGGTCTGTAAAACCATTACTATGAAACTCAGTAGGTTCGAATCCTACCTATCCCACAAATAAAATTCGTAATAATGAATACGAATTGGGCTTGTAGTTTAATAGGTTAAAATACCGGCCTCATAAGCCGCGAGATTCTGGGATCATCCCCCAGCGAGCCCACTTATAAATTTATTGGTCTCTGGGTCTGCATGGTGTGGACGCCTGACTGTCACTCAGGAGAAAGGTAATACCGAATCAGACGGGTTCAATTCCCGTAGGGACCGCAATCGGCTAAACGAACCCTAAGTTTATATAGGACGGCAATTCTATGTAAAGTTAGAAGTAGTTTAACAAACGAAGTATTTGCCGATACTTGTATGTTCTAGTTTAATGGTCAGAATGGCGGCCGGCGGCACGCAGAAGGTGGTTCGAATCCACAAACATAGCAAATAAATTATTTATTGGGTGCATAGCTTTTAACGGTTAGAGCGGCGGCCTGTTAAGCCGAGGGTTGTGGGTTCGAATCCCTCTGTGCCCGCAAATACAAAACATTCATAAAGTAAATCAGTCAGGTCGCGAACTGCAACTAAAAGTATGTTATGAATGAGTCCGTTCGAATAATTTGATAATTCAGGGTGCTCTGAACACTCTCAAGTCGGTAGAAGTAGAATCCGGTGCGGACATATTTGCCTCGTTAGCTCAGCGGTAGAGCAGCGGACTGTTAATCCGTTGGTCGTAGGTTCGAATCCTTCACGAGGCGCGAACATGGCGAGACAGATCCAGTAACAAAATGGTGAACTGAGAAACTGACTGCAATTGGTTTCGAGGACTGGTGAATCTCACAAATCATTATCGTTGCAGAGATAATTTATTTATAGTTTAAGTGGAAAAACACCGGCTATGTCGGAGATGTAAGTGGATTATTTAAGTGGCCCCAATTGCAATGCGGAACGTACTTAATTAATCTGGGTTCGAATCCCACTGAGTAGCAAACATGCCTGGATGGCGGAATAGGTAGACGCAACAGACTTAAAATCTGTCGGGCCGTAAGGCCCGTGCGGGTTCAATTCCCGCTCCAGGTACATATTGGGAGTGTAGCTATTTAATGGTTAGAGCGGCGGCCTGTTAAGCCGAGGGTTGTGGGTTCGAATCCCTCCATTCCCGCAAAGTAAAATGTTGGTATTATTGCAGGGAGCTGCGGCATATCAAGGCATTCCTGAAGGTGGTATCTAGAAGTAGAAACTCATTGAAGTTAAGACTTTCATCGGCCAATTTCCTGGTAGAGGTTGGTAATCTCGTAAGACATTATGTTCCACAGGACTGATACTTATAATAGGGAAAGCAATAATATTGGCGTCCGGAATTTTACTTTTAATTAATATGGGTCCTTAGTTTAATTTTAAATATAACTGAGGAACATAATATGGGTCCTTAGTTTAATTGAGTGAAAACGGCAGCCTCCAAATCTGCACGATGAGAGTTCGAGTCTTTCAGGGCCTGCAATTATAAACAAATAAATTTAATAAGCATATGAAACAACTTAAACGAAAACGTTAGTTGTGTATGTTTCCTTAGAGCAATTGGTATTTACATAGTTTTAACCAATAAGAAGCATGCACGTAAAATCAAAATCAAAACTAAAGATTTTAGAATTTAGAAATGCATGCCTCCATAGCTCCAATTGGTTAGAGCTGCTGTCTTTTAAACAGAGGGGTCTCGGTTCGAATCCGAGTGGGGGTACCTTTTGCTCTCATAGCTCAGTTGGTTAGAGCTGCAGCCTTTTAAGCTGAGGGGCCTGGGTTCGAGTCCCAGTGAGAGCACAGTTTATGGGCTTGTGGCAGAGTGGTTTTATATGCACCAGACTTTTAATCTGTGACGACGTGGGTTCGAATCCCACCGGGCCTACAATTTGCTTCCATGGCGTTAATGGTAGCGTAGCAGACTCTTAATCTGTCAGGTCTCGGTTCGAATCCGGGTGGGAGCACAATAAATGCCTTCGTAGCTTAGTTGGTTAAAGCTGATGCCTCTTAAGCATAGGAGCGTGGGTTCGAATCCCACCGAAGGTACAAGTTAGATATTTGAAGTACGATAGGTTTGGTGGATTGTACCAAAGCCAGAACTTGGGAGGTTCGAGTCCTACGTGGTCTGCAACAGCTTGGCCAGCACGGTGCTGCTTCTTATAACAACTATCATGGGTACAACATGTTAGGCTAACTTATTTAGGGCTATCATATAGTGGTTAAATATGCCACCCTTACAAGGTGGTCTCCCCAGTTCGAATCTGGGTGGCCCTACAACTTGCATGCCATGCATAGAATTAGCTGTGGATGTCTTTATGATGGAGGTTAACAAATAATCATTCTTATCCTGTATTAGAAAGGTCTTGTGATTATTATATAAATAAGGGGTGTGTAGTGTAATGGTTAGCACACAACACTGTCACTGTTGTAGATGGAGTTCGAATCTCCCATGCCCCGCGAAATTATCAATTGATAATTTCAAGAGATGGAAAGATTGGAAGATGGAAAATTGGTTAATTAAACTATTCCTTGAAATATTTATCCGTGAGGAACTATATATTTCTAAAATAATGTTTACGAAAAAACTCATCGATAAGAAGTTAGATTTTAGAAACAATCGTTTTTAAAATCTATGGGTTGTATCTAAACTATTCCTGAAATATTAAATGATGTTTAGCAGGTTTGTGGAAATCCTGTAAATTTCCACTTTTTTGGGAGGGTCGCATAGTGGCAATTGCAGCAGACTGTAAATCTGCTCCCTTCGGGGTTCGGGGGTTCGAGTCCCTCTCCTCCCACCATATTTGCCGGTTTATCACAGTATATTGGTAACTGTAGCCGCCCTGTACAAGCGGGCCAAGCCAATCGAAAGTATGTAGCTTAAGACAATACATATGAATAGGAGTTTGGTATGTGAATAGGTTCGAATCCCACGAAGGCACAATATGGGAGATTCATCAGCCTTACGAGCACTAAGGTATTCCGTGAAACGGGATGGATGAACGTGCGGCTCCCACCAATAAGGTTACAATAATTTATCGAATTTATCTTAGAGGTAAAATCTCGCTCCTTACGATGCAACGTTTTCATTTCGGTAAAATTCCGATATGGGAGTTAAAAGATAAAAGAGATTTGCGCTCTTAGCTCAGTAGGTAGAGCACGGCACTTTTAATGCTGGGGTCTTGGGTTCGAGTCCCAAAGGGCGTACTCTTTAATATATATGTACTATGAATTCATCAAACATGGGAAGTATTTATTAATGTATGGAACGTTGGAGATGATGACCAATGCTAAAAAACTATTCGTATATCGGTTATTATGCTCGGTAGTGCGAGAGAGGCGGGTTCGATTCCCGTATAGTTTTCAAAGTTTTACAACGCTGAGATCAACGTGACCTCGTGGAGATGGCCTCCCAAATGTGTGTCGCCTGTCAGTTATAGTATGTGTCCTATATACTAAAAAGCGATTCAAAATGTAGCTTTTTGTTTAATCAGATGTGGAAACTGCTGAGGAAGAGATTGTAAAACTAATATGTGTCTATGGCCGAGCGGTTGAAGGCAGCAGACTGTTAATCTGCCGTGGAGAAATCCCCGTCGTAGGTTCGAACCCTACTGGGCACGCACGTGATAGACTGACAATCTATCTAGTGGTAAAAGAAAGATGACCGCGAAGAGAAAGGTGTTGTTTACCGTCAGTAGAATTTCAAACTTTAATTAATGAGTTACCTTATATGTAAGTGGATAAATTTTTATTTAGATGAAGCTTTTTATAAGTGATTAGAATTAATTATTTGATGTCATAGTTCAATGGAGTATGCACGTGCAATTGTAAGGTATGATAGTAAATCTACCCGAAACCGTACTTAAGAATGCTCCCGCGTACCTGGGAGTGATCGACGTTCGATTCGTTGTGACACCGCATTTTGGCGTTTAGCTCAGTTGGTAGAGCACGAATTGTGCACTTTTGTCGACGGTTACATCCTCTAAAGATTGTTGAAGATAAGAGTTACTTCGACCTTTTAAGTCCGGGGTCGTGGGTTCGAGTCCCACAGCGCCAACCAATATTTAATTTATGCGGGCATATCCCCTCTGCCTTATACGCTGCTGAAAGGGTAATCGGTTACATGTGGGTTCAAGTCCCTCTGCCCGTACATATTCTTGCAAGAATCGGAGTTTTGTGTAATGGTAAGCACGGAGATGGCGCGTCTCAGGTAAGGTTCGAATCCTTGGCTCCAACAAACTAACTAAAGCGTCAGAGTGAAACGGAAATGATTTTACTTCTTAATAGACGGCGGTCGTTATTATTGAGTCATAATTACTTCACTGGCTATCGACGGATAGTTAATAGGGAAAGGGCAGATAATAGTTAAGAAAAAGGAATAAGGTTAAAGGTCAAGCAAGCCGCGGATAAAGTGAGGAACTAAGTTACTTATTCTGAAATCAATCATGCCATCGTAAAGGTGGTGATATTGGGTTCGACTCCCATTGCCGCTACATTTTTATTGAAATATTTATATAGAGAGATCTATATTAATATTGTTATTAAATTTTATTATTATTTATATCGCGGAGGTGGAGCAATGGTAGCTCGTAAGGCTCATAACCTTGAGACGCAGTTCGAATCTGACGTCCGCAACTAATTAACATCGCGGTTGAGTGAAACGGATATATAAATCATTCTAGGCTCATAACCTACGAGATAGCTCGTTCGACTCGGGCGGCCGCAACTTTTATTTCATTTGTTGTAGATGAGAGTTACTTAAAAGGCTTGTTTTTATACTTTCTTCGCTTGTTACAATGAAATTTTGCCGGAATGGGACAGTGGTCGACTCCACTTGACTTGTAATCATGATCCGTAAGGACGCGTCAGTTCGAATCTGACTTCCGGCTCATCAAAAGAGTTCGCGACTCAACGTAACGTATTCCGTCCCTGAAATAAATTTATTATAGCGTAAACGGTAAATGGTTTTCAAACGAGTATTCTAATCGTAAGTGTAGATGATGACAGTAACGGTAATAATCTGTCCAATGGGCTCATGGTATAGTTGGCTAACACTCCTGCCTTGCACGCAGGGATCCCGGGTTCGAGTCCCGGTGGGTCCACACGAAACAAACTACTAAGTATGAGAATTATAAAGTTGAGTACTGGAAATTAGCTTTTATCTTGTACTATTGTGAAAATAGATGAAAGAGAAATCACCGGTGAAAAGATGATTAAAGGTAGAATATTATACCTCATCAAGCTTAAGTACGTTAAGGTCGTATGGTGAAATACTATTGGTTTAGTGATATGTCTGGATGGGAGAACTTGAGATATAGTTCAAAATACAGTAAGTAATCTTAACCCATACTTAGCAAGTGGATCGTCAATAAGAAATACATTCAAATCTTGTTGTATTGTAGAGATACTTCATATTTATTGTTTGTTTGATTTTTATTATTTTTTGATTATTCTTTACAAGATTGTTACAGATTTGATTTTTAATCAAATATTTTATTAATATTGGGCTGTCGTATAATGGCAGTACACAAGATTTTGGTCCTTGTAGTTCAGGTTCGAATCCTGGCAGCCCAACTTAAATGGATGAAAACAGATCATGACACTGGCTGACGGGTTAGAGTTTGGATGTGGTTATCAGCATTAAAAGCCGTAAGTGGTACAAATGAGTAGGTCGTCATTAAAGAAGGAACTTGATAACATCTACGCCAGAATCCATTATTATAACTATTTATACAGTTAAGTATAAAATTAAGCGAGAACAAACCACTGAGTAGAATTAGGGTAAGTTATCAATTAATGTCGACTAAAAGTTGATAATGTAGATGGGATCATTTTCCGTATCCGCGCCTAATGAAAAGTGTTGAGTTTCGTGAGAGCTCATAAGGTGCAACGCAACAGGAGGTAAAACCCTATGTGGTAATGTAATCCTCGTAATCAACCGAGGTTTCTCTAGTCCGTAGCTCGTAAATTTTCTCGCTATACACGGGATTATTTTAATGGTAGAATGTCGGTCTCCAAAACCGAAGATCTGGGTTCGATTCCTTGATCCCGTGCAAAAACCAGGGATTAGAGTTAAACGGATAATGGTTACTACTATGTAATAAACTTAGCAAGCGGTGGCAAACTGTATGAATCGTACGTCATGGTTTAGATCACATAAACTTAGATTAAGGTGAGCATTAGTTAAGATAATTGTTTTTAGGTATGAACGTGATACCGAGTTTTTGATTAAGTAAGAAATAACGCTGGCCCCGAGAAGCCTGAGATATTGGGTTCGACTCCCAGTTAATTCCGCAAATATTTGTTGTACCAATATTGAATTTATTTTATATAAGTTCTATTTATTTATTGTAAATAACTAATAACGGTAACGCCAACAACACCGGTGCCGTCAGGCTGAGAAAAAGATAGAAATGAAGTCGCAGATATCTAAGTTGGTACACGGATATCAAATGGTTCTATGTGATGGTTAGTTATTTATACTTTGGTCCATTGGTATAGAGGTTGTGCCACTGATTCTAAACCAGTAGAGGTGGGTTCGAGTCCTGCATGGATCACAAAATCATAGTATTGTGAAAGCGTGGAGCACCTAACGCATTATAAATTAGAATAGGCACCTCTGCTATGATTTATTTTTATTAACAAATTAATTAAATTAAAAATTATGAAACAGTTTTGGTAGATTTTTGATTTAGGTTTTCCGTAAATGTATTTATTTACTTTTATAGCCTATTATGTTCAAGGCTTTATGATGAACATTTTTTTATAAATAAATACATTAAATATAATTATGGAAAATAAAGAATTTAGAAATGCTATTTTAGCAAAAATGAAACAGGAGCTTAAAGATTTTGCTCAAATTCAAAAGAATTTAAAAAAGTCTCGTAAATTAGAATTTCGTCCTAAGGATAGAAGCTTACAAAGTATTTGTGACGAAATTGCAAATAATCGTTTTAAGATTTCATTATTGATTTATTATTATCGTTGGTTGAAGCATGGCTTAAAATATTGGGCTAAGCAAGGTATTCATGATTATTGGGAATATCAATGTCAAAATCCTAATGATCGTTATGATATTGTCCAGCGTAATGAAAAGGTATGGTGGAGGAATGATATTACATTTGAAGAACATGTGAAAAATAATCTTTTTGAAAACTATCTCCTTAATTTATTAGAAAAATATAAAATAGAATTATCAAATGAAGAAATTGATAAATTTATTGAATATTGTTATGATAATATTTAAAAACATAAACCATCAAAAACAATAGAAATTTAAAAGTCGAAAATCATGGAAATCAATAAATTTTATGGACCAAAGCCTTCATATAGAATTATGAAGGTTTTAATGAAAGATGATAATCAAGTTTCTTTTTATAGACATGGTATGAATTTAATATATTATTGTATTAAACATAATTTTACAGAAGAACAAGTTATTGATTATTTAAGTAAAATGTGTGGAAATTGTTATAAATATCTTAATAATAATGATCCTTCTATTTATATTAGAATTCCTTATCATTTAATGAAAGATATATTTAATACTAATAAAGATGATTTTATACTTGATAAACATATATCTTATAAGTATGATTGGTCTACGCATAAATATACTGAAGAAATAGAAGAATATTTTAATTATGAATGGATAAATAATAGTATATCTTTTAACTCTAAAGAAAATAGATATAATAATTTATTTAGACAATATTCTTATCATTCTGTATGGATAACAAATAATATGAAAAATCATAATCATTATATTTCTTTATATAAAGATTATAATGATAAAGGTATTATAGATACAGTTTATGTACAATTTGATAAACATACTAATTCAGGAAATAAAAAAGAATTTGAACATATATGTTTATTCTTTTGGCATTTCTTTAAACTTTTTGATGAAATTGAAGAAAAGGATAAAAATGATATTTCAATTCCTGAATTATATAAAAGAAAAGAGAAAGTAGATAAAGTATATGATAGAAGAAGATAATTAAAATATTTATATTATGGAAAAAATTTTATTAAAATCAAAAGAACAATTTGATAGTTTTGTAAATGATAATACTGGTTATCAACCATATTATGGAAATGTTCGTTCTTGGTTAAGTGAACCAACTAGTTATCCGTGTGTTCTTTCATGGGATATTGAGTATAATGGAAATGGCCCTGATCGTTTAATAGGAGATTTTGTTTATCCTGATGATTTTGATGAGAAAGTATCGGATAAATCAGATGTAGATAAGATTTATAATTTCATTAAAAAAGAAAATGAAAATCCTTATTATGATGATAATGCATATTCTGAAAGATGTGAGGGATATCGACAAATTATGAAATTTATTGAAGATAATATTTATAAAAATGAAAAATAAATTATATATATTAATCGATAAGAATTTAGATCCAATTTATGGAGCAGTTCAAGGAGGACATGCTGTTGCTCAATGGTTATTAGAACATTGGTAGATTAATAAAGAAGAAAATCCTACTTGGAAATGGAATAATGATTATCTTATTTATCTTTCGGTTGATATAAATAAATGGTATGATAAACTTAAAAAGTATAATCCATCACATTTCAAATGGGTATATTTTACAGAACCTGATTTGGGTAATGAGATAACAGCTATTGCAGTTTATACAAATGATTTTCCTAATTCTATAATAAGAAAATTAAAATCTGAAAAACTTTTATCAATGGAGGGAAGGTAATCCCTCCATTTTTTGAATATTATTTAAAAATAACTATATTATATATGTAAATAATATTAATTAAATCTTCCAAATCATGACAGAGATTCTTACAGCAGTTCAGCAGGCAATCAAGGAGTACGGAGCCGAAAATATTTCAATGGTAGGTTACAACTATCATGGTCGTTATGAGGATGATGATTGTAATTTTGAATATTATAATAATGTAACTGGTACATTCTTCTATGACGAGTGGACTACGAGATTTGCTTGCCCAGCATATGGTTGTTATGAATGCCAGACACTCGAAGAAGCTGATAAGAAGGGCTATATTGACCATGAGAAGTTATTTAATTTCAAGAAGACCCAGTTAATTAATAGTTTCAAGAACTTTAAGTTTGAATGTGTTTGGGGAGAGAAGTTTGCAGAAATCTCACCATTCGGACTTCGTGTTGAGGTAACTCGTGGTCGTAAGTGGAAGGGAATTGGTTTTCTTGTTGGAACATTCACTAAGTCATATCAGTGGGGAGTAAAGCTTTGGAAGTCAAACAATGATTATGGTACTTCTACTACTCGTTATGCCAAGATTTATGACCCAACTACTAATCGAATTGAGTCTGTTAATACTGATTATGTTAAATTCTTGGATTTGGACAATATTATCGAACAGTATAAGAAGGAGATGATTGCAATTGTTGAAGCAACAACTGTAGATGACTTTACAATTGGTAAGAATGGTACTTCATATTCTCCTTATTCAGGTGACTCAAATGATACTAAGATGACTATCAATTGTGAAACAATGTCATTCGTGAAGTATCTTGAGATGAATGGAAATAAGATTAACCTTAAGAATGCTTATGATGTAGTTGAAGAAGAAAAGAAAGCTAAATTTGAAGCATTTAAGGAATCTAAGATGCCTGGAATTATTGAATGGGTAAAGAATAATACTGATAAAACAACAGAAGAAGAGATTAATGCTCTTGCTGAACATATCTTCAAAAAGAGATATAATTAATAAAGGAGGGTTAATTCCCTCCTTTTGGATATATTCCAACATAATCCATAAGATACATTATATTAGGATCATTTATCATTTCCTGTGTTATAATTGGATTATGTTTTTTTGCATATAATGGTAAGCACCATGAAGACCAATCAATATTATTTAAATTGTATATAAAATCTTTATCAGTATTCCAGTTAAATAAATGACAATAATATTCTTTTATTGACATATGAAAATCAGGATTACGATAATATGTTATCCAAGGAAAATGTGTTCCAATCTCCCATAATATATCAGTATATTTAGTAAAAGCTTCATCTGCTTCTTTTAAAAATAATTCTTTTAATTCATCGTTATTTTTTACATTATCCTCTAAATATATTCTTATAAATGAACCTGGAAATTGTGTTTTAAAATATTCGCATATTGACATAATTGAATCAAATGATTGTTTAAAATGAGCATTACCATGTGCAGTACCCCATTTATCATTATTTTTATAAACTCTTACATCAAATATTCTAACACCTAAGTCATATTGATTTTGTATATCTAATTTTTGACATTTCCAAAAAATAGATATTAAATTCATTAATGGATTTTTTGCTTTTTGATAAGTATATGAATCATGTGATGCTATCATATATAAATATTATAAATTGTATATAATTAAAAATAATTTGATTAAAAAACATATTAAAAACTATTATTAATTATAATAAATAAATAAGATGATACTATGAAAAAAATAATATTAAGTTTTATTTTTGTTATTTTATTAGGATTAACATTAAGTTCATGTAGACATGATTATGAATTATATAATCCTAATTATAATAATCAAGAAATAACAGAAAATGTTCAAAATATATTTGGAACAACGTTTGCAGAAAATCATAGTTGGCAAACTACGATTAATAGTAAAATTAAAGTAAATGTAAATACTAATGAATATAATATAAAGAAAGTACAAATTCTTTTAGTAGATAATAATGATTCAATTGTTTCTATTAAATTATTAAATGAAGCAATTGTTTCAAATGGCGATATTATATCATTTGTCTTTGATACTCCTAAGAAATATACGAATTTATTTGTAGCATTTGTAACCGAAGAAAACCAATATTTTTATAAAAAGTTTAATTTAGGAGATACAGATATATATTTTAAAGATAATAATCAAGCTAGAGTAATGAAAAGAACTTCTAGTAATTATCAAATACCTTCAATTACACCTATAATAAATAATAGTATTTCTTCATTTGCATCACAACGTAATTGGATTGATAATGAATTACTTTATACATATAATAATGAATATGTTAATGTTAATGATTATGATGATGATTATAAAGAAATATTTAGAAGTATTATATTTAATTATTTCCCAAATGGTAGATCATATAATAATTTGCCAAAAATTAAAGAAAGCAGATATTACAATGAATCATCTTATATGTTGACTGTTGGTGATAATCCAATTATTGTTTCTCCTGTATATAAAAATGATGGTGGATATAGGGAAGTATCTGAAGCAGATTTATATTACTATTATTTTAAAGGAGATTTAACTGTGGAAGAATTGGAAGCATTACCAAAATATAGAGCTATAAAATTAGGTGATGTATTTAAGAATTCTGATAATGATATTATAATTAAATCTAAATCATATGCATTAGCTTATTTTGGCGATAATGCTACAGAACTTAATACAGAAGGTTCATATATATTTCCTAAAGGATATAAAATTGGATTTATGTATCGTTCTAATACAACTGCAGATAATAACAAGAAACAAGGCGAATTATACTGTGATGGACGTTTAAATCATAATATTAATAATTGGGGTAACTTTAAATCTTCAAAATTAGATTCAACAGATCCTCGTATGGCATGGTTACCAATTAATGATAAAATGTTTTTATGTGTAGAATCAGGTACGGATCGTGACTTTAATGATTTAATTATAGAAGTTGAAGGTAATATTAAACCATTTTTAATAATGCCAAATGAACCAGAACATCAATATTATACTTTTTGTTTTGAAGATAGTAGACTTGGTGATTATGATATGAATGATGTTGTATTAAGAGGAACTAGATTAGATAATACACATGTAGAATATACTGTTATGGCTACTGGAGCTATGGATGAATTATATATTTGGAATGTTGAAGGAAATATCATTAATAAATATATGGAAGTACATGCAATATTTGGATCACATGATTATAATTTCATTAATACTTCAATAATTAATGTTCCTTTTGTTTCCGATACAATAACAGTTAATGAAAATTTTAGTTTCTTAGATTCAAATTATCAACCTTATATATTTGATAAAACAAAAAATTGGTATGTTAAAATATCTAAACAAGGTGAAGATCCTCACGCAATAATGATTCCTTATGATTTTAAATGGCCTAAAGAAAGAGTTTGTATAAAAGATGCTTATTTAAGATTTAATGAATGGGGAGAAAATCCAATTAATTGTACAGATTGGTATAAATATTATGAAATTGAAAAAATTGTTAAATAATTAACTATTTTTATATAAAATACTGAAGTATTTTTTCATTAAGTACTTCAGTATTTTTTATTATTATATAATAGAATATTAAAGTTTTAGTATCGAGGACATGATCCTTTTGAAAGTTGATAAAAAGACTTGAAGATATTGAAACGGTTATAAATATATAAGTAACTTAATAATATGAAAACAAGTAATGACAACCTTGTAAAGATTGCCGTGAATAAGTCTTTACTTAAGGAATTTTTTAATGATTCACAAAGAACTGTTTATATGAAAAATGGTTCAGAATTCCAACTTCAAATTTTTAATCCTTATACTTATACTATTGGTGCTTCTATAAGTATTAATGGAAAAGAAATGCCTAATCAATTAGTTATTAAACCAGGACAACGTATTTGGCTTGAACGTTATCTTAATGAAGCTAGAAAATTTTTATTTGAAACTTATGAAGTTAATGATTCTCAACCTGTTCGTGATGCTATAGCACAAAATGGTGTTATAGAAGTTAAATTTTATAAAGAAAAAGAACAAATAAATTATAATGTATATGTTGCAAAATCTCCTCAAATAACATATTATAATGATAATATTAAATATGGATCATCAGTATGTAATTCATATTGTTCATCTGAAATTGGTAATGCAAATATACTTTCATGTTTAAATGCTTCAACAACATTAGGATTAAACAATGATGCATCTACTGTAGCAACGGCTACAACTGCTTTTTATTCTTCTGCGACAACTGAAGCTCCTAAAACGAGAAGTTTATCAAAATCAATTAAAAATGATTCGATAGAAACTGGTCGTGTTGAAAAGGGAAGTTATTCAGATCAAAAACTTAAAGATATTACAATTGATTTTGACTATTGGGCATTTAGAACAGAAACAATTCATATATTACCAGAATCACGTAAGCCAATTTATGCAGGTGATTTAAAGAAAATATATTGTGTTAATTGTGGAAGAAAATTAAATACAAAATATAAATTCTGTCCATATTGCGGACATAAATGTATTTATTAAAAAAAAGGTAGCCATTTGGCTACCTTTAATATTTTATAAATCGTCACTTATATCTTCATTTATTAAATTTTCCTCATCATCAGGAATTCCATTATTATTTGTATCTACTATACCGCGTCCATTTTCATCTAATGGTGGAATTTTAAATTTTGAATATGAAAATTCTGTCCATGCTGATGTTAAGCCGCCTGATGCAAATATTGCAGCAACTGCTCCAATATAAACTCCCATATCAGAAAGATTAATTGTCATTGTATGATTATACCATATATCAACAATCATTCCAATAACAGGTACAAATAATAGCATTACACCAACTGCTAATGTTGCAATTAAAAAAAAGTTTAATGCACTAACATTATTATCTTCCTTAATAAGTTTCTTAAAAAAATTGTCTTTATCTTTTTTCATCCCCTTATACAATCCGCATGTAATTATTCTTAAAAAATTGTGCATAATATAAATCAATATAATTATGCCTCCATATATTATATATAAAAATAAAACAATATCATTAGTTAATTGCGTTAATTTAAATTAATAAATTAAGCTAATTAACACAAAACATATAATATACGCTTAGTATATTTTTATTTTAAACTATATTTAATTAAACAAATATAAAAAAATAAATTATGAAAACAATAAAAAAAATTTTAAGAAATTTTATTGAAGCTTATAAAGAATCAGCAATAATGATGTATGGACATTGTTATAAATAAATGAATTAAGGTATGAAAATAATTAAGAAATTATTCATATCGGATTATTATGTAGAGATATTCAAATATTTTAAAAACATTAAAGAACAAATACGTATTAATAAAATTATTAACAAAAAATATTAATATTATGAAAACGATTATGGTATGTTTAGCATTAGCTTCTAGCGTAGCCATACTAAAAAAGATTGATAATTTTTTACTAAGTAAATATCAATCTTAATTAATGAAGGTAATATAAGAAATTATTTTTAACTTAAACAAAAAAAATTAAAACAGTAAACTATGAAAAAATTTTTAATGATATTATTTTTAACAACATATATGATTATTGGTTTAAATGTAAATGCCAATGCTGCAACATCTTTAAATGATAATTTAAATAAACCTACTATTGAACAAGTTATTGTTAATGTTCCATCAAATATATTTGTTTATCCTGGTGATTCATTAAATTATAATATAAGAACATTAAATAGGGAACTTTATAATTCAATTAAAACAAAAATTATTGATAATAAATTATTAATTGAATTTGATAATTATGAGTTATTAGATAATTATATTAATCCAAAAGATATTAAGATTAATATACAAGCACCAAATGAAATTAAAATTAGAACTAATTCTGATAAATTAGTTGCTGAATCAGAAAAAAAATTAGCAACTAATTATGCAAAGAAATAAGAAGGTAATAAATAACAAAAATATATTTAAATAGTTATTATATTACCTTCTTTATTTATAATTTACATTTTTGAATAATCAAAAATATCAAATTGACCTTCCTGAGCAAAATATTCATTAGGAATATTATTCATTGAATTCATCATTTGCGAATATGTTCCTTCAAATGAGAATGGATCAATATTATCTGTTTGTGGATTCGTCCATTTATTATTAATTCTTCCAGTAATAGCTGCTTCTTCCATTTCTTCCAATAGCATCTTATATTTTGATGTTTGCATTGCCATTGGTATTTGAACGAATGTCATAATAATATCGTCATGTCCATAAGAAGCTTTATATGTACCATTTCCATTCTTATCCTCAAAGTTTTCTAATTCACCTAATGTTATAATATCTGTTGTTTCTACTTGACCCTTTTCAAATAACATCTTTAATAATGAGCATGCAGTACCTTTGTTGCCTGATGTAAATTTAATGCCAGGTATAAAATTAGAATTACTAAAATTAAGTTTTCCAATAATTTGTTCTTCCATAGCAGTCTTTTTATACATCACAAAGTTAGTCATTTCTAATCCATCTGGAGATATATTAAATCTAAATAATGTTTCTGCTTCATAATCAGTTTCATTAAGATCTAAAAGAATACGATAAAATAATGCTCCATAAGTATTCCATTCTAATGACCATATACAGTTTTCTCCATTAAATAATTGAGAAGCCAATAACCAAAATTCCAATGCTGCATGTTCTAAGTCAACTTCATTTGAACGCCAATATCCAACATGTCTAAACATATCTTTACCAACTATTTCAAATATATCGAAAACTGTTGAGTCACCACCAAAGCCTTCAGCTAAATCAATAGTTATTAAAAAGAATTTTGTCTTAAATGATTCAATATCAAAATCTGGACGTAAAAATAAATATTGATGGTAACCTAAGTATAAATTATAAGTATCTTGAAGTTCTTGAGTTCTATTACCCCAAAGTACAGATTTATCGCGCATGTCTGCTATTCTTTCACGAGATACAAGACATTTATCTGATGCACTGAATTGCGTACCATATTGATAATAAAATGCTTCTTTAGAACCTAAAACACCTATCATTTCTTCTTTCCATTTTTCTGTACGTTTTTCCCATTGATGTGTTTCAGTATTAAATTGTGGTACTTGATCCCAGTCTACTTTAAATGGTGCATATATGTTTGTTTTTTCAATAGCGCCCTTCCAAAGTTTATAAAACAAGTTAAAACCATTTTGTGTTGACATTATACATACATTAGAGTCAGTAATTGTTGTTACGGTAGGTATAATGTTATTATAGAATAATTCAACATCATTAGGTGGACACCAAGCAAACTCATCAAGAATAAGGAAGTTAATTGTTTTACCAAGACCTGCAGTTGGTGAGAATGATTCTGTTGATATTGAAGAGTTATTATCGAATGAAATTTCAGATTGATTCCATTTCATAGTACCTATCTTCAAATGATAAGGAAGATATAAATACATATCTTTAATCTTTTTAATAAGATCCAATCCAGCAGGACCAGATTTAGAAAGAATCAAACCTGTCTTATCTGAATTAAATAATATTACCCAAAGACAATAAATAGCAGTTGTTGTAGACTTACCAGATTGACGACAACTTAAAAAGATACTGAAACGATTATGTTGTAAATGTCTTATGTAATCTTTTTGATAATCACGTAATTTACAAGGCTTAAGACCTTCAGGTGTCATAAGATAACATTTTTCTGCAAAATAAATTGGGTCAGTTGCACATCGTTTATAATCTTCAATTTCTTCCTGAGTATAACGACGTACTAATTCAGGTTTTAATAACTTTGTATTTTTGTTTAAAAAAGGACTAGCCTTAAGAGGCTGTCCTTGTTGAATTCCTTCTAAAGCCTTTTGGATAACCGCAGTAGACCAAATTACTTTTTCTGCGGCTTTACCTCCAACTTGTTCTTTAATAGGATTATATTCATATTCAAATTCTTTTTCTTTAGCCATATATTATTTACTGTAAAGTTCAATTACTTTACTACAAGGTATTTTTATATATAATTTAATTTTTCATTATAAACCTAACATTGCAGCTATTTGTAATTTTGCTTTTTGAATCGCTGCTTTTGCTTTTACTTTAGCTTTTGATTCATTCTTTTTTTGTTTATTAAAAATATTTTTTGCTTGCTTTTCTAGCTGCTTATTATATTTTTTTATATCTTTAACAGCTTGTTCATATCCACGTTGTTTAGCTTTTTCTTCAATAGTATTTTTATATTCTTTTAATTTTTCATTAGATAATTGTTGATATGCATCTATTTCTTTATCTTTTGCTTTACCAACCGTTGATGCAATTGACATTGCATTACCTTGAACATATGCTGTTTCTTTCTTTGCTTTCTTTGCGTCTTTTTCCTTTTGTCGTTGTTCTTTCTTTTTTTGTTTTGCTTCTTTTTTTGCTTTTTTATTTTCTTCTTTTTTACGTTTTTCTTCTTCTTTATCTAATTGTTCTTGTGATTTTTCTTCTTCTTTATCTGATTGTTCTTGTATTTCTTCTTCTGTTTTTTGTAATTTTTGTAGTTCTTCATCCAAAGTTGTTTTTACTGGTTCAAAACTTTGACCATTTTCGTCTTTATCTTCTTTCGTTTTATTAAATCTTTCATTACGAAATTGTAATTTTAACTTAGATTGAGAAGCATATATTAATGTTTCTTGTTTGGTATATTCTAAATCAATTTTTTCAATTTCAATATCTTTAATAATATCTCCTTTACTATTAAAATCATCATCATACTTTTCATTAAGATCTGCTATCTTTTTATTTCGTTCTTCTTCAGAACTATATTTTATTTTTTTCTTTTGTGTTTGTGCATACTTAATTAAGTATTCTTGACATACTGTACTTCCATTATTTTGATTTTCCTCCATAATTAATTAAGATAATTATTTGTACCTAATATATCTGCTGTAATGTGATTTTTTGCACTTTTGAATCCTGCTTGTAAATGTGCAGTATAAGGACTACCACCAGCTGCTTGTGCTAAAGTTTCAAAATCAGCTGCTAATTGGCTTCTCATATTTTTACATTTTTTACCCATTACACATGGTTCATAACTACCAGAATCATCTCCAGCACCGCAATATGTTTTATCACCAGCTAACATTATTCTTGCATTTCCACATGCAATTTTTGCAGATGAATCGTGTTTAAGATTGAAATAGTCTTCACCAATTTTCATTAAATAACCTTGATCATCATCATATGTAAACATCACATTACCAGAACCACTAGTTCTTGCATTAAATACATCTGGTTGACTATCATAATGAGCATTAAGATATTCCTGAACTAAATCAGAAGTTTCATGATATGGAAACCACCAAAATTCATTATAATTAGACTTATTAATTAACACCCATACCTTTTGTCCAACAATTGGTCTACTAAATGTTTGATATCCGTGCATTTTAAATGGACGTACCCATGGAATAGCTTCTTCTTCAGTTGTTTCAGTATGGATGACGCCTGGTATTTGACATTTAATACGACCAAATTTTAAAGGATCATTATCATATTCTATTATACTTAATATGATATAATAATCTATTAATTCACCCATTGATAATTTTCTATTTTATTTATGCTTGTGTTGTTTCTGCAGATTCTGGTTGTACATCACCCATCATTTCTGAATCGATATCACTTCCGCTTTCTTGCTCAGTTCCACCTGTTTCTTCTTCATCACCACCTATTTCTGTTTCATCTTTATCATCACCTTCTGTTTCCTGGTCTCCACCTTCAGCAGTTGCAAGTTTTTCTTCTAATTTATATTTTGCATTCAATTCTAAATCTGCCTGAGACATCTTAAGGAATTTCTCAATTAAGAATCTTAATGAGAAGTATGAATCTTCATTACCATCAGCATCAGTTATTGATAAGCTATCTTTCATAGTACCAATAAATTCTACACGTTTAGTCATAACTTCAATATTCATCATCTCTTCAAATAAGTTATATGAATTCCAACGAAGAGATACAGAATCTAATATACGTTTATCATTTTTAATATCTGGTACTGCTAATGATAATTGAATACGAAGTGGTTTAAGCATTATTTCTGCAAAAGTATTACGTAATCTTGTTACAAATCTAGAAAAATCAATTTCATCACGTAATGCTTGTGTTGGGTCATTGCCAAACCATGTTGATTGTGATTCTTTATCAAATCTATTTTGAGGTATTTTTGACATCTTCCAAAGCTTAGATTCAAAATATCTAATTTGATCTGAATCATTAAGCACTGGTCCATTATCGACAAGTGTTTCAATTTCAGGTTTTCCCTGTTCATTTTGTGGTAGCCAATATTCTTTATTAAATGGTTGATTTGTTTTACCATTTATTTTAAGTTCACCAGTTTCAACATTAAAATTAATGTCTTCTTTATAACGATTCATTATATTAGCCAATGTTTGCATACCTTTAGTTCTATTCTGAGCACCTACAGGAATTGTAAACATTGTTTTAAATGATGCTTGTGTTACAGTCCAAATAACTTGCGCTTGTTCTACAATACGATATAAATTAAATGGTCTTATCAAACGTTCCAAATATGATTGTCTTGTTGACACGCCAGAATCTTCATATTTGATATATATAACTTGAGAATCTAATAATTCACGTTCAAAGCCAAGTTTACCTTCAAATTGAATCCAATATGTTGTACCATCTTTAATTTTCTTTGTTAATGTTGCAGGATCAATATCAACAATACCGATGATTGACTTAGGATGTTCAAGACTATCATATACAATTTCGTATGCTATAACACCATCAATCAAATATCTTTTATATTCATCCCAAGCAAATTTCTTCCATTCAAGTAAAAGATATATCTTATAGAATGCAACATCCATTGCATTACGAATTTCTTCAGCTGATTTTTCATTTAAATCCTGAATAAGTCCAGTATCTAAATATGGTTGACATATATATGATTCATCATCATCATATACAATTGACTCATTAGCCATAATATCAAGAATATCTTCAAGTTCAGGCTGCATAGCCATCTTACGAAGAATATCACGTTTCTGCTCTAATGTTTTTTCTGCAAATGATTTATCTTCTTCAGGTTTAACTTTCCAGTTATTCATTGAAGAACCCATAAGAACTTGTTGTAAAGCCACGTCATCTTTTGGCTGTATAGCTTTATCTGCAGGGAATGCAACCATGTTCTTATAAACTTGGTCAGAATAATTCATTCCATAATGAGATAATGAAGTTAATATGTTAGACCACTTTGTTGGCTTATTTATATTTTGATATGATTGATCAAAATTTTGTTTTACTGCTTCATTAATAGATTGTTCGTTTTCTAGAACCTTTTCTAAATTTCCAAATATCATATTATTTCTAAAAATAATTTATATATTAAAAATATAAAAAATAATTGAATATTATGATTGTTTAACTATATTTAAATGGTAAAATTAATAAATATGGAAATAGTAAATAGAAAAGCACGTCATAATTATGACGTTATTGATACATATATCGCAGGAATTGTATTAGTTGGTTCAGAAGTTAAATCAATAAAAGGTGGTAAGTGCAATATATCCGATGCTTATTGCTATGTTGATAGTCATAATGAAGTATGGCTAAAAAATTCACATGTTTCTAAATATGAATCAGATATATTTACAAATCATGATGAATTACGTGAACGTAAACTTTTATTAACAAAGAAAGAAATTTGTAAGATTAAAGAAAAATCTCAGGAAACAGGTTTTACTATTGTACCTCTTAAAGTATTTATTCAAAAAGGAAAAATAAAAATACAAATAGGTATATGTAAAGGTAAGCATGATTACGATAAACGTAATGACATTAAGGATCGTGATAATAAACGTGAATTGAATAGAATTATGAAATCATATTAAAGGAATTGAAATTATTTCAGTTCCTTTTTCTATTTTATTTAAAATAGATTCTATAATTATAAATGGATAACATTGAACAACTAAGACAAGACAATGAAAAACTTAATGCAAGATTAAATAAAGCTATTGAAGTTTTTAAAGAACAAAAAGCAAATATTGATAAATTATTAAAAGAAAACGAAGAACTTAAAACTAGATTTAAAGAACAGGAAGCCTTTGAAACTAAAACAATTAACAAAATTGTACCTGAGTTAGAAGAGAAAGTTAAAGGATATGAAAATGAATTTAAATCATTAAACGCAATTAATGATGATTTAAATAAACAATTGGATAATTATGAAGTAAAAATTCGAAATTTAGAACATACAATTGATTCTAAGGATAAAGCTCATAAGATTCTTCAAGATACATATAATGAAATATATGCTGAAAATGTTAGATTAAAAGATGATATTGAGAAAAGAGTTCAAAATTTAAGAGCCACTGAAAATACGGCAAGTGAAGAACTTAAAAAATTAACTAAAGAACATGAAGATTTACAAATTAAATATGATGATGTATTTAAAGCTTCTGTTGATTTAGGAAAAGAAATAGCTGAACTTAAAGCAAAATATAAAGAAAATGATATAGCGAAAGGTTCAGTTGAATTACAATTGCAAAATGTTCAAAGGGAATATACTAATAAGTTTAATGAGCAAGAACAAATAATCAATTCATTAAAGAAAGAAAATAAAGAACTAGAAGAATCATCGAAAAAAGTTATTGATTCTTATGAAAATGATTTAAATAAAGCAAAAGAAGACATAACCAATTTAAATATTCAACTTGGCGAAGCAGAAGAACATTATGATAAATTAAATGTTCAATATGATAATTGTGAAAATGAAAAATTAGCAATACAAGCAGATTTTGATTCTTTAAAAAACAAATACGATAAACTTAATGAAGATTTTGAAGTTAATAAAGACTTAATTAATCATTATGAAAATTCAAATGAAGATCTTAAGATTAATTTAAGTGAATACAAAAATACTATCGAAACTCTTAGAAATATAAATAAAAGATTTGAAGAGAAAATAACAGCATTAGAACAAGATAATAAGTTAAATACTGAAGCTTTGGAAAATGCAGAAAATATGATAGTAAATTTAAATAGTGTTGTTAATTTTGAAGCTGAAACTGGTGCTACGAAAAGAACAAACATTATGAAAAGTATGGGTGATAAAGAATCAACAGGTCTTAATGTGGGAGTATGAAAATAATAAAAATTAATGATAATTTAAAAATTAACATTGAAAATTTATATTCATTAGAAAAGACCTCAAATCAAAATGAAATTAATATATGGGAAGAATCTTATAAGGAGTTAATTAATGAATATGCTAAAGATCCACCTATGTTAATTATTGGTGAAGAGGATTTTTATAAACCTGAATATGGAGAAAATATTGATAATGAAAAATTATCAAAATATACAAATGCTCTTAATAAACATATTGTTGAAATAATAGGTGAAAAACCAATTTATACTGAAACATATCTAATTATATTAAATACTGGATTAAAAGTTAATGTTGATGAAAGTATTTATAATAAAATTAATAAATGTTTACAACAATATGAAATTGATTTAGATAATATAAAATAAAAATGGAACTGCTTAAGCAGTTCCATTTTAGTCTTATTTATAAAACAAAATTATTCGCATTTAAATATGCAATATTCGCATTTAAATATGCAATTGCATTATTATTTTTAGCTGGCGTTACAGTAGATGAATCTTTAAAATATGAAGCATATTTTGCTTGAACACCTGCAGGTAATTTATTTTTCATCCATTGGAACTTATTAGATCCAGTGAAAACATTACCAATTTTTGATGTTAAATTAATTTGTTTTGAATCACCACTTGACATATCATAATATGTATTATTACTTGAATATGTTTTTGAAGGATCATTTCCTGTTGCTCTAATTCTTGCAATAGCATTTTTTGCATTTTTGACAAAAATAACTTTACCGGCAATATTTGCATTATTATATTTATGATCATGTTCATCATAAACAATTGCAAAATCAGATTCACCATTATTAATATATTGTGTTTCTGTTTGTCCACCTACAAAAGGATCTTCATTAACCGTTTTTAAGTATACTTTTTTATTAGCCATAATATTTATAAATATTCTATATGATTATATATAAAAATAATATTAAGTTGATTAATCATTTATATTCTGTTTAGTAAAAATAATATATTAATAACTATTAATTATTTTTAATATATAAATTAATAGTTTATGAATAATCATATTGAAAACGATTTAGAGCAATTATTGATAAATGATATCATTCCTAAGATTGTAAGACATTATAAAATTATTAGGAAAAAATTTGGAAGAAATGACAAACATATTGTTTTGAATAATCATCCAAACTCAGATCAAAACTATAATAATATTGCTACTGTTAAAAAAATTAATGTTAGTAATCAATATAAAAATGATAAACTTAGTTTTTTGAATGAACATGAATGGAATACATTAGATGATTTACAAAACTATATTAAAGAAGCTGATGAAATCATACATAGAAAATATGAAGCTGAAATTTTAAATAGTGATTTTGATGAAACTACATTAAATAATATAAAAAATGTATTAAATAAATATTTCGATAATTATAAAGATCATTTTTATATTAGATTTGCACCATATAATGAAGATGATTTAAATTATGATGAATGGAAACAAATTTTAATAGAACGTGTAATGTCATTAATAAACAATGATTATTTTAATGATCTTAAAACATTTAATGAAGCATTATATGAAGAACTAATAGAAAATTCTGATATGCCAATATATACTGATACTATAGCTTATTCAAATACACAATATGATGCCATTAAGCAAATAGAAGATAAATATAATAAAGAAGAAATTAATATATTAAATAATGACTAATATAGGTTTTTTAACAACTATAAATGGAAGTATATTTAAAAGTAATGAATATAAATATTATGTATTGATTCCATTTATTTCATATAATGAAGAAGAATCATATTTAAATAATTTTAAAAATTCAATACTAATATTACTTACAGATGAATTATTAGCAAATAATGATTTAGAAGAATTTATCAATAATTTAGATGATAGATATGAATATATAAATACTAAAGAAATAGATTTAAATTCTTCTGAATTATCATTTGAATACATATGTTCAAAAAATTATAAATATTACACTAATTTAAACAAATTAGCAAATATTGAATTGGATGAAGATGACTTAAAGAATTTTAATGTAACATTTATGAACATTATTAAAGAATCATATAGATATGATAATTTAGATGTTACAGATTATTTATATAAATATGTAGTTGATTTTTATTCAAATGGACAATTTGATTCTGCTACTGTGTTAATGAATACAATATTTAATACTCAATTAACTACAACATCAGAAACACAATGTGGATGTGGTAATACAACTGGAAATTGTGTGTCATCCAAAAATTCAAATTTGATTAATACTGGGACTGATTTAATTAACATTAATAATGCATCTTGTTTAGACAAATACAAAGCTGCAATATATCAATGGTTAATTCAAATGCTATCAGATTATAATTTTTATTGTAGATGGTTTATAACAGATGAAGATATAATTGAAGAAAATATATTAAATAAACTAATTATTTTAATAAAAGGTTTATTAAATTCAAATATAGATTTATCTAATTTAGATTCATCAAAAAATACCTGTAGACATAGTAAATCAGATACATCAAACAAATGCGATAATGTTGATGATTTAGTAAATGATAATACATCAAGTTTGTGTACAAATTATTCAATACTTAATAACTATATTAAAGTATTGGAATGGGTTAAAGAAGGAAACATTGAAGATAATAAAAATAAAATTTATATATATGGAAAAAAATTCGCAGAAATATTTCCATTATTAAATTTTTAACAAAATATATAAAGTATAAAATATGAAAAACATTGCTAATTATCTTGACGAATATCTTGATGAAGATGGTATTTATGAAACTGTTATTAAAAGTAAAAAGGATATAAATAAAGATAGAATGAAAGCATTTAAAAGAGGTTCACGTGAAGATGAAATAGAAGCTCACGGAAAACCAATTTCATATAATCATACATTTAGAGATAGATCTAAATATAATAGAAAAGATAAACATAAAAATAATAGATACGAATAATGAAAAATCTTACTGAAATTATTAGTGAAGCTAGACAAGATTATGATAATGACCAATATGTAATAATACATGCTATACCTGGAGAAAACTCTGATGTTAAGTGGGTTAAATTATCACAAATTAATGATGAAAAATTTCTTTGCAAAGCTTTATTTAGTACACCTTGGAAAGATAGAGATGATTGGATGGAAGAAGATTGTAAAGATATAATTGAACAAATTAAAAAACGCGGTGATAAAGAAGCCATAGTATATCAAGGCGATGCAGGATTTATTGTTATATTTAAAGCTAATCTAGCAACATATTTATAAATTAGAAAAATAAAGAAATAAAATATGAAACATTTACAAGATTACATTAATGAACAGGCTCAATTAAATGAAGCTGTTGAATCAAAAACAGTAACTTTTGATTTTACTGATTTAGAAAATGCAGAAGAAACTATTAAATCATTAGAATCAATGGAAGGTATTTCTGTTGATGATAAAAAAGTAACATTAACTATTAATAAAGATAATGTTGAAAAAATAGGTACTGCACAAGATATTCTTCAACAATTCTGTCAAACAATTCGTAATTCAACAAAACGTACAAATGATGAACAATATGCACAAAAAACAAAATCATTTGAAACAAAAGTTGGTGAAATGAATGATGCTATTGATGAAATTCAAGGCGGAGATGATGAAGATAAAGACAAGAAAACTAAAGAAGACGATAAAGATAAAAATAAAGAATAATTTTTAACAAAATTTAATATTTAAATTAAATTAAAAATCGTTCTAGATAATACTTAGAGGTCATCTAAAGCTCATAATATATAAATCTGAATAATTTTATTATATAAGATTTTATTAGCTTTAGATGACCTCTAAGTCATTTATTACATATAGTAATTATTATCATGAATTATAACATTGTCCATATCAATTTTTGTAGCTAATTCATTTTTTGATAATTGTACTAAATTATCTAAATCATATTTTAAAAACTTTAGTTTTGTTTTTAATATATTAATTGAATTTTCATCATTATTAGTTAAAAATAGAAAATCTTTATCTTTTAATTTAATATATTTAAAAGGAATTTGTTGATCTTTAATTAAATATATATAATCAGGATTTGCATATTCTATCATAAAATCTTGTAAATTACTACGGCCTTCCAATTCACCCATTTCATTTAATATTAAATCTATTTCATGTTTAGCTAATATTAAATCTTCAATATCATTAATGTCTACTATTGTCATAATATATTATCAATAAATCTTTATAAATAAAAATATCAAATTATTTTTAAATATAGTAATATTAAATATTAAAATGAATAATGTTTTTAATAGAGATAAAGAACCTTGGATAAGACCATGGAATACAAAAAAATTTGATGATCTTTATAATAGAGATGAACGTTTCTTTTCAATTGTTGTAAAAGGCTTATTATCTTGGCTTAATAGAAACATTGTATTATATAATGAATCTATAAATCATTTCATATTCAATACTGGTTCTTCTTATTTATATATGGAATCAAATGGATATGAATTTAATATGTCTGAAACAACTGGAGAAGATACATTATATATGACATTACCAAGATGTATTGTAGAAATATCTGATATTAATTTTCCAACAGAAGAATTATCATCTCCATATGCAAGAGGTAATTATGAAAGACGTTCAGGAAATATGCTATGTGGATATAATGCAGAAATTCGTAGGCTTCCAATTGAAATGAATTTAAATTTGAAATATTATTTATCAAATTTTAATGAAACACTTATATTACTACAAGAATTAGTTGATAAGATTATATTTCAACAATATTTTAATATAAGTTATCTTGGACAAATCATACAGTGTTCAATTGAATTTCCAGGTGATGTTAATCCAGAAATTAATAAAATAGATATGACATCTGCAGAGCCTAATCAACGTAATATAACATTATCTATTAAAGTATGTACAAATTATCCATTAATTAATGAACGTACAGAAATACCTACAGATAAAGTTATTATTGCTTATGGTATGGATACGAATTTATTAAATAAAGATTATACTTCAGATCATGTTGAAAAAGGATCAATCATGAATAATAAAAATGATGATTATAATGAATTTATAGAATCAATATCTGATAATAAAGAAAAAGAATTAATTCCATTAGATAACTTAGATGAACTAATTAAAAAATTTGATAGTAATGAAGATGGTGTTTTAGATGAAACTGATATTGAGGATATATTAAAACGTATTAAATATGATAATGGAGATAAAAATGATAATTACATATTAAAATATGATTCATTAAAACAATTAATAAATGTAATTAATCACCAAGAAAATATTTCAGTTGAATATGATAGTTTAACAAATTCAATATATGTTAATCATTTAGACACTGGAGTAACATATGCTATAGCATTAAAAAAATATAAAGTTGAACATGAGTAAAATAGGTAATTTAAATAATACGATGGGTCAGTTATTTAAACCAGTAGTAACAAATATAACTGAAGAAACGTTAGAAAAATATAGAACTGAAAATTTATCAATTGGTATTACTAATGCTTTTATAATATCAATTCCTCAAGATAATAATGGAAATGATTTACAAGGAGCTGGTTCAATTTGGCTAACAGATAATGATGGACTATTATATCAATTGACAAAATCTATTAATAAATCAAATTAAAGAACTGTACTTTGGTACAGTTCTTATATTTTATATGGTGGTACAGTAAATTGATGTGGTGGATTATTTTTTGTGTTATCAACCATATCTTGTGATTTATATTTTCCACCAGCTTTACTATTTTCATAATTAACTGCTTCTGTAGAATCATAATTAAATGGTGCAGTTACATATGTATGTATATTTGGATCATCAACCATAAGATGGCTTTTACCTATGCCTTCAAATCTTTTTGCATCCATATTGGCTGCATTTTCTGAATTATAAGGATTAGCTCTATAAGGTTTTTCAGTGAAGTCATTATTATATCCAAATAATTTATCTACACCTTCACGAACTTTGTCATTAATTTTTGATGCAAACTTTTGAGTATTTGTTTGTAAGAAATTATTTAAATTAAAATTACTAACTTGTGTTTTTAGGTTTTTGTAATCTAAAGAAGAATAATCTTTATCAACATGTAAGTCTCTTCTTACTCCAGTATCTGGATCATAATAATAAGGAGCCATTGTTCGTTCATGAACACCATTTTTTAACATTTCAACTTTATCTTTAAAATATGCAGATCCAATTCCAACATCTCCATATATATTACCTTGTGGTGCTTGAGTGTTTAATGATGATCCTAATAAACCTAAAGCAAAATTAGTAGCTAATCCTTTAAGCATACCACCATTATCAAATAATCCATTCATAACAGCTTCAGTTGCATCAATTGCTTTCTTATATGATTTAGGAGAATCTATTAAACCTAATATTGTACCTCCTTGTGTTAAGTCATCTAATGTATCTTTAAGAGCTTGATATCTTTCTTGTTGTTTTTCCCATCCTGAATTTTCTTTGTGTACATAGCCATTAAAAGAACTATCTGCCAATTGAAAGTTATTATATTGATTGAAATAAAAACCATCAGCACCCCACATAATTCCATAAAATTCATTCATAGTATGCTCTATGCATTTTGTGAATTTAATTTTAATTGAACTATTACCTAATTGAAATGGATTTTCATTTGTCATTTGACCAGGTATAATACTAGCAAATGATTCCATATCAAACTCACAACCCGTAAAACTATATATTTTCATTGACATAAGATCTCCAAAATTCTGTGAATCACCATTTGTAGGTGTCATACTTTTATATCTTGTGCCAAGTTTTCCTTTTTTCTTTTTTCCAAATATGCCTCCTACTTCATCAATGACAGCACCAACATCAACCCCCATAAATTCCATTTTTTTATTAGATGTAAATGATGTATGTAAATATCTTAATGGAGTTTGAAATATAATTATAGTCATATCAAACTTTCTAAGATTTTCAGGTACTACTTCTTTATTAAGCATATTATCAAAACATGCATAATTATATAAAGACATTAATGTAGATAAACGCATGTCTATAGCATCTTGTGTAACTCCTATTTCAATAGATCTTTCTTTACTAAAATCATTAATAACTGATGATACTGCATTATTCAAACCTTTTACTTCTTTAAAATACCATGGTGCATTATCTGATATAAATGAAAGTATTGAAGTAAACTTGTGTAATGCATTAATACGATCTTTTGCTTTTATTTGTCTATGATTCTTATTTATTGTATATAAATATTTAGCAGCACTATTTGTTGCTTGCGTAAATTTTTCTGAATTTAAAATACCACCAAACAATCCATGGTTTGTATTAAAGTTAAAAAATATCTTAAAATAAAACCAACCTGGTTCATCTAATGCAGATGATAAACCTTTTTGCCAAATAGCACGTTCATTAATAAAATCAGCATATGTCCAATCTGGAAGCTTTAACGAATATATATCAGAATTATGTTCATCATTAATTTTATTATCTGGTGAATTTTTATTACTTCTAACTGATACATCATTATAAAGCATTCCATAAGTGGATCCAACTTTCTTTCTATCTTCTATTGATTTTGCTACAGCATTATCATATTGAGCTGCCGCACTCATATTATTAATTGATGTAACAAAATCTCCTTCTTTTTCTTCTTTATATTGTGGAAGTGGTGGTTCTTGTATTTTTGATAATTTTGCAGCTGCATCTGAATCCATGAATTTAGCAGGATAACTTGTACCTTGTGCTGCTAAATTTTTTGTTCTTACTGATGTAGATGCTCCTAAACCACCAAATTTACCATCAACACCATCTATTGATGTTCCACCACCAGAATATGTATTAGCAATTTGTATGGCATATTTTGAACTAACTCCTTTTATATGTCCATTTGCATCATATTCATATTCTGGATATTGAACCTGTCCTGTCATACTGGAATTACCAGTTATACCTAATACGCCATTAACTAAAGCGCCTCTACCTGCTTCTTTAGCTACACCGCCTAATTTACCCAATAATCCCATTATTTATTTGTTTTTGATTTATTTATAAATGTATTATTTAATGTCATATCTTCACTTATACTAATGTCTCCATTTAGATATTTAAATGGTACTTCATATTCTAAGTCATTCATTCTTGAACGAACTTTAGCTTTACCATTTATATAATTAATACCAATTAATTCTACATCATTTAAATTTTCATTAGTTACTTTAATATCTTGGACATTTAAATCTTCATAACCCTGACTCATATTCCAATAGTTATCCAAATCAATAATCTCTTTCTTATAAGGTCTAACATCAGAAATAACTATAATAGATGAAGGTTGCCAATATTCGTTATTTTTTATTTCTACTACTCTATGGTGTAATTTATATTGTTCAACACAAATATGTTTTATATATTTTATTAATTCTGTATTTTTTTCATTAATAAAATTTATAATATAAAATTTACTTTCAGCAGTATTATATTTAGCACCATCTAATATTAAGAACCATTCTCCATTTTTATTATATGCTATTTTTGATCCCAATTCAGATTCTAAAACAATAACATAGTCTTCTAATTCAGACATAAAAAAGTTTTCTTCAATATATGTATAAGTATTATTTTCTGAATCTTTTTTATATAAATATGTTAAGAACTCTTTATCAGTTTCATCTGGTTGTTCTTGTTCAAGATATATGTTATTTAATGCATAAGTAACTCTAAAATCTTCAAATACAGTAATATGATCAAAATATTTTGATGAATCATTATCAATTAATGTTAATTCTTTATTAATATCATCTAATAATTCATTTGTTTTTTCAAATATAAGTTTGAAAAAATCTTTAGTGTTAATAGATAATTTATTAGTTATTGTTTTTAATAAATGTTCTTCATTTTTAGCTTTATATAATTGAAAGAAACTATCGAATGATTCTGAGTTAATAGACATCAATTGAAAGAATTCATAAAAAAATTCTGGTGTCATTAAATCATCAATATATTCTTCATAAAATTTATTTAATGCATTATTATACAATTCATTATGAACTCTATTATATTTATCTGACATATATTCATTAAATGTAACAGGGCGTGAATCATATAGCATATCATCATATCTTGTTATTACATTACCATAAGATCTCATATTATATTACTGTTTCTGAATTTAATATTTTTGGTGATTGTGGAACTGTAACTTTACCATTATGTATTGGCCAACGTACAGCATTATGTTTATTGTGATATCCTGAAGTTTTTCCTTTCTTTAATAATTGTAATGATTGAACAATAGAACCTTTATTTCTATCATAAATAAATTTCATTCCATCGATATAATAAAGACCTGAAAGTTTTAAGTTAGGCATATAAACACTTTCATCCATCATTGTGTCTTTTTGGTTAATTTCATCAGGTAAATCATGTACATCTGCATCTATATCTGTATCATTTCTTGAAAGATTAGATGTATTGTCATACATTATTTGTTTATTTATAGGGTCATTTTCAAATATTGATATATTAACTAATGTACCACGCTGTAATCCAAAATTTGGATGTCTTAAATTGACATGTAAAACTGATTGACGTTTCTTTTTAAAATATGCTTTTCTAATTTTCTTTTGTTCATCTATATTATATCCTCCGCTTAATCCTGTATAGGCATCATCATTAAAATTAAATACAGGTATAGGTCTATTTTTACCAGTATTATAATCTTCTAAGAAATCACCATCAACAGAATCTTGTTTTGATTGGATATCCATTTCATTAATAATTGTTTTTGTACCTCCTATATTTTGCGTATATATCTTTTCTAATGTTCCCCTATTTACAGATTCATTATCAACATCAACTTTATATGATTCAATTTCTGCATTTGATTTAGCTCCCATATAGTTATAATTTGATAATGTACGTTCTGTTTCTTCAGGCTCTTGTTCCATTAAATCATTTGATGTAGCATGTATTCCAACATTATGATTAATTGTTAAGTCAGTTGATAATATATCTTCATCCATTACCCATTTGACATTAACTAAAACAATATAACCATAAAGATCTACCCATGCATCAAAAATATTTTCTTCGCCTAATCCCGAATATTCTAATTGTTGTTTAATATATTGGTCATATCTTTGACTAAATATGTTTCTAACAATTCGGTCTTCAATTTCTTTTGTCTTTTTTGTGGCTGCAAATCCTAAACCAATTCTTCCAGCAATTTCATGAAGCATTTCCCAAGTATTTGCATTAATATGACCACCTTGCTGACATGTTATTGCTTTAGGACAAGGTGTTGGCATCCATATATGACCTATGTTAGTCTGTTTAAATCCTTCAACAAAATATTCTCCAGAATAACTAACATATGCAGGATCATATTCATCTAACATTACGTTTGTTATTTTAAAATTCAATAATATTTTTTTATATACTTTATCAACTGGAGAAATCATACAAACTCTTATTAAACCACTCATTTGTGTAGTATTTAACTTTTGTTCATTTTCATGTTCATCCCAAACTTTAATATATATTGTTGGTAAAAATGAATTATAGTTAATTGTCATACTAATAATTTCATTATTCTCAATATTACGATTGTTAATTACAACTAATGGATATTCAATACCATCAATTAATGTAGCATCATACATATTATTTGCTGATATATCTTCTCCATTTTCCATCATTACCTTATTTTGATCTGTATACTTTCTAGCAATACTTTCTAATGATATTGATGGGTCATGACAAACTTTAGGATCTGTATAATTTTTTTCTTTTCCTACAGATTCTTGTTGATTAGGAGTTTGTTCATTTTGTTTTGAATTACCATTATCTTTATTAACACCAGGTTGAACTGAATTAGATATTTGAGTTTGTGATGTTATACTTTGTATATCTGACATTCTATATATTAACTAATTTTAATAAAATACTAAACCTAATGATTTATCAATAACATAATTAGAATCTCCTATTAATTGTTCGTTTGGAGATCTTAATTCATTTTTACGTTTTTGCTTATTATTCTTATCTAATTTTTGAATTACTTCATTATCAGGATCATTAATCATTTCAGATGCATTTCTAGTTTTTGCTAAACATTGAGTAAGATATTCTACATTAGGAACAACTAACACATCATTTTCATTCATTTCAAAAGGATTAGATATTCCATTTATTTTACAAATTATATCTGCATATTGATCTGTACCAAACATTGTTAATGAAATTAAATCAGGACGTGCCACATAATATTCATTAACAACAACAGGAATTGGTGTATACATTGCATTTTCATTAAATGTTCTTGCCAATAAATCTGTGTATGTTTCGTTATTATATGTTATAGTTGGCTTATATTTTAAAAGTTTATAATCAAGCATAATACGTTTTTAATATGTTATATATAAAAATAATTTAAGATATTTAAATTCTATGCATAAAAAAAGGATATTCTATTGAATATCCTTTAAATGAACTTATTATACTTTATACATGTATTGCAACAGTTTCATAATTATTATCAGTATTTACTAGAAGAACAGGTACTGCTTCACTTTTTCCAGCAACACATCTAAAAGTAATTTGTTGACCTGCTGTAAATGATGTATCTGATACTGTTACCAAATTAGTATCTACGCTAAATGCATATCCGTTAAATCCATGTTTAATTGAATATGTTTCTCCTGATACTCGAAGCATGCTATCACCAAAATCTAGCTGTGATTAATCAACACTAGAAGATGTATTATTAGACAATGCTACAACAGCTGCAGAAAGAACATAGATTTCTTGCTGCATTTCATTAATAAGACTTAATAATTCACCAGTTGTATTAATTGTCTTTGAAGTACCATTAGCTAAATCACCATTAGGAATAATTGCTCCGTTCCAGTCAATATTAACTATATTAAGAATACCTGAACCGTCATCAGGATCTGTACTAGATAATCCATTAACATTTATAGGGTTAGATGAAATTTTTATACCACCAGTTTTAACGTTAGTAAATGCTATTCCATTAATATTTAATTCCATAATTAATTTTTAAATAAATTTATGATATTTTTATATTGATTGTATCAATGATTTTACTACTTGATTTATATACTTTATATCCAGGTATATTTATATCTTGTTCATAAAGTTCAATTGGCGCATTAAATGTTGGTTCAATAAATTGTATTGTTTTATTTTCACTAATTAAACAATATATATATTGACGTGTTTCTGTTGAATATGATGAATTTACTGGATATTCATCTAATTGTTGTGCATTATTAACTGTAGTATAATTATCTAAAGTAATTTCATCAGGTCCAATTGAATACCAAAACTTATTTTGTATTATTTGTTCTTCTTCATTTTCATTTTCATTTTCAGTTTCAGTTTCATTTTCATTTATAGGCTCAGATTTTTCTTCAACAGCGATATCGATAATGCCCATGATTTTACTACTTGATTTATATACTTTATAACCAGGTATAGTTATATCTTGTTCATAAAATTCAATTGGCGCACCAAGTGTTGGTTCAATAAATTGTATTGTTTTTGTATCAGGTATTAAACAATATAAATATTTACGTTCAACAGATTCATATGATGTTGGATATGATGTTACTTGTTGGGCACCATTAGCGATTGTATAATTGCTAGCTGTGATTTCTTCTGGACCAATTGAAAACCAATATGTTTCAATTTTTATTAAATTAATTAATTCAATTATTAATTTTAATAAATCACCCGTTGTATTAATTTTTAAATTTGATATTTTGCTTTTAATAGCTTCATTAGTAATTAATGGTTCTAAATTAGCATCATTCCAATCAATATCCACTGCATTAACAATACCAGTACCATCATCAGGATCTGTTCCAACTAATCCTTTTACTAACATAGGACTAGCACTTAATTTAATACCTTGTGTTTTTACATTATTAAATATTATGTTATTATTTGTATATTGCATATTAACATTATATCTTATATTTAAGAAACTACAATATTAATTGTACCCATGATTTTACTACTTGACTTATATACTTTATGTCCAGCTATATTTATATCTTGTTCATAAAGTTCAATTGGAGCATTAAGTGCTGGTTCAATAAATTGTATTGTTTTCGTATTAGGTATTAAACAATAAATATATTGTCGTGAATCAGATGTATATGTTGATGGGTATGATGTTGCCTGTTGTGCATTATTAGCAGTTGTATAGTTATCAACTGTAATTGCATCTGGACCAATTGAGAACCAACTTAAATTCCATGAACATGATATATTACATTGAGCTGTCTTAGAACCATCTGATGTTGTACATGTAATAATAGCATCACCAGGAGCAACTGCAGTAACTAAACCTGATGAATTAACAGTTGCAACATTTGTATTATTTGATGACCATGTAACATTTTTATTTGTAGCATTAGATGGACTTACTGTAGCTGTAAGTTGTTGTGTTGAACCAGCACTTGTAAATGTTTTAGTTACAGGTGAAATTGAAACTCCAGTTACAGCAACATTAGTATTCCATTCACAATGTACTGAACATGTTGCAGTATATCCACCATCACTAGTTCTACATGTAATAATAGCATCACCAGGAGCAACTGCAGTAACTAAACCTGATGAATTAACAGTTGCAACATTTGTATTATTTGATGACCATGTAACATTTTTATTTGTAGCATTAGATGGACTTACTGTAGCTATAAGTGTTTGATTTGAATTTGTACTAGTAAATGCTAATGTATTTGTTGAAAGAGTTAAACCTGTTACATGTATTGAAGTATCCCATGAGCATGATACTGCACAAGATGCACTAAATCCACCATCTATAGTCGTACATGATATTGTTGTTGTACCAGTACCAATAGCCGTAACTGTGCCATTTTCATCAATAGTTACAACATCAGGATTTGCTGTTGACCAACGAACTGATGTATTTGTTGCATTACTTGGTGTTATAGTTGGTACAATACGACGTGTTGCATTTTGTGCATTTAATGTCAATACGCCACCTTCAATATCAATTGAAACTCCTGTAACAGCAACAGTTTCTTCAAATTTCTTAATTCTTGTATTTAAATCATTTAATAATGTATGAATAGCCATTATTACTTCACTATATGAAGCTAATGAATCAGCATTATTATATTCTTGTGTCTTATATCCAAATCCAACTAATGATCCAAAATCAATATTTTCAATTGATCCTATCTTACCACCAGGGGTATCATTATAAATAGGATATTGAATATGTGTGCGTTCATACTTACCTGGTTCTTGAGAATGATTAAATCCTGTAAAAATTTGTCCCATTATAATTATTAATTATTGTATTTTTCCATAATAGAATCCATTGAATGCATTTGATTTATAAATTATAAATGTACCGACATTACCTATTTCTATTTCTGATAAGTAAGTAAATGCATTAATATTAGATACATATACATCTTCTTTGTTTTCCTCTTCAGTCCAACAATCTATACGAGGTAAAATAATATTTTTATATTCCTCTGGTATAGCGATATAGAATGGACGATTTGGATTGGCATCAATTAATGATTGTTCTTCAGTATTCCAATTTTTATTACCATTAACATAATCATGCCAATCATATATGATCTCTTCACCTGGATTATTAAAATCAGTTAAATCAGATTGCATAATATTTGAAGGATCTTTAAATCCATAATAAATGAATTTATTTGATGATATACCAGAAACTTTAATACTATATTCTTTTGTTAATGATTCAACTGGTGCTTCTTCTATATTATTTAATCTTCTAAATATTTTAAATGTTAATAAATCTTCAATTGTTGTATTAGGTGGAATAATTCCTATTGAGAATTTTAATGTTGCATATCCTTCATTAATTTGTCCTATTCCATTTATAATATTTACATGTTCACTATTTGATAATAATTTAACATATAAATATTTACCAATTTGTGAAGTTGCATTATTAGGATTTATTGATACAGCTAATTCATATACACAGTTTTGACTTAATTGATTTATATTATTATCACCTAATAATGTAAATAATTTATTTTCAGTAGTATTAAAAATATTAATATTTGTAATTTTAATTGGATTAACAAATAATCTTAAATTTAAAGAAGTATCTATATCATTAGAATAATTTGATTTAAATAAATATTTACCATTATTGATATTAAATGTATCTTCCAATATTTTGTATGTAAATCTATAATAAATATTATGATCATCATTTAATCCATTATTTTCAATGGTTTTATTTTGCAAATTAATTACTTGTGTTGTTGCTCCATTATAATATGTTGTTAATGCAGTAGATATTTGTGATATAGATGTATTTGTATCATTTGAAGTAAATTTAAATATAACATCAAATGTATTATTTTTTGAATCAATAATATATGTTTCATCTGATGTGTCCTCTGTATAAGTTTTTTCAATTAATGTACCTTCAAAATTTGTCCAATATAATGCAATTGGAGTTATTGATGATAAAACATTTGTATCATAAATACCTATTAATCCAGTTTCATAATCAAAATTAAGTTTTAATGTATGATCTCCTATAGTAATAGTTTTATGTAAATCATCAACTCCGATAAATCTTGTATATCTATAACCTTGATGCCATATATTTCTAATATCTCCATTCTTTTCTGTAAAGAATACAGCAAAAGGATATTCAGAAGATAATGCAGAAATAGATGTGCCATAATTTGCTAAATCATCTTCATTAATATTATTAACAAAGATAATTTTTTGTAAATCTGACATATTTGTTAATGATGTATTCATCGTATTATTATATTCGTATTTATATATTTAATAATAAAAAAAATATGATTATATTTGCTTATTTCCATTTTTACCACAATTGTTTAACTTATTAGTTAAATGATCAAAACTATTATTTATATTTATATTTCCATTAACCCAATATAAGTTATTAAAGTCTTCATCATTTAATAATTCATTTGATGTAAATTCTGTTAATTCTTCATAAGTTGAAAAAGAAATATTATATTCCCCATCAATAATTTGTGGATCCTTTTTTAAATTATACATGATATCTAATTCAATTTTTATATCATTTCCATTATATTGGTCAAATCCACCAGCAGCTGAAGTTAATTTATAAACATTATAATAAATGCAGTTATTTTCAGTATTAACAATATTTTTATATGATATCATATTAATATTTTTTTGTACTTTAACTGTGCCAGTCCAATTGAATTTTTCAGAATTATTTTGTATTACATAAATTTTTTGAACAGAAAATACTGAAGGTATAGCTATATATATTTCTGTGAAATATGTATCATCTTCGTGCTTAGTGTCAATATTTTCTAATATAACAGTAGTTTTATCATAATCATTAAAACTATTTAAAGAAATATTATGCTTATAAATTTCTTCATCATAATTAAAACCATAATGTAAATAAAATTGTGGTCGTACATTAATATGATTAATTAACTCAATAACATTATCTTTAATTGCATTACCTGAAGAAGGGATTTTAATACCAAAATTCTTTTCTAAACCAGGGTAGTTTTTATATGACAACTGTGGAGTTCCTTTAACATATATATAGCATTTTGATATAATATCTTCTAAATATTTATTTACATATATTTGTTCATTTTCTTCTAATGATCTAACATATGTTATTGTTCCATATTCATCAGAACTATCTAATACATTTCTTACGTCATCATACTTAACAATTATAGTTTCGTTATCATTAATATTCTTATGTTCAATATACAATTTATCTAATCCACCAGAATCATTTTTTCTAAATTTAATTATTACAGTGATTTCTTTAATGAGATATCCTACTGGTAAAAATATGTCGTTATCAATTGCTTCATTATTATTAATACGAATTTTGACATCAAGTATTTCTAAATTTTTATATTGCGCTTCTTCTCCATATAATATAATATTTTTTGTTAAAATATCATAACCATTTATATTTATTGTAGTTTCACCAATAGGACCACCTTTTTTCTTCACATAATATGTTTCAACATTTTTTGCAAGATTATTGACATCATATTCTATTTTTTCGTTTAATGTTTGATCTTTTTGTTTTAATGAATTGATGTCATTATCATATTTATTTACAATTTTTTCTGCTTTAATTTGCGTAGTTTCATTTGAGAAACCATATCCTGATGCCAAAAATTCATTACCAAGATATACATAATTTTTATTTATTTGACTATTTGAACCTGGTTGATATACAATTAATGATCCGCTATTACCTAAATAGTCTATTGTAGATAAATATTTAGTTACTATACATTTTAAATATTTGTTATTAAATCTAGTAATATCTGTATTTATTTCGTTCATAGTTTAATTTTTATTAATTTTAACTAATGCCATCAACCAAATTTGAATATGATTGTGAAGAAGCAACTGTTTGACTATAATCATATTTAGCAGTTACTGTTAATAAATAATGTTCAGGCTCTCTCATTAATGAAGATCTTAAATCAAATGCTATTGTTTTTGATATTGATACATTTGATGAATTATCATCAGGAACTAAGAAATATTCAAAAAGTAAAGGTACTGACAAAGTTTTGCCAACATCTAATAATTTATATTGATTTGTTTCTTTGCTATCACATAATAATTGATTTCTATTAATTAATTCAGGAATTAAGAAAGCTCCATTATAATCATTTATATTATTTCTTGATAATTTAGATATGAATGAACTCATAGAAATCATATTGCTTAAATATGAATTAGATTCAGATGAATTTGAATTTAAGAAATGTTCATATTTAAGAATATACTGATTATTAGAATTATCGCAATTTTTATAAAGATGTAAATTATTAATCTTTGAATACATTGAATTTGATGATTCTAATGATGCTGTTTGATAAACAACATTATTATTTGCATCTGCACTTAAATATCCCCAATATGTAGATGAATTTACTATACTGGTTCTATTACGATAAGGTAATAATGCTTGCACATTATTTACTCCTAAATATTTTAATAAAGATCCTGTAAATATTGGATTTTCTCCCATAGATATATATTGTGTATCTGAGCTATTTTGTGAATTATCATCATAATATAGAGGCTTATTTGTAAATGGATTATTTTGTCTAAAGTAAATCCATTGACCCATATATTGAGGAGATATACTTTCAGAAGGTATTGAAGAACCTTCAATTAATAATGGAACACGTTCATAATTGCCTATTATATCATCAAAATATTTATTAGTTGATTCTAATAATGTTGTATCTATATTTCCTGAGAATAAACTATATAACTTAATTGGTGATGATCCAACATTTTTTATAATTAAGTTCATTTTCTTTTTAATAAATGTATCGAATGAACCATTAATAAGTTCATTAATAACAACATTATTATTTGTCATACTAGATAATTCAATAGTTGTATTATCCCATTCTAGTAATACAATGTAATTTGAATTTAATTCATTATCAATTGCTGCTTTATATGATGTGATTTCGTTATTCATATCAATAAGTTTATCTTTTAACGATATCAAGTTATTTTCAGCAGTATTAAAACCAGAATATATGTTTTCTGGCATATGATAGAATGTTTGTGAATTATCAATTATTTTATTTGTTACGTGTTCTTCATATCCATCATTAATTAAAGTCTTAATGAATTTTGCTCTAACTACATCATCATCGTTTGTATCTAAGATTGAAGATATTTCTGTAGTTTCTGTAAATTCTGTAGGAAATGAAATAGTTATTTCATTTGACCAAGGTGTATATAAATTGATAAATGGTTGTCCAATATTATATTTGTATCTTATTCTAACGACAACATCTTCACCCTGATTAATTGGGATATCAATTTGATTCCATTTAATAATGTTAGACAATGCATTATAATTTGCATATGCAATTTCATACTTATTTGTAATTGGATCAAATTTTAAATATCTTTCTCTTTCGATATTTGATTGACGATTCCAATCAGTAAATAAGCCATCATTATTATTCAATATTGATGTTGAATTTTTATTTGCTGTTTTATATTTATATTCAATTTCTAAACCAATTAAATCACAGTTATATCCGAATGTAGTATGTAAGAAACTTACAATTGGTGATTCTATTGAAGAATCATATTTATCATTAACATCAGTCAATCCTCTAACTCTATATTTTGAAGAATCTAAACCAATGACACCAGATTTTGCTTGATTGATATTATCAACAATACTTAATAATTGTTTTTCTAATTCAAGTCTTTCATTATAATAATCTGCTAATTTTGATCTTAATGATTCTTGTGAAACAGAAGATTCTTGGCTAAAATCAGTCGTAGTTAATTGAGAATATATTTGGTCTACATTATCTTGTATAGCTCTTAACTGTGAATTAACTTCATTTTTCTGTGAATGTAAATTAATAATGTCTTTAGATGTATCGTCATCAATTAAATGTGAATTAATTCTTGATACATTTAATACTAATTCATCATTAGAATATAATGAACTTGTTACAATTTCTTTAAGTTCATCACTATCTGTTAATCTACGTAATTCGCTGTTTGTAAAATTAGATACTTGTGGATATGATAGTTTTGTAAATCCAACCATCATATCGCCTATGTTCTTACAATATGTATTATAATATTCTATGTATGTAATCTTATTACCATCATTATCTAATATGAAATTATTATTTTCATCTTTCATATAGATTGTATTCAAATCTAAATGAATAGCATCAGAATATGTACTGCGAACATTATTATAAATTGTTGAAATGAATAAAATTATATTTGGATTTTCTTCTAATGGTACATCTATATAATGATATTCTGAATAAGATTCATTATATATCTGTAAAAACATTTCAGAATTATCGTCATATTTCTGTAAATTGATATGTCCTATATATTCTTCTAAAGTAACAACATATTCATTTTGATCATTATTATTTGAACTGTTATAAATTGTTTTAACATCTTTTACTTTATATACAGCATATTCATTAGATAGACATAAGAAATCACCTTTACGAATTATATATTGAATTGATTGATCATCCTTATCATAATATGTTAAAGTATCTAATCTTAATTGATAATCATAACTTGATGAGTTTTCATTATAGATTTTATTAACTTCATTAATTTTAAAAAATGATTTATATCTATCAATCTTTAAAGGCAAATCAATAATTGTATCATATTCCTCATAATCAACTCCAACACTTTTATTAAATAATGCACTTTTAATATCTGCATATGAAGTATAGTCTTTTAAATAAGTTGCATCGCTTTGATTAAACAATACAATTTTTTTCATTAAGACTTTATTAATATTATCTGGTAAGTTTGCTAAATTCAATCTAATATATGTTTTAGGATTAACTAAATCTTTAAATATGTTATTGTCTTTAACATTAAATCCTATATTGTTAATATTATCAATTGTAGGCTGTAAAGGAGCATTATTAGATTTAACTAATGAAAGCTTATACATATTTGAAGTCTTTTCAAACCAAGCTTCACCAGATTTAGGAATAGTGAATAAATTAGATATAATGTTATCTAATTGTTCTACTTTATTTTCAAGATATAATAATGATGGAATTTTAACCGTTGATACAGCGTCATTATTTGTATTTATTAAATTAATTGATATATCAGACGCAGTAGATGATAACGCAGTATTTAATGCAGTTATCATGTTAACTGCATTTGACATCATTTTTTCTAATTTTATATAATATTCTTTAATAGAATTATTGTTCTCCATTAATTAAATTCGTACATATATTTAACCTACACTTGACCATTTAAGATTAATCAAACTTTGTTTTATTGCAGTAATTTCTGCTTTTAATTCTGAATCCATTTGTAATAATCTATTATCAAATGAATCCATACGACTATCTGTAGCAATGTTATTTATTTTTGTTTCTAAACTGTTTATACGTTCGTTTAATGCATTAATATTATAAGATATATCTCCAAACTTATTAAGAACATTATTCATTTTTGATAATACTTCAGCAAATGTACTAAATTCATTTAATGAACTTTTGCTTGTATCATTATCTTTATTTAAAATATTTGAATAAGGAAATGGTTTGAATTGAGTACTTATTAATAATGACCATGATGGATATAAATTTAATTCAACATCTTTTATTAAATCAATAAATGTGTCATTTTCAAAATCAGCATATATCCATATTCCAAATGGAACATCATAAATACTATTATAGTTATTAACAATATCTAAATATTGAACATCGTTTTCATCAATTTTTGGATCTAAAATATTTATGTTTGATTCTTTATCAACATTTATATAACTAAATAAAGGAATAATTACATTAAATGACAATGTTTTAGATGATGATTCTTCATTTATTTTCTTATATTCAATTCTAGAATATTTTGGGTTATATGAATATGTGTGTTCACTGTCAAATATAGGTGTAACATCCGCATATTCACTTAATGTCATATTATCGTTTTCCCAACCATAAAGCTTATTTATTTCGCTTGTAGTACAAGTTAAAACATTATCAGAACTATAAGGCTTAATTATTCCTTCATAATATTGATTTGTATTTATATTACATATAATATCAGTATAAGAACCATTATAATCATATTCAGTAACATCTCCAATATATCTGATTAGTCCTTCAATTGAATCATTATTATCTTCAGTATTTACTTCACAATTTTCATTTAACGTATATTCTCCATTATTATATGATACTACTTTAGTAATTGCTTCCAATAAATATGATAAAGGATATATAGATTCAATATTTTTATCTTTGTTTACTAAATCATCTCTTAATGTTGCTAATTTATTTTCATAATATGCTGATAAATATTTAATAAAATTAGCTTTTGTATTTGCATTTAAATTATTAATTTTTAAACATAAAAATTTATCAGGAAATAATTTTGTATTAATACTTAAAAAATTTCCTGTTAATGCTTCAGTATAATTGCTAAATGTTAAAAATTTACTATCAGGTCCTGAAGTATAAAATAAATTTGTTTTACGTTTCATTACAATAACATACTTTATAATTTATATATAAAAATAATATTGGATATATAAATTTATAGTATTTTTAACAATTATTTAAATATCTATAAATTGAAAATACTTACTTATAAAACTATTTAATATTAAATTTTATTAATAAGAAATTGACTATGATTTTAACAGTATTTGATTTAGAAACAACAGGATTAGACAGAACAAAAGATCAAATTATACAATTTTCAGCAATTAAGATAAATACTGAAACAAATGAAATTCTAAAAACATTGGATTTGTATATTCAACCAGTAGGAAGTTATTCAATATCTATTGCGGCTTATGCAAAACATCATATTACACCAGAATTTTTAAAAGATAAACCACATTTATCTGAAGTTGCTAATGATATTATTGGATTCTTTGGTGATGATGCAGTATTAACATATAATGGAAATGGTTTTGATATTCCATTTCTGAAAGCTGAATTGAATAAATATGGATATGATATTGATTTTACTAAACGTAAGTGTTATGATGCATTCTTAGAAGAGAAACGTCGTAATGGAATCAATCTTGAAAATACATATAAACGGTATAAAGGAAAGACCATGGTTGAATCTGGTCTTGAAGCTCATAACGCATTATCAGATATTAAAGCCACATACGCCGTATTTTTTGCACAACAAAAGATACAAGAATATGGACCAGAAAAAATGTATGGAGAAGATAATGTAATTTCTGAAATAGATTTTGATGGAAAATTAACACCATGTTTTAATCTTGGCAAATATCGTAATGTTTCATTGGAATATGTTGCACAACATGATCAAAATTATTTGCAATGGTGCATATCTGATAAGTGTAACTTTATGAATTCAACAAAAGATTTTATTAAAACTTATATTAAATGATTAATTAGAAAACCATATAAAATAGTAATAATTTCAAGTTTATGAAAATTAATGAATTAATTAAGGCAGTAACAAAGGATTATATGCCTATCAAGAAGAAGGTAATGGAGGCACAAAGAGAAGGTCTTACATTATCAGTTACAGATGAGCAAACTTATTTTGAGTTAAATACTACTCTTGAGCTTTATAAGATTCTTAAGGGAGCTTTTATGGAAGAAATCACAAAGAATAAGGAAGTTTTTCCGGTAATGTTAGCAGAAAAACTTATTACTACCCATCAAGAAGATGCAGAGAAGGATGGTAAGACTATTAAAGTTACAGTAGTTAATGAATCTATGGACTATCAGATTGATAATCTTCCTGAGAAGTTCCAGAGAACTGTGATTGAAAAAATGGTAAAAGCTCATAAAGAAAATCTTAATAATTATAACAAGCCTGGTTATGAGGATGCACTTCGTAAAGAAGCTTTTGAATTACAAGTACTTGAACAATTCTTACCAAAGGAAGCAACAAAGGAAGATATTTTGAATTATATTAATGAACATTATCCTAATGGTGTTGATCAAAAGTTGATGGGTAAGACAATTGGTGAAGTTAAGAAAGCTTTTGAACGTGTTAATGGACAACTTGTTGCTGAATGTGTAAAATCTAAAATTGCCTAATTATGACATTAAATATTGATGATAATTTGGTTAAACGAATTGTTTCATTAGCTGATGAATATGATAAAATGCTCGATAATGGAGCAAATGACTATTCAGATATCGGGGATACTTGTATTGACATTGTTTGTGATTTATCTAACTTAATTAAATCTTCAAATAAAATACAACACATTGATAATAATAGATTTAAAATTTATCATTGGGAATTTTATGTTGAAACAACTGATGACGATTATACAGTTTATGTATATGAAACTCGTTCTGGAGATGTAATTGGTTCTTTACCTGATACCAAATCATTGGCTGAAATTGAACAATTTTTAAGTCAAGATTTTACTGAAGATGAAGTATTTAATTGGATAGATAATAATATAGAGTATATTTAATGAAAGTATTTGATTTAATTTGTGAGTTAACTCATTTTGACCCTTATTGTGAAGTATATGTACAAGATAAGAAAGGTGATTATGAGGCTTTATCAAGAAAGCATTTAGGATGGGATGGTGATGATGGTGATGGCGTAGATACAAATCCTGAAAAATATCGTTCATCAAAATTATTTATAACGATGTGTAATCCAGAAAGTTAAAAATAATATGACTGCAAGAGATTATATTTGGAAAAATTGTAAAGTAATTGGACAACATTTTGAATCATGGGGATATAGCCGAGAAGGTTATGTTGATGATTATGGAATGAGTCGTAATGAAATCTTTACAATGTTGGATATGATTAAAGATGGTAAATTAACATTAGAATAGATTTTCATTATGCCAGAAGTAATTGGATTCGTTAAAAAACAAAATAGTTATAAACACCGAAAGATTTGTTCGCATTGTGGAGCAATAGTTGAATTTTTTGATACAGAAATTATTATTGATGCAATGGGTATGTGTGTTGTTTGTCCAAATTGTAACCATGACATAAAATTTTAATGAAAAATATTGATAAAATTATGGAAGAAGATTGGTTACCAAAATCTCTTTTAACAAGTGAGCAATTTGAATATGTAAAAACTATAAAATTAAAACCCCAAGCAATAAAATATATAAAAGAAAATACTGATTTAGGTCTCAAAGAATCAGCATTTTATTATGATATGTATATAAATAAAAAGAAAACAATATGACAGTAAAAGAACTTAAAGATATTTTAAATGAATATGGGGATGAATATGATAATTGCTTAGTAACTTGTTATTGTACTTCTCCTTGTATTGGATATGCAAATGTAGTTAATCGTGCTTATGTTGGTAAGACATATGTAAATAAACCATCTAATTGGGATTATACGCATAATGATAAATTTTGGCCTATCTTAAGAACTTTACAATTACAAATAGAAATTCCTAAGTATGACCTTGATAAGTATGATTTAGAGGAAGATGAAAAACAATAAAGAATGAAAAAGGAAGATTTAATTGGAATGATTGCTAGGACTGATTGCCAAATGTATGATAGAGGTCCTATTATAGATATTTTTAAAGATGAAGATGGTGATTTAATGATTACTATCGACGATCCTTATGAAGGTCATGAAACTAATCCAATTACTGAAATGATTATTGAATGGCCTTATGCAAATATTTGGGAATTCGATTATGGAAATAGTAATTATGAAGATTTAGATGCTATTAGACATGACACATTTATATGTGATGCAAAATTTAACGAAGATATAGTTTATGAAATGCTTAAAGTTGCATATTGGGATGATAGATATCGATATATGAAGATTAGTAATTTAAAAATTAAATCATCGTTAACACATGATATACCTATGAGAAAATTAACAAATAAATATAATATAAGTAATATAAAACCTAATAATTCGGAATTGTTATGATTGATTATTCAAATGGTTATCCAGTGCAGATAACAACAAATGTTACAAAAGATACACCTTGGCTTGATATTTTAACAAAAGCTCCATATATTAAGCCTATTGTTGAAACTGGTCTTAAAAAATGGAAACCATCAAATTGGAAAGGTCCATCTCCAGAAAATTATAAGGATGAGGAGTATAAAAATGTATTTTTAAAGTTACGTTTTCATAATCGTATTCCTGACGAACATTATTTTACAATTTTAGATAGATATATTGTCAAATATGAATCTGATAGAGATTTTAGAAAAAAGATTGATGAATATATTGAAATGACTAATGGTCTTTGGAAACATCCTACAAATGATATTAAATTTAATAAATCAGAGTATTTTATTCCAAAAGTTGAACGTACTGAATTTGGAAAAAAATATTATGAATTAGAAAATGAACTTATTAAAGAATTTTCTAAAATATGATAAATGAAAATAAAACACATATAAAAGCCATAGCTCAGGTACTTTGTATCTGGGCTATACTTGGTTTAATTTGGTATTTAATAACTTTATAATATGAAAACTTTAACACAAATAGAAGTAGGTAATACTGTAAATTTACCAAAACGTGAACAATTAAATATATTTGCACATGACGGCGAAGGAATTCTAAATCGCATTCGAAATGAATGTAATTATAATGAATGGGGTACATTAGAATCTTCAACAGCTATTCGTGCTATAGGGACATATATTAGTGATGTTAATTTAAATACTGAAGATAGAATTTATAGAAATATTGAAAAATATATTGATGCTAAATTAACCAATGCATTAGAAAGTATGCGAGACTGGATAGTTGAAGATTTTAGTAGAACTGTACAAGATTGGATAGAAAACGAATTTGCACCAGATTTAATAGAAAATATAAAAGAACGAATGCAATCTGAAAATTTTAACGTTGATGAAGATATTAAATCAGCATTAAAAGATTGTGTTAACAAATATCGTTAATATTCTTTAACAAATTTTAATAATATATAATAGTAATAAATTTCTATTTTAAATTAAATTTAAACTATAATATAAATGAATAATTTTGATTTAACAAGAGAAGACGTATTAGCTAAAGCAGTTAAAGATTGTTATAGAGAAATGTTTGCAAAAGCTCAACCAACCGCAGATTGGGATTGTCTTATTGCAGAATATAAAGCAGGTAAAATTGATGAAAAAAATGATGGCCCAATATATGATAGACATTATTTATCACATGAAGAATATAAGTATATAATAGATAAATATATTGATGCTTATCGTATTGCTCCTGAATTTAAGGAAGATATTGATATTCTAAAAAGTTATTTGCTAAAAGGTGGATCAAAAGATAAATACATTGAATCTTATACTGATAAATATGGTAATTACCACCCAGGAACTCGCGGATATGAAAAAGTAAAACCATTAAAGAAACATATTTACGATATCATATATGGAGAATATGATGGTAATGGTGAAATAGCTAAGGGTGTTACAGATAAAGTATTGAACAAAGTTATTGAACTTATTAATGCCTGTCAAGATTTTTATTCATTTAATATAGATGAACAAAAATTTATAAATACATTAACAATGGGAGCAACACCAACACCAAATGCAGAAACTGTTAAGAAATGGTGGAAAGATCATTATAATGTTGATATTGAAATAGAAGAACGTAATCCTTTGCTTCTTTGGGAAATGGATTATTATGGAGATAACTTTGAAGAAGTAATGGAAGAAGAATATGGAAATAATTGGAAGGATCAATGGAATAAAAAATGGGAAGATCAAAAAGCTCAAAAGAAAGCCGAATACGAAGCATTATTAAAAAAGATAGAAGAGAATGCAGGAAATAATAAGTAAAGAAAAATTAATATCAGCAGGATTTGAAGATATTACTTATGATTATGAAAAACAATTTCATAAAAAATATGATGGTTTAGATGATTATGTATTATTAAGACGTTGGACAAATGACGTCGATAATAATCCTGGCAAAGTATTGAAACTTGATATTGATAATGGATTAACAAATAGTGGTCGTGCTTGGCATATTCATATTGATAATTGTGATTGTTGTTCAATAGGTTCTGCTGATTTAGATAGTGTTGAACAATTTAATAAATTAATGGAAGTATTTGAAAGTAATTTTAGACTATGAGATATGCAACAAATAAATACTATGAAGTATTAAATGGCAAAAAAGTTATATGTGTAGATTTTGATAATACTGTTTGCCTTGATGAATGGCCTTATGTTGGTCCTATTATACCTGGAGCTATAGAAGTTTTAAAAGCTTTACAATCAGAAGGTCACAAAATAATATTATATACACAACGTTCACATTCATATCCAATATGTTGTAATGAATTAGTTGAATATTCAAAACAAAATTATGGAATGGATATGGGTGTTGTAGATATATTATCACCAGCTATTAAAATATTTACAGATAATGGAATATCATTATGGGGTATTAACGCAAATAGTCAATGGGAAAAATATACTGGAGATAATTCACGTAAAGTATTCATGGATTATTTGATTGATGATCATGCAATGGGAACAGATAGATTATTTGTCAAAAATTCAAAAGGTGAAACCTGTAAAATTGTAAATTGGCAATCTATTGATGAATGGTGTTTAAAGGAATGTTTATATAATGAACATGCTATAAAAAATAAAATGAATAGTGCAGATACATATATTTATTTTAGGAAGTATGCTGACAAATTTAAAAATTCGTAATAATTATTTTTAATAAAACAATTTATTAAATATAATTTTTACAAAATCAAAAATGAAACAACAGCAAAAAATACCAGGCATTCGTTGCCCACATTGTGGAAACTTTATTCCAACTTCCATTCAACAGATTTTATTTTCTGGTTGTTTGTTTTGTCCAACTTGTGGACTTAAGCTTAATATAGATAAAAGAAAATCTGATAAAGCTTTAAAAACTTTACAAAAGGTTGATGAAGCTCAAAAAAGAGTAGAAGACGAATATAAATTTTCAAAATAAATATGCAAACAGATATGCAATCAATCATAGATTTTATATTAAAAGAAGAAAGAATTAAAGAAGAAATAGCTTTACAGAAATATTTTGAACAAAAAGGAGAACCTATTGATGATCAATGGCTTAATGATGAAAAACCAGTAATGACAAAAGATGGTCGTCAAGTTATTGTAACAAAAATTGATTTAGATGAGGTTCCAAATATTATACATGGTAAAGTAAAGATACAATCTAAATTAGTAGAATATGAATGGCTTGATGATGGCACTTGTCAAAAAGCCATAGATCAATTTGGTAATCCTAAAAAACCAGTTGAATCAGATAATTTAGTTAAGGCAAATTGAAATTTTTGTTAAAACTGTATCTATATTATTAATATATTTTAACATAGAGATTTAATTAACATATTGTTTAACCGAGCTTAATTTGCTAGGCTCAAAAAATAAAAATACATGGCAAATAATACAAATAAACAACGTCTTTTAACTTACGCAGATATTAATAGTGATAGTGAATTTCCATTTTTCAAGAATGATGCTGAACGTATTCGTTATATGAAGAAAGCTTATGGAAATATGTCATTAGCAAAGTCATTCGCAATTTATTATGGAATGGAAATATCTCCGGAAGTTAAGCAAAATAAAGCAATTAATAACGTACAACTTATTGAACTTGGAAAGATTTATTCTGGAACAGTTAAGTCATTTGGAAAGAATGGAATTGTATTCGATGTACCTGGTGTAAAGGATGAAATTATTTCTAAGGAAAACTTTAATGATTGTGCAACAGCTATTAATAATTATTTAGCACAACATAACAATAAGTTACTTTTTGAAGTACGTGAACATAAAGATAATAAGTACATTGTATCTGTAATCAGTGCTTATTATAATCAATGGACAAATACAATTAATAAAGCAATTCAATTTGAGCAAGGTATTAAAGTTCATATTGATTCACTTGTAAAAGGAGGATATATTTGTCATACTGATATTACTCCTATATGTCAATTAACCGGAAAAACATATACACATTCAGTATTCATTCCAGGTTCACATATTGTTCTTAATATTGAGCATGATTTTGAAAAGTGGATTGGCCAGGAGGTAATGATTGTACCACAAAAGTTCGTAGAATTTAGAAAGGATATTAAGACAGGTTTAATTGAGAACTCATTAGTTGGTTCACGTAAGAAAGTACTCCAAATCTATGGAACTAATAATATTCATGAGATTTATGGAAAATGGTTACTTGCTCAAAAGGATGAACGTGTTACATATACTAAAGAAACTTATAATGGTACAGTAACAGGTATTATTAATTCATCTAATAAGACTGGTATATTCGTTGAATTGGATGATAAGTTTATAACTGGTCTTATGCCAATAGATGCAATTGATTTGTTGGAATATAAACCTGGAGATCATATTAAGGTACGAATTTCTGAATTTGAGGTACAAGAAGGAAAGGATCCATTTATTTATAATAAGAAGGGTCAAATTCTAAAAAGTAATGTAAGACCAGTTTTTGAATTAGCATAAATATAGGACTATAGTCATAATCATAATTAAAAAATATATTTTTATTATGAGGCGAGAGGTAGATTTGTTGAGAAACAAGTCTACCTTTATTTTTTCTTATATATTTTTTAAATATTATTTGAATTTTTTTAAATATGTTCTATATTATATTGTAATCAAACAAATATTAAATATGGAAAAAAATCTTACGATTCATTTTGAGAATGTATCTGCAATGTGTTTGTATGAGTGGGAAATGTCTGGTCAGATTTCAGATGGTAAATATGAAAATTCACGCCCTTATGATCATTGGAGATGGGTATCTGAGATTTCAAATATGATTGTAGATGGAAAGAAGGGTATTGAAGGTTATTCAATGTTTCGTCCAACTGCATGGAGTGGATTCTTTACTAAGAGGTACAATCTTAATGAATGGTTTTCAAAATATATTCGTGGGTGGAGAAAGAATAATAAACATGATTATATGTGGGCAACACGAATTATTGCCTTTGGTAAGTTTGGAAAGATTTATACTGGACTTACATATGAACAACTAATTGAACTTGGTGAAATTCGTATTCTTCTTGAAGATTTACAGATGAAGATTGAAGAAGGTGAAAAGGATCCTGGGGTACTTTTCAATAAGGTAACAGATTTTTCTACTCATGAATGGCGGAAGAAGTATTATGAAGACTGTAAAGATTATTTTACACTTGATTTTGTAAAGAAGTTCATGGAGCTTAATTATGATATTAAAGAATGCAAGGCAGATGTAATTTCAATGCAGGAATCAATTAACACAGTATTTACTAATAATTATAATTTTGGAATTTAAATAATTAAAGATTATGAATATTATTGAAACACTCCCAAAGACATTTAACTATAATGAAACAATGTATACATTGTCAATGCATGTAACTGCATTCAATAGACTTTGTATCTGTTATAGAGAAATGCTAGGTAATCGTAAAATTCTATGTTCAGTATGTGTAGAACCAGAAAATAAACCTGTTAAAATTGAACATACAATTGGCACTATTAATGAATATGTTGGTAATGCACGTTCATTAGATGATGCAGCAGAAATGCTCAATAATTATGTAAGAAATACATATAATATTTGAATTTCAATAAAGATGTACTATATTTAATTTGTTAAATCAAACAAATAATAATATGTGTGAAATAGGAATTAAATTTTCAAACATCGAGTATTATAATAAAGAAATGCAAAAGGGTATGGCAGATAAATTATTTTTCGTAGAACGACTACCGAAGAATCAGAATTATATGTTTGTTGATTTTGGATGTGCTGATGGTAGTATGATTAATGCATTGGCATCTATTTATAAAGACAATCCTAATAATGTTTATGTTGGCTACGATATTTCAGATGAAATGATTAAGTTGGCAAAGACCAATTATAATGGACCAGTTAATGCTAATGTAAGGTTTACAACTAATTGGGATGAATGTAGACAGAGTGGCAGTTCTGTATTTGTTAATCGTAAGAAAGTACTTATTTTATCTTCAGTAATCCACGAAGTATATTCATACGGTACTGAAGAAACAATATGTGAGTTTTGGGATCATGTACGATATTCTGGTTTTGATTATATCATTATTAGAGATATGTGTCCAGCTAAGGATATTAACAGGGATGCTAAAAAGAGTTTAACAAATGCAATTGAAAGAAATTGTAATATATCAATTGGACAAGTTAAAGAATTTTCAGAGATTTGGGGAACATTAACAAATAATAAAAATGCTATTCATTTCCTTCTAAAATATCGTTGGAAGGTAAACTGGGATCGTGAAGTACATGAAAACTATTTTCCTATTTATGTAGAGGATCTTGTTGAAAAGATTACATGTACTGGTGCAGGATATAAGATTGATTATCTTGATAGATTTAGAGTTCCGTTCCTTGATAAATGTATTAAAGAAGACTTCAATATTGAGCTTAATGATTTCACTCATATTAAAGCAATCTTTTCAAAAAAACAGCTTGCTCCTGTTGAGGATGATGATTTAGATAACTTTTAATTTTAATTAATATGGAAGACGATTGGAAAGGATTTTTGAAAACAATGATTATTGTATTACCAATTTCCATTGTATTTTGTTACTTTATGAATAAATGTGCAGATAAGAATCGTGCAGATCATGAACGTAATGTTAGATATGAAATTGAAATTATTGATAAGTATGACTGTATTGGGAGCAATTGGCATCTAGTAGGTGGACGATCATCTGAACAAGAATATCATGTAGTATATAAAGTTACTCCTCTAACACCGCAAGCAGAAAAAGAATATTATGGGGATGGAGAAGAAGATGATGAAGTTCAATATAAAGAATACCGTAAACTAGAAGTTGGCAAAAAATTTAGAGGTGAAGCTAAAGATATTAGATTTTATAATTTTAATTAAGCAATATGATAATTGGAAATTTTAAACTTACAAGAGTATTAAATGGCCAAAAAGATTATAGAGGTGAACCATTATATGATTATGTATTAGCAAATGACGAATATAAAAAATACTGTGAATATGGTTCAAAGTATTATTTTATTGAAGCACCACAGAAAAAGAATGGTGTATACAGAATAGTATGTGGTTATGTTAATTTTAGCAAAGAAATAGGTGGGACTGGAGTTACTGGTGAATATGTAAAAAATCATAGATATGCATCTCAATGGCTTCAAGATTTTGTTCCTTATTATGGTGATAAAATATCTAAAAACTACTTTAAAGTTGATTGGGCATATAATGTTGCTATTTTTGAAACATTAAAAGAAGCACAAGAAGTATGTAATCTATTTAATAAACAATTAAAGGAAAAAAGAGAAAAAGAAGAAAAACAAAAGGATATTGAAGAATATAAAAGATTAAAGGAAAAATTAGGAATGTAATTATTCATATATTATTTAAATTATTTCATAAAGATACTATATTATTATTGTAATTAATAAATTTGAATTAATAAATAACATGCCAATTATTTATCCTAAAAAAATTCGCGATAGATTTAACGATATTAATTTAGAATTGCTTAAACAGGCAATTTTAGATGATGGGTTTGAATATGTAAGAGATGGCGGTTTTCGCCCTGAGGATCCACCATTCACATTTTCAAATTATTTGTTTTATCATAACCCTACAACTAAAATGTCAATTCGTGTAGGATATAATTATCCGTTCTTGGGTAAATATGATAGAGTATTTGAAATTATGTGGGCTAATGAGGGTGATAAATGGTGGAGAGATATTACTCCTGATTGTAGAAAGAAAAAATGGAGAAAGATAATGAGGTCATATAATAATTAAAATATGAATACGATTTTAAACATAATTAAACTTCTTAGAAATATTATTCACAATACAATCAATTGGAATGTTTGTAAACAAAATAATTACACTTATTTCGATATGATTCAGTACGAACTTAATAATTATAATAAACGTAAAAATAATTAAAATATGAAGGTATCAATTATTGGAGCTGGTAATGTAGGCGCAACTGCAGCTATGAAGATTGCTGCTGCTGATTTTGTAGATGATGTAGTACTGCTTGATGTCAAGGAGGGTGTTGCAGAGGGTAAGGCAATGGATATTATGCAGTCATTGATGATGACTGATTCTAACACTATTGTTCGTGGTACTACTGGAGATTATTCAATGACTGCTAATTCTGATGTTATTGTTATTACTTCTGGTATACCCCGTAAGCCTGGTATGACACGCGAGGAACTAGTTGGTGTCAATTCAAAGGTAATGACAATGGTTCTTGATGGTGCGACTAAGTATTCTCCTAATGCTATCTTTGTAGTAGTATCTAATCCTATGGATACGATGACTATGATGGCTGTCAATTATCTTGGTAAGGAGAATTGGCGTAAGGTTATTGGTATGGGCGGTATGCTTGACTCAGCTCGATTTGAATACAATATTCGTATGAAGCTTATTAATCGTTTTGGATTTGGTAAGTATGATATTGTTGCAAAGGTAATTGGTGGACATGGTGATACTACAATGATTCCTCTTGTTGAGAAGGCAACTGTTAATGGTAAACCTCTTACAAGTTTCTTTACTGATGAGGAGATTGCGGATGTTGTTGAGAATACGATGAAGGGTGGAGCTATTCTTACGAAGATGCTTGGAACTTCTGCTTGGGAGGCACCCGCGCAGGGAATCTGTGAAACTGTAAAGATGATTGCTTTTGATGAGAATACTCCTGTTGCTTCTTCAGTTTACCGCAAGGAGTTTGATCTATGTATTGGTACTATTGTAACAATTGGAAAAAATGGAATTAAAGATTTGGTTCCTGTAGTACTTTCAGACGAAACAAAAAATAAGTATAATGTATCCATTGAAGCTGTTAGGAATGTAAATTCCGCACTTTAATACAGTTTATTGATTTTGATTACACTGGAGCAGGGATGTTGTGAAACACTCCTGCTTATTTTTAAATTATATAACAATATGAATCAAATTATATTAGAACAAACTTGTGAAGCATGTCCTGAACAATATTGGGCATATAAAGGAAAGCATCGAATTGGTTATATCAGATTGAGATGGGGTAATTTTACATGTCATTATTTACCAACAGAAAATTTATCAGATAATGATATTAAATTAGTTGATCATATATTTGAAAATGACGAATACAAAGGATGCTTCGATAATGATGAAGAGAGAAATTATTGGTTGGAGAAATCCAAACAAGAATTACTTAATTACTATAACAAAAATAAATATAATGCATCTAATGAAGCTGTATAAAAAGTAAATGAGACTTTGTAATAATACTTAATTTATATAAATTTGGATAGGGTCGCCTGTGAAGGTAGCCCTATTTTGTTATTCTAATTTTTACATAAAAATCTAATATTATATTACATTATAGATGTAAGAAATACATATATTATTTGAATTTTTTATTAGATGTACTATATTAATATTGTAATCAAACAAATATAAACAATATGATAGTTACAACTGCTTGGATTGAGAAGAATTACAACAAGTTCAATAATCTGTATTGGAACGGTTTATTACCAAATATTAAGTTTAAGACTTCTCGCACAAAGCATACATGGGGTTGCGCGTATTATCGTTATGATTTTGCTAACGATACAATTATTCCCACAATGATCGCAATGTCTAACTATTATGATTCTGATGAGGTTGTTAAGATTCAAACACTTCTTCATGAAATGATTCATATCGCAGATTATACATTCCATCCTGAGCATTATATTCGTAATCATCGTAAGGTTACTGCTCGCGAATATGATGCTCATGGTTATTATTTCAGAGGTGAAGCTGCTCGTCTGTCAAGGGAATCTGGTTACAAAATTACAAATCATGTTACTAAAGAGGAGATGGGTATGTCAAAGCTTTCTGATAATTCTGTTCGTTGTATAGAAAATAAAAAGAATAATGCTTTGGTTTGTGTAATTCGTGGTACAAATGGAATGAATTTTCTGTTTAAGACTGATATTTATAAAGTAAAGAATCTTCATAAAGAACTTCCACATTATATTTTCTACGGAATCGGTGAATTCCGTTCGGCAAAATTTTATACATTTGAAGATGAGAAATTAGCTGCTAAGAGAAGTTGCTATAGAAATCTTCGCGGCAGATTTATGAATAATATTGAACTGATGAATAAATTACAGAGTATTAAGGCAACAGAATATATCTTTTAATAAATAAAATAATATGAAACAGAGAAATTTGAATCACAAGAGGGTAGACGTATACAAAGTAACTTACAATCCACGTTTTAATAATTTTATTATTGCACAGGATTATCTGTTTGAGGATATTATCAAATTTATTTATGAAATTAATGGAAAGAAATTTGAGAAATATATTCCAATGAAATATATTGGACCACATCTACAAAAGAAAATGTTTTGGCATACTGATGAGCAAACTCTATGCCGTGAATTTAGAGGTGCTGCTTATTCAGTTAAAGCTGATGTAATTTTCAATTATTAAGTCAATTAAATATAATTATATAGTATAATAAAACCTAGTAATCTCATGATTACTAGGTTTTGTTTTTTTATTATTCTGGATCATATTCTATGATTTTTTCTAAATATTCTGGATGTTCTGTTTCAATATATTCATATAAAGAATCTTCAGTATTATAAATTGTATCAAAACCAATTAATGCAGCTAAATATTGTTAAATATTTCATAACATGATTGATTAAATATTATTATGTTAATCGTTTATTTCTATATTATAATGTACTATATTTAATTAATAAGAATTTTTAAAACGGGATGTTCTCCCGTATCTCTTATATAAAGAGATTTACGATAAATATATTTAACAATTTGAATGATACTTGATAGAACATGGAACAAGAAGGAACAAAAATTAGTTATTTCATACATTGATAAATTAGGAAATAGACAATTTTTTCAAAAATATATTCATCATATTAAATCTTATGAATATGCAAATGATGGTGAATATGAAACATGGGATGGAAAACGTTGTAATAAAATTTTTAAAGATACATTAGATTATACACCTAATGAATTTGAACTTTTGGAATTTATGTATGAATTACCAAAAGATATTAATCAACAATTACATGCACAATATTTTCCAAAATTATATTTTTTTGATATTGAGACAGAAATAAGTTCTGAATTTCCTGATCCAGAGAAAGCAGATCAAAAGGTTACAGCTATATCTTTAGTTGGTCCAGATTTAAGCTGTATTGTATATGGACTACATAATTTGTCGCAGGAACAAGTAGAATTATTTAAAAAACGTTATTTAGATTGGCTTTCTGAAAATGAATTTGCTTCAACTTTAATACAAAATAATGGTTGGAAACCTAAAGTATTATATCAATATTTTCCAACTGAGGAAGCAATGCTTGAGCATTTCTTTACGATTATAATACCAAAAATTGGTTGTTTAGCAGGATGGAATTCATATGGATTCGATATGCTGTATATGACGACACGTCTTAATAAGTTATTTGGAAGAAATGTGGCAATGAATATTATTCGTAAGTCATCTCCAACTGGTGAAATTAAAAGATATTCATGGGAAGATATTTCTGGTGAAAAGAAATATTTCTTTGGTCCTGCACACTCAATATTATTGGACTACATGGAGATTGTAAAACAATATGATTATATATTAAGGCCATACGAATCATATTCTTTGGATTGGGTTGGTAACGCTGCAGTTAAAGCTCATAAGATTAAGTATAAGGGATCATTGCAAGATTTATATGAAAGGGATCCTGAGTGGTATTATTTCTATAACGCAATTGATAGTTGTATCGGTGAATTAATTCATTATAAATTAAAGGCTATTGAATCTCCTTGTGCAGTGTCATCAGTAACATTGGTATCATTACAAGGAGCATTTGGACAGGTTGCTTTAGGTACTGCAAATGTATTTGAAGAATTCTATTCTCAAGGAAAGAAAATTGTTTGGGATTATGATGCTATTGAAAGAGTAAAAGTACCTTATGAAGGTGCATTCTGTGGATGTGTACCAGGTCGTTATGAATTTACTGTTTGTGATGATTTTGCATCCCTATATCCTTCACAGGTTCGTACTTGTAATCTTTCATTTGAGAATTTATATGAAAAGAAAGTTGGCCCAGATAGTTTTGGTAGATACACAATAGCTAAATGGTCAGAACAAGAATTAGATGAATTTAGAAAAGATCCTAATTACTTTGTTACTGTTATGGGTAATGTATATAAGAATGATAAAGACTATACATTCCGTATCGTGCAAGCAAAACTTAAGGCTAATAGAGATAAATATAAATATACAGGTCAGAAGTTAGATTCTGAAATGCTTGTAGAGATTGATAGATTAATTGCAGGCAAGGAAGGAGAACCAATGAAGTTCCATGATGATGTAATTAATCTTATGAATGAAAAGTTCCCAGGTAAGAATATATATAACATGTCTATTGATGAATTAAAGAAATTCAGAATAGATGTTGAAGATTTACGACATGAATATTCATTACTTGAGCTAGCTATGAAATTATTAGGTAATGGTCTTTATGGTTGTTGTGCAAATAGATTCTTCTATTTCTATAACATGGCTTTAGCTGGTGATATTACTGGTGAATGTCGTAATCTTACAAAGACTATGTGGAATAATCTTGAATATTTCTTCCATGAAACACTTTGGGAACGTAAAGATCTTTGGGAAAAATTTGATTTTAAATTAGATGAATCTAAACATGATTGGTATCGCAAACAACCTATTAGTGTATATTCAGATACAGATAGTATTAGAGAAAATAGTTTATTATTAATTAAATACCAACAACAACTTTTAAAGGTAACAATTAAAGATTTATTTAATTATAATTATAAGTTTACTGGAGTATTTAATTATGATTCAAAAGATTCTTCTAAAGAAATAACACCAGGATTAAAAGATATTGAGGTACTTAATTATACTAAAGAAAAAGGATTACATTTTGTACCAATTAAATATATTATGAAACATAAAGTTTCTAAAACACAATTTAAAATAAAAACAAAATCAGGTAAAGAAATTATTGTTACTGGTGATCATAGTTGTGTTGTATTTAGAAATGGTAAGCAATTAACAATTAAAGCCAAAGATATTAATAAAAATACAGATAAAATATTATCAGTTAAGAATGAAAATTAATAAATATTATCATACAAGCGTTGAATTAAAAGAATATAGTTTTCCTAAATTATATTTAAATGAATATGATAATATAAATGAAATTATTGAATTAGTTAATTTATTTAATAAATCAAATAATAAAGAAGAAAAATATCAAATAGCTTTAAAACTACCAAAAGACTTATTTGCAGTTTGTAGATTTTGTGGAAATATAATTGTTAATTCTAATTTTTTAATTCAATATAATAAGAAAAATAATTATTTAATGTTAGCTGTTCCACAAATTTATTATAGAGAAATAAATGGAGAAAAATATTATTTAAGTTGTTGTGAAAATTGTTTATTAAATCATTTTAAAGATAATCCACCAAAAGCTCCAAAATATTATTTTATGAAAGCAAATAAATATGGAGCGTATTCTTATGGATATTCTTATGATGATTATAAAAAAATATGTTCAATGATCACTGGTATCACTAAAGAAACCATGATAAGAAAATGGGGAGAAAAAGATGGTGTAAAAAGATGGAATGATTATTGTAATAAACAAGCTGAAACAAATACATTTAAATATAAAAAGAAAAAATATAATTGGTCTGAAGAAGATTTTAAACAATTTAATAAAAGTAGAGGAGTTACATTAGAAAATTTACAAAATAAATATGGAGAAGAATTAGGAAAACAATATTTTGAAGATTATGTTAATAAACAAAAATTAACAAAATCAAAAGAATATATGATTAAAAAATATGGTGAAGAAAAAACTAATCAAATTAATCAATCTAAAGCTTTAACATTAAAAAATTTTATAAATAAATATGGAAAAGATGAAGGGTTGAAACAATATGAAATAATGTTAAATAAACATCATAATTTTTATTCAAAAATTTCTCAAAAGTTTTTTAATGAATTAGACAAATATTTAGGAAATAAATATACTACATATTATGCAAATAAAAATGGTGAATATGGAATTAATTTAATTGATTCATATATTCGTTTAGACTATTTTATATTAGAATTGAATTTATGTATTGAATTTAATGGGACATATTATCATGGTGATCCCAGAATATTTAAAGCAGATGATTATCCTAACCCACATAATAAAGTAACAACAGCAAAACAAATTTGGGAAAATGATAATAATAGATATAAACTATTAAAAGAAATAAGAAACATTGATACTATTATTGTTTGGGAAAGTGATTATAGAAATGGAATTAATGTTGAAGATTTTATAAAAAATACATTAAAGATTGAATTATGAATAATAATGATTATATAATAGAAGAAATAGAAAGTATTGAGCAATTAGAAGATTTTGATAATGAAGAAGTTTATGATATAGAAGTTGAAGATGATTCTCATACTTTTATAGCAAATGATATATTAGTACACAATTCTGTATATACTACTTATGGATCTTTATTCAGATGTATGACAAAAGAATATAGAGATAAATATATAGGTAGAAAAAATAAAGTTGATTGGATACTTAGATTTAATAAAGAATTTTTGGATGGACAGAATAATCAATGGTGTAGAGATATATATGATCCTAGACATGGTAAGAACGTACATGAATTTGAATTGGAAACTGTATCTTATGCACAGATTTGCGTAAAGAAAAAGAAATATCTTAAAGGATATGCATTCGTTAAAGGAAAGTATTATGAAAAACCAAAGGTATCTGGCACAGGTATTGAATTAGTTAAATCTACAACACCAAAACTTTGTAGAACAATATTAACTGATTTAATGAATAGTCTTATGTTTGATTATGATGAAGAACATAAGGAAGAATATATACTTTCATTTAATAATAAAATACAAGAATATAGAAAACAATTCTATAAATCACCAATTGAAGATATATCACAATCTATAGGGGTTGGTGATTATAAGAAATATGTTATAGAAGATAAAAAAGATTTAGTTTTAGGAAAACAATGCCCAGTTTCTGTACAGGCTATTGCAAGATATAATTATTTAGCTCATAAGAATGGAGAAGATAATAAATTACAATATTCTGGAAAAATTAAATATTATAACATAATGATAGGAGATAAAAATGGATATTTTGGATATCCTGCAGGTGAATTACCAACATGGGCTCCACAAATGTCAAAGATAACACAATGGGAGAAGAATGTTATTGATCCTATTAATAGATTCTTGGAAGTAATGGATATTCCTAAAGTTAATGCAGGTACAGCATTTCAATTATCATTATTCTAATTAAAATTTATTTTTATATATATGGTTTTTAACCATTAAAAAGAAAAATATAACGTTATATATAAAATGAGTAGAATAGATGATAGATTAGAAGTAATGGGTGTTGATACTTCAGAAATGACTACTGAACAAAAATTTACAACAGCAACAGGTTTAACTCATTATGATGCTAATACTGCAGCTAATCCATGGTATGTACCAGGTGGTGCTGCAAATGTTAAAATTGAAACTGCACCAGTTGGTCCTCAAGGTCCACAAGGAGAACAAGGACAACAAGGAGAACAAGGACAACAAGGAGAACAAGGACAACAGGGTGGTCAAACTCCAGATCCAACTCCAGACCCAACTCCAGACCCAACTCCAGATCCAACTCCAGACCCAACTCCAGAAGAAACTCCAGTAACACCTGAAGAAATTGAATCACATATTGGTTCAGAAGTTACTGAAGATTTAGAGAAATATGATTTAGATAAAGATGGAGATATTGATGCTGATGATGTAACTAAAGCTTCTGAAGTAGAAATTGAAACTGAATCTTAATTTTGATTTAAAATTATAAAATAAAAAAGGAAGTACCTAAGTACTTCCTTTTTATTATATAATAGCTTTAGTTTATTCAAAAGATAATTGCAAACCATTTGTTGTAGGATCTGTAACAGCTTTAGTTCCACCAACATTATATAAGTAAAATACTTGGTTATGTTCGCCAAAGTTATTAGCAGTAACTTTTTCACCATTGTATTCGCAATTTCTGAATGTAAATGTCCATGTAGTAAGTTTAGATAAATCACCAGTTAATGCAATGTCTGAAGAAGCAGGTTGGAAAATTATTAAACCAGCCCATTTCCAATCATTACCTGGAACATTTTCATATGTCCATTTAACATTTTCAAATACAACATTAACATTTTCAGAATTAAGATAATTAGCAAGTCTTAATACATTACTATTATCAACAGCTAAATTAAATTCAGAATTCTTAATAGTTATGGTTGCATTATTTGCTGGTGTATATACATTAATTACGTTATGAGCCATTGAAGGATTATCAACATGCATATCAGAAACAACTAAATTATCTAATCCTGTATATGTTGGATCATTAGTTACTTGAGAACCTTCAAATGCATTATATACAGTTGAACCATTTTCAATAGAAACGTTCTTAATTTCTAAATCAGGAGTCTTAAATGTAATTTTACCATTTATAGAACCTTTCTCACCAGAAATATTCAAACCATCAACAGTAATCTTGTCTGTAGCTGCAAGAGTAACAGTATTATCAATTTCTCCACCAGCTAATGTTAATTCTTTATATGTAACACCTGTAGTTAATGCATTCATTGCTTCAGCTGATGTTAAGATTACATTAGCATTTACAGGATCTGCAATCGCAGCAACTCCAGCAGCATCATAGGCATAAACATTAGAAACATTTTGACTTTCAAGAATCTTAATACGTGCAAGTAAACCAGCTAATGTAGAATTATCTAATAAACCAGTTTCTCCTTGGTCACCCTTAGGACCTTGTTCTCCTTGGTCGCCTTTAGCACCTTGTGGACCTTGTGGACCTGAAAGAGTTGCAGCTGCTATTTTATCTTCTACTTCTTGTTTATTATAAACATCAGCAGCATTAGCTTTTGTTAAAATAGCACCAGATATTTCACCTAATCTAGTTTCATCATTATTTAAAACATCTGCAATTTCTTTTAATGTATCTAATGTTTCTGGAGCTTCACCTACAATTTCAGCTATTTTTTCTCCTACGTAAGTTTTAGTTGCATAATTTTCTAAATCAGATGAATTAAATGAACCAGTTGCACCCTGAGCGCCTTGAACGCCATCAGCACCTTGAGCACCTTGTGGACCTTGAACGCCATCAGCACCTTGAGCACCTTGTGGACCTTGTTCTCCTTGATCACCTTTAACTGTTTCAATAGCAGCAATCATATTATCCACATCTGATTTATTATAAACATCAGCTGCATTGGCTTTAGATTCATTTAACGCTTGTAATGCAGATGTTGCAACTTCATTAGCATTATTTACATCATTAATTAAATTATCTAAATCAGAAGAATTTGCTTTTTCAGAAATCATAGATGATAATACAGAAATAGCATCATCATTATCGCTAAGTTTATCAGCTATTTCTTTTAATGTATCTAAAGCTTCAGGAGCTTCATTAACTAATGCAGCAATACGAGAATTAACATAATCTTCAGTAACACCACCTGAGGTTTCCTTAATTGTTTTAATTAAACTAAGTAATTCACTAGTTGTATTTATAACAGTGTTTTCATCTATTTTTGCACCGTTCCAGTCAATATCTATAGCATTAATAATACCAGTTCCATCATCTTCATCTGTTCCAATTAAACCATTAATTAATAATGGACCAGTTGTTAATTTTAATCCATTAGATTTGACATTATTAAATGTTATACCATTATTTATGTATTCCATTATTTACTTAATATATATTTAAATTAATCACTAAAACAATATTAGGCAATGTTGAGGTTGATAACACCCATAATTTTGCTAGTTGATTTATATACTTTATATCCATCAATATTGATTTCTAATTCATCAATATCAATTGGTGCATTAAGTGTTGGTTCAATAAATTGTATTGATTTATCATTAGCTAATAAACAATATAAATATTTACGTTCAACAGATTCATATGATGTTGGATATGATGTTACTCGTTGTGCACCATTTGCTGTTGTGTAATTATCAGCTGTAATTTCATCTGGACCAATTGCAAACAATTTGCCTTCAACTACAGGTTCTTCTGGTTGTTCGTTACCTGTAATGTTATTAACTTGTTCATTAACTTCAGAAGTTGTTGTATTAACATTATTTGTTGTTTCAATAACATCTTGAATGTTATCATAAAGTTCTTCTAATCTTTCTTTATATTGAGCTTCTAATTCGTCACTCTCATCTAAGTCAGATTGTTGATCTCCTTCTGGTATATATGAATTAAATGCTTCTACTGCATTGTTATAGATTTCTTCATATCTACTAACAGCTTCTTCAGCAGATGTCTTATAGTTTAATGCACCATTATAAAGTTCAATTAATTCATTAATGATATTATTAATACGATCAACATTTATATTAGCAGTATTAACATTACCACCATTTGTGTTATCTGCATCATTATCATTAGTAATTAAGTTAAGCTTTAATGCTTCTAATTGGTTACGAATTTCATCATTATCATTATATTGATATATAGCTTCATTAATTCTGTTGTTAAGTTCTTGAGCATTTGTAAGTGCATTTTCAGCACCGATTCTAACTTCTTCAGCTATATTCTTATAACGATCTGCAATATTGACAATTTCTTTCCAATCAAGTACATTTTGTCTTGCATGTTCCAAATTTATTTGTGCTGTTGCTTTATCTACATATGCTTGGCCTACAACACCAACATATATATTAATTTTCTTTAAATTTGCCATTGTAAAAATTTATGTATTTATTTAAGTATTTCTTATTAGTATTCATCAAAATTTATGAATACTATTTTTAATAAAAATAAATAAATACATATAAAATAATATAATAAGAAAAGCAGTACCGAAGTACTGCTTAATAATTTACCATCTAATAAAACCAAATCCTATTGACCAACCTATAGTAGGTGTAATTTTATTATTTATAGGATCATATCCTAAATTAAATGAAGGTCCCGTATACCAATATTTTTCTTTTTTCTTTGGTACTGTAAAACCTGAAATTTCATTATATGATACGTAAGGATTTGTTGATTTTATATAAATTTTATTATCTTTATCAATAGCTAAAGTATAGTCAAATTTAACTATATCTTTATTAATTCTCAAATCCAAACTATCATTTTTGTAATTTACATTTCCTTCTAATAATCTATAAGAATTATTGAAGTTAAAGTCCTTAGAAAAACCACGACTAATTGTATCATGAGATACTATATAAGCCGTATCTTTTTTTCCATTATCTATTGTTCCATCTACATAAACTATTTGACTTATTACTTTAGGATTAAGTTTTAAACTATCAATTTGATTATATAATTTTTCGTTTAATAACTTAAGTGTTTTAACATCAGATTCAAATGCAAGTTTCGTAGCAACTAAATTTCCATTTTTGTCTCGATAATACTTAATAGTATCATTCAAGGCCTCTATGTTATGTTTATATTCGTCACTAACATTTGAACATTTATTAACAGAGATACTTAAAAATCCTAAAAGAATACATATAATCAATATATATATGACATGTGTTTTAAATTTAATCCATAGTTCATGCAAATAATCTTTCATTCATTTTCTGAATATATTTATCAATTAGAACTTATTATATTCTTCCTGTAAAGAATGAATATTTGTAGTTCTTTTAATTTGATTATATGCCGTACGTAATTCTATTTCATATCGAGGATTTTCTGCATATCTTCCACCCGTTCCTGTTACATATTTTGTCATAAGGTGTTGTTCAGTTCTCCCCTTTACTAAATAATATTTCTTTAGAACTTCACAGTAGTGATTAATTGATTCTTCATAATTTGGGTAATGTCTTTTTATAACACCAAACATAGATCTTCTAGAAATTTCTCTTCCTGCACCAGTAGTTCCATAGCAAGTCTCAATTTGAGTCTGTGCCATCATAAAGCATATGTCAATATTATTATCTAATCCTGCTTGTACTAAATACATAGGAATAAATTCATGAGATTTTGGAGCTTGTGTTTTAACATATTGGCTTACCTCATTAATCAATTCATTTTGTATACTATCCTTAATTTGAATTGTATCTATTTTTGTTATGTTCTGTTGTGGTGATACATATTCAATTGTTGATTTTTGCTCAGTGGGTGCAGCATTACATATATATAAATATGATAAAGCACCAAAGAATAGTATTAATACAATAAGTATTGATAATAATTTTTTGTTAACGATTCTCTTGAATCTTGTGAATTTAGTTTGTTCCATAATTATTAGTTTATTTTTAGTTTGTCGCCTCGTTAAATATATCTGTCACATATAAATAACTCGACTTAGCCAAAACTTCACTTAACATTCTGTTAGCAAAGGTCACTCATTTGACTCTTGAAAATCTAGTTGCTAAACCTATTTAAATAAAATAGTCATTTTATAAAAATAATTAAAAACTAAATTTATTTTTACTAAAAGGATAAATCATAGAAGTGGGCAATAAAATTTACGAAAATAAAATTAAGAATAATAAACCTAAAAAGAATTCAAGATATCACCAAGGATATGTTCCTGAACAATTTTGTCATAAGTTATTTAGGTCTGTAAAGAATGAACCTATTATTTATCGTTCAGGTTTAGAATTACAATTTATCCAATTTTGTGAGAATAATCCTAAGATTAAACAATGGGCATCTGAACCTATTAACATTAAATATGTATGTAGATTAGATGATAAGGTACATGATTATTATCCTGATTATGTTATAGAAACAATTAATGGTGATAAGATAATTGTTGAGGTAAAACCATATAGTCAAACTATTAAGCCTTCTGCAATGGATTCTGTTTGGCTTAAAGAATCATGGATTAAAAATTGCGATAAATGGAAAGCAGCTAATGAATTTGCTCACAAGAATAATGCTAAGTTCATAATCGTAACAGAGAAATTTTTTGAATAAATAAATATGGGGAAGAGATGATAATAATTACACCAGATAACGTAATTAATAAGTCTGCTAATAATATTTCAAAAACAAAATCTATATTTTTAGCAGGTACTATTGATAATGGTAATTCTATTGATTGGCAAAAGGAGATAATCAATAAGCTTTCTAAATTAGATTTATCATTGGAAATATATAGTCCAAGACGTGCTAATTGGGATCTTAATCCAACTAAAGAAGATATGGAAAAACAAATCAAATGGGAACAAAAGCATTTAGATAAAGCTGATTTGATTTGTATGGTTTTTACAGATAATTCAAAATCACCTATTACACTATTAGAAATGGGCTTATATGCAACATCAGGAAAACTTATCGTATTCTGTACTGATAACTTCTGGAGATATGATAATGTCCGTCTTACGTGTGAAAAATACAAGATACCTTTATTCAATAGTAATGACATTGATATAATTATTAAAAAAATAGTATCTCATATATGAAAACATTTTCAAGTGTTTTATTAAATGAAAACAAAGTAAAAAAGGAGATTAATAAAAATATTATTAGTCTTGTTGATTTAGATGAGGATTCTAAATCAAAATTGGAAAATTTAGAAGGATATAAAATTAATGAATGTTGTGGATGTTGTGGTGATTCATGTGATCTAAAATGCTGTGAGCCATCATGTGTATGTTCAGATAATCCTTCATATAACCAAATAGTATATTTCTACAGTGAACATGAAATTGTTGAAAGATTAAAAACAGTTGTAAAAGTTACTGATATACTTAATATTAATAAGCAATTTAATCAATTTAAATATGTAAATAAAGTTGGTGAAATTGAACCATTATATTTTAAGGAATGGATGAATATTGAGATCATGCAGCAATTACAAAGTGGATTCAATCACGTAAACAGCAATGAAAAACTATACAATTTTATTAAAGAACTTTGTGAAGTACATAAGTTACAATATCCTATATGCTTACAAAGAATAGATAATAAGATTCAATTATATTTCGTTAAGTTTACTGGTTCAAATGGTAAAGAAGGATCTATTAAAACTTCTTTAACTGGAGTAGCAAAAACATTATCAGAATTAGAGAAGCATGATGAAATTGATTGGGCACAAGTATTAGATGTGTCTATTGATAATGCTGATGATGTATATTCATTTGTAATAACTGTTACTTGTGAACCTGATAAATTCCCATACGAAATTAATACATTAAATTAATTTGAAACAAACAACTAGATCTGATTGTAATAAACATACAATTAAACGTGAACACTATGCCAGAAAAAATGGTGAATGGAAACCAAAACAAAAATTTGAAACAGAACAAGAGGCATTATCATTTATTAAAAAACATAAAATGTATAAGTATACTGCATATATATGTAAGGTCTGTGGAAAATGGCATATAGGAATAAAAAATAAAATTAATAATATATGAAAAATTTAAATGATTTTATAATTGAATCAACAGGACCTAAATATCATACACCTATTAAAGAAAAAGGAGTACATAAAATTTCTATACCAGATTATTTAAATGGAGGATATGGAAATTTTGAAGTTAATGTTATATATGCAGTTAATGATTTAAATCAATTGAGAAATGATGAATCAGTAATTGTTATTAATGATCCTAATAATAAGCATAAATATCAAGATTATTTTTTATCTGATGAAGGATGGATGATGTTAACTGTTTATGACAATGATGAAGATCCTAAAGAAACATGGAAAGATTATAGTATTAACTTAAAATGTCCAGATTGGTTAACAAAAGGTAAAATAATGAATGATGACGAATTAGAAAAATCACTTAAAAAAATATAATTACGTTATGAAAACAATTAATAGTTTTATAAATGAAGAAAAATTAGAAAACATATATACCAATTTAGAAAAAGGTACAATATTGTATATAACACCTGATTATGACAAATGGACAGATAATGGAAAACATAAATGTTATCAATTAAAAATTAGAAATATTGAAAATAGAGGTCCAGAGGAATTATTTGCTAGAGGTAAAATTAATACTACTTATGTTAGCATAGAATCTAATCCATTTAAAATTACTGGTTTCTTGATATTTGATAAACGAAATGAAGGTAAGAAAGAATTTTTTATGCAACGTATACATGGTGATGGAACTTGGTATTTTGCTGGCATTTCTAAAGAAGCAGTAATTAGTGCATTAGATTCTAAATATCATAAACAATTAGAAGAAGTAGATGATAAAATATTAGAATTACAAAATCAAATTAATGATTTAAATGAAGAAAAACAAAAAATTTTAAAAAAGTTAAAAATAGAACTTGAAGATTAATAATGAAAAGATACTCAGATTTATTTGAGAACAAAGATGAGATAAAACATTATGTAGATGGCATATTAGTATCTGAAGATAATAAGATATTGATATTACGTCGTGCTAATTATATGAAAATGTTTGGTGGTCATTGGGGTTTTGTTGGTGGATCAATTGATAAAAAAGATAAAGATTCAAAAGAAGCAATAATAAGAGAAATTAAAGAAGAAACAGGTTTAGAATTGACTTTTAATGAAAAACAAAATATGAAATCTATTGATAAGCAAGGTCATGAAAAAGAAGATGGATCAATAGGTTCAGATACAGAATATTGGTTGATTAAATTAGAAACAACTCCTGAAATTAAAATATCAAGAGAACATTCAAAATATGAATGGGTTGGCCCAGAAGAAACTAAAGAACGTAATCGTAAATTTATGCCAGATGTTTTTCATTATATACAAAAATACTTTAATGATGATTTATAAATTAAATGGCAATAATACAAAAATCTGAAAAGGCAACAATAGGTAGTCCTTTAAATCTAAAAGAGTTAGCATCAAAAATTTATGATCCTGAAGAAATAAACGAATATCAATTGGATGAGGCTATTAATAATCATCCATTAGTTAGACGTCCTACAAACATAAGATCAAAGTTAGCTTATAAAGAAATAATACATAATACCAAAGTAACTAAAAAATATTTGCTTCCTGGACAAGTTGTATTATTCCATTATGCTGAACCTAAATTTAAAGAAGAACTCGAATATTATGATAGAACTCCTTTAACATTATTCTTAGGTATTACGAGAACAAATGATGGTAATATTCGTGAGGTTGGTTTGAATCTTCACTATTATCCACCTTTTGCTCGTGCAAGAATATTGACTCATACATATAATGTATTTAAGCCATATTTTGATAAAAACTTTAATGAAGTAACTGGTAAACCAAATACTTTTATTTCTTATAAACGACTTAAGCATTTAATGAAATCAAATCTTAAGATAGGATTTGGTATTAAGATGTATATACCAGTTTTACGACAAGCTTCTTGGTTATTACCAACAAGATTATTATCAACAGCGATGTATACAGAAGGTCACTTCTCTAAAGCTACATTACAACAAATATTCCATTTCTGGAGACAGTTTTAATTATGAAAGATTTAACACTATATATAAATGAAAATTTAATAAAAGTTCCTAAGTCTTTATTACAATGTTTATTTAATCATGTGCTTGAAGAATATGTTTCTTATATATATTCAAAGGGGTATGAAAAGGAAGCAAAAGAAATTATAGGAAACAATAAAATTGAAATAATAAAAAATTTTAAACCTCAAAATAAAAAAATAGATTTAAATTATATTTTAGATGATCTGCCAGAAAAAATAAGAAATAATTGGAAGTTTCAAATTGGACAATTAAAACTTATTATTGATTGGGAAGGAAAAATTTGGGGTGAAAGACCAACAGTAAATGCAAGCTTTGAAGAATCAAATGAACACGGGTGTATAGATTGTTTTACTATTAATCCATTAAAATTTATTGAAGAAGTAAATAATGGATGTAATATAGATAATATTAAGGATATTATTGAAAAACTTAAATATTCAATTTGGCACGAATCTTCACATGCAGTACAACATGGTGCATTAAAATGGTTAAATAAAAATCAAATACATAAGTCTCGTGTTATAAGAGACGACCCAAATTCATCAAAAGAAGATAGACGAAGAGAATATTTAACAAGTAACGTTGAATATGATCCAACTATTAAAACAAAAATATTTCAATTTAAAAAGAAATACGATATTAATAGTAAAGATATACTTAAATATTTAGCAGGATATGTGGGAGCTATAAATGATAATGATATTGAAACTGATGAATTTTTTAATGCTCTTAAACAATCAGATACTAAAAAATGGAAAAGAGCAGTAAAAAAGTTTTATATGGCATTTAACTTTAATGTAGATGATTTATTAAAAGATATAAAAAATTAAGAAACATAATTTATTTTTAAATAACTATATATAAATTAATAATGAAACGTTTTTCTGAATGTATATTAAAAGAAGCATTAAATAATAATGAGCAAACTAACTTAGGAGTAACTAATCATTATACACCAGTTCAAAACATTTTAACAAATATTAAAAATTTATTTTGTTTACCTTTAGGTATTGTTGCAACAATTGGTGAAGATGGATTCTCTATTAAATTAACTAGCTCTGAATTTATATCACAAGAAAAGATTAATGAATTATTATGGAGATCACTTTATAATGATGTATTTACTTATGGAACTAGTTCATTACAAGGTTATATAACAGCCCAAGGATTAACAAAGGTAACTTCAATTAATCTTGGTGGTTGTTTTGTTGTTTATTTTTCACCTGAAGATATTAAAGCAGCGAAGAATCCAGTTAACATGGAGCCTGATGCTAAATCATATGTCAGCACTGGTGAACAAGGAGGTGAATGTTGTCCATGTCCTAAAGAAATGAAAGAATCTTTATACGATGAATTTGAATTTAATAGAATAATTGAAGGTGATGATCAACAGAAACAAGATGATCAACATCAAGATGATTTAAATGATCAAAATAAAGATGATCAAAATAAAGATGACCAAAACAAAGATAATAATTCTTCAGAACCATCAGGTGACAATGACGATAAAATTTCAGAAATTTTAAATAATGAAGATAAAGTTAAAGCAGCAAAACAATTAGAAATAATTATATCACAAAAGATGTCATTGCCTCGTGATTATTATTTTGCAGCTATTAAGTTTAAAAATGAAGATGAAGCTATTGCTTTACGTTGGAAATATACTAAAAAATTACCAACAGGAAATTCAACAGAAAATACACGTTCATTAATACATATATTTACGGGTGAAGACAAAAAGATTTGGGTACAAGATTTTTCTAAAGATTCAATAGTTGAATTACCAAAAGAAGTACAAACACTTATTGATAATATATTGAAAATATTAGGGGCAGAAAAAACTAATGAACCTGATATCTTTACATTCAAGGGTCAAAAATTAAATGATGATGAAGATCAAAATCAAGATGATCAAAATCAAGATGACCAAAATCAAGATGACCAAAATAGTGATGAAAATAATAAAGACGATAAAAAGTCTAATAAAAAAGACGATAAAAATAAAGAAAATTTATTATAATGAAAGATTTAAAAACAATTTTAGAACGTAAAGATGACACTATGGTTACAATTGAACCATGGGCAGATTTCTTAAAAGTTGATATTGGTGCAGATTCAATTGAATATCTTGCGGTTAAAGAAGTTAAAGATGAAAAAGTTAAAAAACTTAAATTAGGTGAATCATTGAGAGAAGATAATATAATTTATCTTTGTATAACTGATTTGAGCGCATTAAATGAAAAATAATAATGAAAGACCTTAAAGTATTTTTAGAAGGTAGAACTATTGATGAAATAACAGTAAAAGACATTAAAACAAATAAAAAAGTTGATGTTGTTTATTATTGTTATGATAAAGAATCATTAGATAAAATATCAAAACAATATGAGCATGTTGGCAAATATTGGATAGACAAAGGATTCTTCCTTGCAACATTAAAGAATAAATCAACATGGGTTGTTGACATGGATAAAGAATTTAAACTTAATACATGGAGACCTAATGGTGATTTTATTGAATATGATGATAATGAAGAAGAATACACATATGAAGAACTTCTTGAATTATTAGAAAAAGGAGAAACAATGTTGATAGTTGTAAATAAATGATAAATATATAGAACGATATAATGAAATCATTACAAGAATTTATTACAGAAGCTGAATCTTCTGATGATGTATATGTAGTTTATTTTGGAGATAAGACAATGCAAAATTTTTACTACAAAGAAGATGAAGCTAAAGCTGAGGTTGATAAATTAAATAAAGAAGTTGCAAGTAATAACGCATTCTATAAGAAAGAACCTCGTAAAAATATTGAAAAATAAAATTAAAAAAATATTATTAAAAGGATTACCAATATTAATATTGCTAATCCTTTTTCTATTTTATTAAATATATATAAGTGAACATAGTGAAACATATTATAATATTTGGTGGAGCTGGTTTTATTGGAACCAATTTAATTAAATTTTTATTACAAGATACAAATAATAAAATATTATGTGTAGATAGTTTACAAACTGGACGAAGATCTAATTTAAAAGAATTTATTAACGATTCAAATTTTATATTTCATAATTTAGATATTAGCCATCACGATATCTATGAAAGTTTGAAAAAAATTGTTATGAATACATTTGATAATAAAATAAATGAAATTTATAATTTAGCGTGTCCTGCATCTCCACCAAAATATATGAAGAATCCTTTGCATACAATTAGAACATCATTAGCAATTGATTGGTTATGTAAATTAGCATATGAATACGATGCAAAGATATTACATGCGTCAACTTCAGAAGTTTATGGAAATCCGGATATTGAGCATCATCCCCAAAAAGAAGAATATCATGGTAATGTAAATATAATTGGTCCACGTTCTTGTTATGATGAAGGCAAACGTATAGCTGAAACAATATTGTATGAATATCACAAATTAGGTGTAAAATGTAAAATCATTCGAATATTCAATACTTATGGACCTTACATGGATCCAAATGACGGGCGTGTAATTTCTAATTTTGTTTGTCAAGCATTATTGAATAAAGATATAACAATTTATGGAGATGGTACACAAACTAGATCATTCCAATATGTTGATGATTTAATATATGGGATGACAGAATTTATGAAGACTGATGAATTTGGTCCAATAAATATTGGTAACCCAAGTGAATTTACAATGAATGAATTAGCAGAATTAGTTAAAAAACTAATACCTGAAACAACTTCTAAAATTATTTATAAAGAATTGCCTAAGGATGATCCAATTCAACGTAAAGCTGATATATCTAAAGCATATGAAATGTTTGGATATAAACCAAAAATTAAATTAGAAGATGGATTAAAAAAGACAATTGATTATTTTAATATTGAATTAAAAACTACAAACTTTCTATATTAAAACTGTTAATGAATGTAAATAATATATGGTTGGTACTTTTAAAGAATTTTACAAATTTGTCAGTATAATGGCTCCTTTCATTAAAGATTTATGGACAGATTTTAATAATCGTCCTGATCCTAAAGAAGGAGATATGTTTAGAATTATGTGGCCATATAAATTGTCAGATATTGAAATGTCTGTAATGCATACTATTCCAATGATAGATTGTAAATTTATAAGGGTTGATTTTGATTCTGAATTTGAAAATGGAGTAGCATTTTACTATGTTTTCGATAATAAAGGAAAAGAAATTAAGATTCATTCAATTAATGATGTTTATGATATTGACAAATTAAAAGATGAAGATCATTGGGATTTATTTGGATTTTGGACGCATTGTGAACCGTTAGATAAAAAAGAAGTATGAGAGTTTATAGATTAAGACATAAACAATATAAAGGAGATGTTGTATTTGGTTTACCATTTCCTTATAATCAATTAGATGGAGAAAAACGTATTAATAAATTATTTAGTAAAATGAAACCTTGGAAACATTGTATTCCTTATTATAAAAATAGTAAGTTTGCATTTGTTTCTTTGTCTGCAATTAATACATTTTTACTTTACAATAAAGTAGATTTAACACCACAGGAATTTAAAGATATTAATGATAATTTCATTATTGAATCATTTGAAATATCTGTTTATAGTTCAGGGTTTTCAAAATTTTTATGTAATTATCTTGACGAAGATGTCGTAGATATGACATATAAAAAATATAAATTAAAAGATATATCAAGTTTAACATTTGATTTTATCAAACAACCACCTGTACCACAGGAAGATATAAAAATGAGTAGATTAACATATTACAATAAGATTAAAACATATTATAACAACGATTAAATTAATAAAGAATATGAATTTTTCAAAAGATTTTTTATTTAAGGAGAGAGTTAACACATTTGGATATACCACAGCAACCCAAGATAGGGAGGCATATACAGATGTAAGTATTAACGGTAGAAAATATACAAAGTACGGAACATTGCAAGCTGTAACCTTTGTTGGTAATTTGTATAAAACAAATGTAAAGGGAGAAGGATATCTTAAGAATGACGGTAAGTCAGAAATTAAGAATGAAAAATATTTATTAGTTATTGGTATGTCTAAGCAGCACCCTTACGATACTAAAGTAAATAAAGAAATAGGTTATGAAGTAGCTGCTGAAAATGCCATTAATAACCCAATTATAATGATTGAAGTTCAAGGTAAGTTCAATTATTATAGATTTAAAGATATTGTTGAGATGTATTTATCTACTATGAATCTTGAGTTTATTAAAACTAAGCAAGAGATTTTAGCAGAAGGTAAAAATCCAAAAGATTATAATCGATAAATTATGTTTATAGATAAATTAATGAATAAGTTCGGATATTCGGAAATGTACGAATGGTCCGAACTTTTTAAGTTCGATATTGTACCATTTGGTAGATTTGTAACATTTGATAGAAATTCAAATGGAAAAATAAGATTAGCACATCCTGCTGATTATATTATTGGTGTTACAACTATTAATAGTACAATAACTTCAGATGATCCTGAAGAATGGCAAGGTAAATATATATGTAACGAATTTGGAGATTGCTTATTACAAGAAAAAGAAAAAGCAACTGCTATTAATGCATATGATGATATTGAAGAAATACCTTATATAGCAACAATTAAAGATACAGAAGTAATTCCTGTTATTAATGATTGTTTTAATAAAAATTTAGAATATAAAAAACGTTCTGAACGTCAAGAATGGATAAGAGTTAATCTATTAGGTAAATGTATTGTTGTTGATAATGGTGAATGTCAGCCTGGAAAATTTTGTACAATTGATAACAATGGAACTGCAAAACCATCTGACCCAATGATATTAAGTCACGGAATGCCTTACGTTAATAATTGGTATGTACTTGATAGGTTGACTGAAAATACTATAATGATATTTTTTAAATAAAAATATTCATATCATAAATGATATTTTTAAGTAATTATGAAAGATAAAGTAAGTATTATTACAACTTTTTATAATTGTGAAAACTATATTTTAAAATGTATTGATAGTGTATGGAATCAAAAAAATTCAGATAATTTTGACATTGAATATATTTTAATAGATGATCATTCTGAAGATAAAACCCGCGAAATTATTGATATATTCTTTAAAGAATATGGACAATATGGAAGTTGCGAATATAAAATTATAAAGACTCCAAAAAATCTTGGCTGTGGGGGTGCAAGAAATTTTGGTATAGCAAATTCAACAGGAAACTATATTATGTTCTTAGATGCTGATGATTATTATATTAATAATGATTTTGTATTAAGAGCTTATAATATGATTACTGAACATGGTGCAGATATTGTTGAATATGGAATAAAATTTATTGATCAAACTGGAGTACATATAAGTAATAAATCAAAAGATATTGTAGAAATAAAAAGTGGACATGAAGCATTAATGAAAATGTTTTATGAATCAACAATAAAATTTATGCCATGGACAAAAATTATTAAAAGATCAATAGTCGAAACAAAATCATATGATATTTCACGTGAATTTGAAGATATTCGGACAACTCCTTTTTGGGTGTATAATTCAAATTATGTTATTATAATGAATAGCATTGAAATTAATTATAGAATGACTGAAAAATCAATAATACGTGATAATATATTAGAAACAAGAATAGGAACAGTAGAAGCAATTGCAAGTTTATTTGAATATTTTAAAGATGATAAAGAAATATTAAAATCAATGTATGATAGATGTTTAGTTGATTTACGTATAATGTTACAACTTAAATTTGATAATGAATATTTTAAAAAATTATCTAAACTAAATACATATATGCTTAGTTTTATATTTCCTGATAAATATACAGAAATAACTTATGATATTGACTAGGCAATATAATTCAAATTGTTTATGACTGATTTTATAACAAAAGATATTGAATATTTACATCTAGAGCTATCTAAAATAAATGTATTACCAGACCTTACACTTTATGATGCTTTGGCTGAAATGACAAGATATACTAAAAATGTCTATTTGATAAAGTTAAAAAATTCAATGTATCGTGCTGTTTATGATATTCATCACGAAATATTTGAGGGAGATACTGAAACAGATACTTTATACAAAATGGTTATGTCATTTATTGAAAATGATGAATCGTATATTATAAAACCATTAAAGAAGCCAGACCATATACTCCAAAGTGATTGGGAAGTGTTATATGGAAAATTAAACATTCCTAAAGTTCGATATGTTGACATTTCAAAGATATAATTAAAATTTTTAAAAAACAATATATGATAGATGTTTAGTTGATTTACATATAATGTTACAACTTAATTTTGATAATGAATGTTGAATAGGATTTTCTATAAATCTATATTTATATAAATATATGTTAATAAAGTTTAATGAAATGTTATAATGCATTTGGCATAAAGCCAACAAATAGTTTTACATCAGCGGGATCTGATTATTATATACCAAATATTAAAACAGAAAAACAAATAAAATTAGCTTTAAAAGCATTTGAAAAATCTTATAATAAAACAACAGAAGAAATCAATGAATTAATTAATATATTTACTGTTCTTTCACCAAAAGATTATAGTAATAATATAATTAATTTAGTTCATTTATATTTAGCATTTTATGATGCAGATTTAGAAGCAGAAAAAGTAATTAATGAAAAGGGTGCTATTTTAGATTTTATTGAAAATTTTATTATTTATGATGCAAGTAAAGATGTCGTAGGACTTAAGGCTGAACTTAATGATACATTATTTATTAACTCAGGTATTAAAGTTGCATTAGATACAGTATTATCCGAAAAGGTTGGTCCAAACCCTTCAAAAGCTGTAGATTATTTACGAATGCTCGGTATTGGTGTTGCTGGATTATATGTTAATAAGTCAGGAAAAGGTAATGCAGGATGGGATGTACGAGCATGTTTAGTTGATGAAGATTATGCAGGTTTTGTTCATTTATCTCAATCATATACAAAAGAATTAATTAAAGATGGACAAAATATAGTTTATTGTGGGGATAAGTTAACACAAATGATGTTAATACCAGTTTTCCATGATGAGTATGTTGAAACAGATTCTGAAGAAGAATATAATAAATATATGATTGGATCACAACGTGGTGATTCTGGTTTTGGTTCACAAGATATTAAACATTAATTATGATTACATATGTTATAGTTTACTGGAATAATGGTAATATTCAAAATGTAATATATACTAACATGTCAAAAACAGAAGCTTTTGAACATTTTGAAGATGAATATGGTATTGAACATTTTCCAATAATAAATATTCTTGAATTATGATTACTCCAGGATTATTATCAGAATTATATGATAAGGCAAAAGTTAATTATGAGTTAGCTGAATATGATTGGTTAAAAACTGATGACATTGATTATCTTAAGGAGATGTGTGTTCATTCAGGAGAAATGCTAGCTTATGGGAAATTATTAGAAATATTAATACATGAATAAGAAGAAAATTTATATATCTTTACCTATTGCATTTCAAGAAGATACTGTATATCAACGTAATAATGATGCAAAAGTTTATGTAAGAGATCATTTTAGAAAATATGAATATGTATCTCCAATTGATTCAAATCATATTGATGATGAAGCATTAGGTAATCATTTGGCAATTGAAAGAACTGCATATTATATGGGTAAAGATATTGAACAGGTTATATTGTGTGATGCAATATTAATGTGTCCTGGGTGGGAAAATTCAAAAGGCTGTAAGGTTGAAAAATTTACTGCAGAAACTTATGGGAAAGAAATACTTTATATGAAAAAAGGAGAGGAATAACCTCTCCTTTATTTATTTTAATTTATCTTTTATCAAATTTTCAAAGTTTTCCTTAAATGTTTTTAGGTTAATAACTTTATAGTCAAATCCAGATAATACATAACCATAAAGACCACCACCTTCATTAGTTACTACATCGAATGTTACATCTATAGATTTTTCACCTTTAGTAACAGTTACAACAAATCCTTCTGTCCAAGCTCTACCTGTTCTTCTCATAGCTTCTTTACCGGCTTGAGTTTTTGCATTCTTAAATGATTCTTTCCATTCAATAGTATAGTCTTTTAATGATTCAAAATATTTATATAAAGATTTTGTAATCCAACTTTCTGCTATTTTCTTTGTTTCTTTATCTAATCTATTCATATCAGAATCATCTACTTTTTGATCTTTATACTTTTCTGTGTATGCTACAATTTCTGCTTCTGATAAAAGTTTCTTAGTTTTAATTTCATATCCAAATACTGAAACGGCTTCAGGCCAACCAATAAGCATTGCAGCAATCCAACGTGCAACTAATTTCTTATCATCTTTAATAGATTTAACTAATCTTTCAGGATCTGAACGTTTATTAAAATAATCTTTCATTTTCTTAATATGCTTATCATCAGTTGAATATTTTGATGTATCTGCATTTTTAACATCATCAGCAAATTTTTCAGCTTCTTTTCTTTCACGTTCAGCTTCACCATTCAATGCATCTTGATATGATTGATCTTTAGATTTATCATATTTGAAACAAAGAATTACGTAATATTTACTATTTGCATTTACCTTTCTAAATCTATTGATACCTTTATTTTTTGATAATTTTTCTTTCCAATTTTCAAGTTCATCCTTATGTATTCCATAAAGTGCATGTGTTTGAACATTATCAAATACATCTTGAATATATCTTCCAGATCCACCATATAAAGAATTAAGCCATTCAGTATCACTCATATTCTTAATTTTGCCTTCCATTACAAGTTCAGCAGAATCTAATGTACGTTGTTCTCTTATATATCTATTAAAACTTTTCATAATTTTATTTAATAATTTAATAAAAATAAACTTTATAATGATATTATAAATGAAACTTTACAGTATTTTTCTAATATTATACTACATTTAGATATAAGAATTACATATAATATTTGAAATTTTTATATAATATTCTATATTATATTTGTAATCAAACAAATAAAATATGAAAGCAATAATTTGTGAATGTTTAGCAAGAAGAAGTTGGTCTGGTAGATTAGCTATACCACATACTATTATTGGTACTAAAGAAAATATTATTGAAAAGGTTAATTCATACATTGAAAAAAGATTAAATTTTTTGTCTGATAAAGACTTAACACAATACATTCCAGTAAAAACTTTTAATGTAAGTATTTATAATACGAAAGGAAATAAAATTAACGGGTGGCAATATTCACCAACATATAGATAAATATGGATAAGGTAAAAATAGAAAATTTAGTAACTGAACTTCACAACGTATTGAATAGTTGTTATGATAATGAAAATGAACGTAATAAAGCTATTCGCGATACAGTTAATGAAATTTATGTAGTTGGTTGGTCTGATGGATATACACAGGCTGAAATAAATTATGGTGTTGAAAATGATTTAGAAGATGATGAAGATTAATTTATATAATATTTATGTATCTTAAATTTACATAAAAAATTTAATATTATTTGAATTTTTAAAATAATATTCTATATTATATATGTAAAATAACATTAGTTAATTAAATCAAATAAATATATGAAACTCGACGACGAAATGAAGCTTTGGGAAACTCGCAGTAATGATGAGTTTGGTAAAACACTCCGAGCAATCAGAGATTTAACAAATGATTATTTCCCAGTTGAGAAAGATGAATTTGGAATATCTTCCACGCCAATTTCTAATTTTTCTGCACAGTATGCACTTTATGGTGAAAAGGTTCGTAAAAATATTGCAAAATCCGTCCGTGATATTCTTTATAATTACGATATTCTAAATAACGATTCAGCTGTTAAGAGTTTGGTTAATAAATTAATGAAAATTTCAAATAAGTAATATTATGAACGTAACAATTTATCAAATTAAAGAAAATACTAAGAGTGTTATGTTTCTTTTTAGAGGTTGGGAACGTGTAAAGGATTTTTTTAATTTTAAAAACTATAAAAAAGTATGGAGTGGTACATTTGAAAATTTGGTTGATGAAATTCCTGAAAATACCAATGATAAACTTGATGTAATTTTCAATATATTTAATATTCATCATCCAAAAAACTTTCGTGGTCATTCTCTTTCAACATCAGATATTGTAAAACTTGATAATGAATATTTCTTCTGTGATAGTTTTGGCTGGGAAAATGTAACTAATAAAATTAATTAATATGTATTGGAGATTTGGTGCACAAGGCATAGGAACTACATTTCATCCAATTGGTCTTATTAAGGCTGATGATAAAGTAACTGCTATTCTTAAAATGAACAACTGGGCAAAGGAACAAACTGATGAATATCTTAATTCATTTCTTTTGCCACATGAAAGACGTTCTGAAGCTAAACGTCCAGATATTGTTCTTGACTGGGAAACAAATAATTATATTCAGGTAGTTATTGAATAATATATTAAAGAAAATTTAGAAGTAAAATGAGTTACGAAGCAGATCTTTTTATTAAAGCATGTTCAGATCCAAATGGATATTCTGATAGATGTTGTCCTGATGGAACACCTATGACAAATAGGGAAAGATATATTAATGAAGTAGATAGACGTAATGATGGGTGGCATTAAATAAATATGAAATTTAAAAAGAAAACACGTGAACATGTAAATGATATATGTAAATTTATAGAATCACTTGGTGGCAAAAAATGTTCTGAAGCTACTAGTGGTTCTATATATTATGATTTGTCACCTATTAAGAAAATTAGGATTGCAGATCATTTAAGTAGTAAAAATAGAACAGACTTTTTACAAATAATTATACAAAAAGAAAAAAAATATCACAAGTATATTTGTGTTTTTTGTAGAAATATTGTTATTTATGGAAATGTAGGACTAGTTAAACAATGGATTCAAAATATCTATTTTACATTTAACGTAATATCTATAAATGGTTATACATTTAAATCAATGGATGATACAAAATATGAAGATATTAAAAAGGATGTAAATAAAAAAGATTCTATATTATGTGCAAATAAAAAAGAAATTGAAAAACTTAATTATCAGATTACAGATAAGGATAAACAAATAGAATCATTAAAAGAAAAGATTAAAAATTTAAATAAATATCATAATATGTGGCAGGAAGCTGAATCAAAAGCAAATAAGCTTCATAAGAAAGTTGAAAAATTATTGGAACAAAAACATGAAAGAGAAATGGGACCAGAAAAGATTATATCGTAATTTTTATCTTGATGAATGGGGAGTAAATAAAATTGAAGGAGCATATCAGTTGGGTTGCCATCCTTGTGATTTATGCGATTTATGTAAAGAATGCGATAAACTTGCAGATGATTTAAATAATATTAAATATTGCATGTGTCTTTCAAAAGGTGTTATTAAAGATGCAGAATATAAAGTTAAGCATCCTGATGCATATTTTAAAAATATTAATGATTTGATATGACAATCTTTTTAGCATTAGATTCTTATTATAAAGATGATGTTTGTAATACATCATTAATTGTATTTAATGGGGATGATGACGTTACAATTTATAAAGATACAATTTATACAAAAGTAACATCTGATTATATTCCTGGTGAATTTTATAAACGAGAACTCCCAGGAATTAAAAAGATACTTAAAAAATTTATCAAAGAACAACCTGAATTATGGGATCAAATTCATGCTGTGATTGTTGATAGTTATGTTACATTAAAAGTTGGTGATAAAGAATGGGATGGATTAGGTGCTTATGTACATAAATTCTTATATAAGATAGAACAACCTAAGATTGTATATGGTGTTGCAAAATCTAAATTTGGAGATTGCGATAAAATATCTGGAAAAATATATAGAGGTGAATCTAAAAATCCATTGTATGTACAGACAACTAGTGCACCTAAAGTAGCAGATTATTACATTCTATACATGCATGGTAAATACAGAATACCCACTATGTTAAAGGAGGTTGATAAATTATCGAGAGTTTTTTAATTTAATAAAACATTAAACTATTTTAAATTTATATTGATTGAATTCAATATTTAAATATATTTACTAATTTTAAATTAATTAAGATGAAGAAATTTATTTTAACATTGGTCATCGCATTTATGATGATCTTTACAGCGAATGCTCAGATCGCAACTGAGAATGCAAAGTTATTTGATAACACTTATGTAGGTGTTGAAGTTGGAACTACTACTCCTCTTAATTTTAATTCAGTATTTCCAGTTAATCCTGTTGCAGGCGTAAAGTTTGGTAAGGAATTGACTCCTGTATTTGCTATTGAAGCTGAAGGTTTTGCCGTATTTGGCGATAATGTATATCGTTATGGATATGATTCTTCTACTCTTGCTTGGGAAGAGGGTCCTTTTAATGTTCATGACAATGGTTCTGTAAATACATTTGTTAAGGCAACTAATGTTGGTTTAAATGGTGTAATTAATTTGTCTAATCTTTTGTTTGGATATCAAGGAACTCCTCGTTTCTTTGAAGTAAAGACAAATACTGGATTGGGATGGATGCATTATTTTGGAGAATTTACAACTAATAAGGTAGGTGGTTATAAACCTGGTGGTAAGCTAAATATATTGACTGCTAAGACAGCCGTTGATTTGGCATTTAATTTTGGTAAGACAAAGGCAAGCACCATAACTATTTCTCCAGGAGTTTATTGGGGACTTAATGAAGAGGGAAATCTTAAGTTCAATAAGAATTATGCACAATTTGGCGTAATGATTGGTTATACATATCATTTCAAGACTTCTAATGGTACACGTCATTTTAAGACTTATGATGTAGGTGCAATGCTTGGTGAAATTGATCGTTTAAATGATGAATTAGCTAAGAAACCTAAGGAAGTAGAAGTTATTAAGTATATTGATCGCGTTGTTATCAATAACAATAACCCAGCACCTGTAAATAATCTTGGTGCAACCGGATTTGGTGTTAAAGAAACTATTTTCTTTGCTTTTGATAGTGCTGAATTGAGTAATGAAGCTAAGGCAACACTTGATAAACTTGGTCAAAATGGAATTTATGAAGTTCTAGGATATGCATCAAGTGAAGGTAATACAGAATATAATAAGGCCCTTTCACAACGTCGTGCAGATGCGGTAAAAGCATACCTTGAAAGTCGTGGTGCTCGTGTTGATAAAGCTGAAGGTCTTGGTGTAGTATTCGGCCCAACAACTGGTCGTGTAGCCGTTGTAACAACAAAGTAATATTTAAAATTAATTTTATTACATAAAGGTTGGAACTAATCCAACCTTTTTTGTTATATAAAGGTTGGATTAGTTCCAACCTTTTGTTATTTTTATTTATAAATAATTGTATTTGTAAATAATTAATGTCAGAAACTAAATCATTAAGAGAAGCAGTTAAACAAATAAGAGACGACAATAAAAAGCATTTTGGAACAAAAATGCCAGGTAATGAAAGCAAAGAGCAAGAACAAACATTACAAGAATTATCATATTCGCAAATGATTATGGGGTCACTTGCTTCAATGATATGGGGTGTAAAAAGTAAAGACAAAGATCAAGATATCAAAACATTACTTGGAAGAGGTAATACAATTTATGATTTAATAAATAATAGTAAAAATTCAATTACTTCAATTAAAGATCAATTTAAAGAATTTAATAGTAATTTGGCTCCTGCTATAATCAAACTACATGTTGAATCAATTTCAAAACAATTATCTGGAGCTTCAACAATTTATGATTTATTAGTTAATGGATTTGGTGGTGTTGAAAGTGCCATAAAAGCAAATACCATTATGAATAAAACACAAGAAACTGTTTCAGATAAAGATGATAAAGATGCAAATATTATAAAAGTTATTTTAACAGGAATTGATGAAAACATATTAAATACTGCACTGGGACACATTGATATACAAATTAATGATCCTGGTAAATTAGCTGACTTAATACAAAATATTATTGATCTTACTAAAGATAAACAAAAAATAAAAGAATTTACTGCATTAGGTGGATTCGTAAAATTATTGGAAACTTTAACAAATACTGAATTTATTAAAAATTTAAAAGAAAGTGATGAAAATTTAAAAGCATTTAGTGATATATTATCTGGAACAGATGGTGCATCTATTCATAAAATTTTAGAAAATATATCTGAATTATTTGAAGGCATTGAAGGTATTAATACAGATATAAATAATTTTGATGTAGCAATTGACTCTATAATTAAGGTTATTACATTAGAAAATAAAAATATTAATGTTAGATCAATTAATGCACTATTAAGATTAACAAAGAAAAATGGTTCTATAGATCAATTACTAAAAAATTTGGATGGTATAACAAAAGACATTAAAATAGAATGGAAAAATATTAATTCATTAAGTGAATTCTTTGAAGGAATTGCTAAAATCGCTGATATTGGTTTTATACAGCGTATGAGAATGAAATCAAATTTAAAATATTTTTCAAAATATATTACAAAAGAAATTCCTAATATTTTAGTTGAACTCAATAAAGCTAAAGATGATATTCAGGATAAAAAGAATTATGAAGCTATGGGAGCTATCGGCAATTTCTTTGTATCTATAGCTCAAATTGCAAATATTAGTAAAGAAGATCGTAGACAATTAAGATCTAATATCATATATATTAAGGATTTTATCATTGGAAGTTTAACAGATCCTAAAGATGGCATAATTGTATGTTTAGCTGATGCTTCTAATAAATTAACAAAAGAAGGTGGTAATGCTTTAATCGCAATTAATGCGTTTATTGAAAATTTAATGAAAGTATTAGATATTTCATTAATTCAATTATTTAAACTTAATATTAAGTTATCCTTTTTAAATGACATTATTGAATCAGAAATTATTTCTGGTGAAAATTCATTATTGGTTCAAATTAAGTCAATTCAATTAGGTAATGCTAGAAAAAATATAGAATTACTTAATTCTTTATTTGAATTAATGGAATCTATGTATAATGCAATGCCAGGATTTAAAACAATATTGTCTGCTGGTATAAAATTAGCATTTATTGATAATATTACATTAATATTAATTCATAAATTAATTGAAAATATTAATAAATTACCAAAATTAAGTTTTAACAAAATTAATAATATTTTGCAAAATTTAAATACTACAATAGTTGCTATTAATCAATTAAACAATATTTCAAATGATGCAATTAATACAATTAATAATGTTAATACATTTTTATTAATATTAGAATCTGCAATACAACAATGGCAAAAATCAAAAATTGAAAAGAAAAAAATTAATGCATATTTCAATAATATTAAATCAATATTAGAAAGTATTCAAACTCATATTTATAATCCACTAAAAACAGCTGATTATAATAAAGATGATGTTAAAAAAGTTGAGGATGTAGAAAAAATATTAGTAGCTTTAAATAAAATTTCTAAACTTTCAATTTTACTTAAAGGTCAAAAAATAGGATTAAATGCTTTAGAAGGAACTGCTGATAAAATTAAAAATATTATTGAAAAATTCAAAGAATTAGATCAAAAAGATATAGATAAAGCAACTACTGCTGTAGAATCATTTACAAAATTAGTTATGATGAGTGCTGCAGTATTATTGTTTGGTGCTATTTTAATAACAAAAATTAAAATCGCAAATTTAATTGCATTTACAGTTTGTTTAGCAACATTCTTATTTACAATATCTTTTACATTTAAAGCATTAGCAAAGACAATTATAAATGATATTGATACTGCAAAAACTGCATGCACATTAATTGTTATTTCTGGTTTAACATTAATAATTGGCTCAATGTTAATGTCTATTATTAAGCCAGATAATTTAATTCTATTTACTGCTACATTAGCATTATTCTTATTCTCTATAACTGCAACATTTGCTTTGATGAGTAAGTTAATTAAAAATTCAATATATGTTGCAAGAGAAGCTGTAGAATTAATAGCAGTATCAGGTTTAATACTTATAATTGGTGGTTTATTTATGAAAGTAATTAAACCTGAAGAATTATTTATGTTTGCTGTTACACTTGCTGGATTCTTACTAGTAATGAGTGGAATATTCTTGATATTTAGTAAGATTAATGGTGAGGCAATGAAAGCTACAAAGGAAGCTGCTTTATTAGTTAGCATATCAGGTGGAATATTAATACTTGGTGGTTTATTTATGAAACTTATTAATCCTGGACAACTTATAATGTTTGCAGTTACATTAGGAGTATTCTTATTAGGATTAGTATTAATATTTAGAGTAGCTGGTGAAGGAATGCAACGTGCAATGAAAGGAGTTATTGGCGCTGTTATATTAGTTACCGTATCTGCATTTATATTAATGATAGGTGCTCTATTTATGAAAGATTTAAATAGAGCTGTAGGAGCCGTTGCATTTGCTATACTTTTAGGATTATTTGTTTGGGGTATAATGGAAGTATTTAGTAAGAATTCTAAGAATATTTCTAGAGCAATTCCATTAGCTTCAGCATTTGCAATAGTTACTGCAATATCTGCATTTACATTATTACTTGCTGGTGGATTACTAGTAGCATACCCTAAATTAATTTTAATGATTCCATTATTTGGTGTATTACTTTGGGGATTCACATTAATGATGTCTAAAGTATTAGGTAAATTAGCACAAAATGCAAAACGATTAATCATAGGTGCAAAAATAATGGCTATGCTTGGTGGTCTTATATTTGAATTAAGTTTAGCATTTGGTACATTAGTTAAAGTATCTAAAATGGTTGATAACTGGCTAGCATTAGCAGGTACTGTTGTTATAATGGGAGTTGTAATATTAGGTTTATATGTATTAGCTAAAGCTATTGCTAGTTCAGGTGCTGAAGGTGTCGCAATGATGGCTGCAGCTACTGCAATATTAGCTGGTTTAATAGGATGTATAGCTTTAATGGGTATTGGTATACAAGAAATTGCTAAAGGTATGGAAGAAATGGCTCGTGTTAGTCACATGGATTTAGATTTCGGTAATCTTATTAAATTACTTTTAGGCGTTATGTCATTAGCTGGTCCATTAATGGGATTGGGTGCAATGATTATACCTATAGGATTGGGTGCATTATCAATGAAAGCAATGAGATCATTCTTATTAGATACTGCAGAAGTTATTCAAGCATATGCTGATTTAAAAATTCCTATTTACGAAGGTGATAAGATAACAGGATACATGATAATGAGTCAAAAGGATATTGACCAATCTACAAAAAATATTAAATCTGTTGTTACAACTTTATTTGATACAATTAATGAAATTTATCAAAAAAATCCAGAAATGTTTAAATTCTCATTATCTTCACTATTAACTGGAGGTGGTGGTACAGTATTTGGTAAAGTTGCTGCTGCAGGTAAAGGATTAGCTGTAATGCTTTCATGGATGGCAAAAACAGTACAAGAATGGTTTGAACTTAAGATTCCTATTTATACTGGAGAAAAAATAACAGGATATAAAACAATTGATAATGGGGCATTTGTAAAAGCTGGTGAAAATATTAAAGCGGTTGTTACGACATTAGCACAAGCTGTATTAGATGTTTATAATAATGCTCCAGACAAAGATATGTTTGAACCTGCTGCATTTGGTTTATTTGGTCCTTCTAAATTTTCTAAAGTTTGCACATCACTTAAAAATATGGGTGATATGTTATCAGTAGTTGCAGAAGGTATTGAAACATGGGCAGACCTTAAGATTCCTGTTTATAAAAAGAATAGTACAGAAATATCTGGATATATTACAATTAAAAATGATGATTTTGCAACAGCTGCTGAAAACATTAAATCAGTTGTAACTTGTTTAGCAGGAGCTGTTTTAGATATATATGATGAAAGACCTGAATTATTTGATGCTCAAGGTTGGTTTGGTTTAGGATCATCTAAATTCAGTATTGTGTGCCGCGCATTAGGTAATATGGGTGGTGCATTAGGTAGTATTGCAAATGGAGTTAAAGAATGGACTGACCTTAAGATTCCTGTTTATAAAGGAAAAGAAGTAGACCATTATTTATCTTTAAAGGATGGTGATTTTACAACTGCTAGTAAAAATATAAGTAAAGTCGTATCTTGTTTAGCACAAGCAATAATTGATGTTTATGATGCAAATCCAACTATGTTTGATTCAACGGGATTCTTAGGAATGGGTGATTCAAAGTTTGCTAAAGTAGTTGGTGTTATAGGTCCTATGGGTAAAACATTAGGAGATATAGCTGACGCAGTACAATCATGGGCTGACCTTAAGATTCCTATTTATGGTGGTACAGATAAAGATGGTAGAGCAATGATTACTGAATATCGTACATTAGGTAGTGGAGATTTTACTAAAGTAGCAAAGAATATTGATTTAGTTGTTACTTCATTAATTAGATCTGTTGCAAGTTTATATGAACCACATAAAGAATGGTTTGATGGAAGCGGCATATTTGGATTAGGTAAGTCTCCTATTGGTAAAGTATTAGGTGTTATACCACCACTCGGAAAAACATTAAAAGATATAGCTGATGCAGTACAAGCATGGGCTGACTTTAAGATTCCTGTTTATGGAGGATTAGATAAAGATGGTAGACCACAAATATCAGAATATAAAACGTTAGGAAGTAAAGATTTTGAAAATGCAACAAAAAATATAAATAAAGTTGTTACATCATTAGTAAGTTCAATTGCTTCATTATATTTTGATCCACAAGCTAAAAAAGAAAAATGGTTTGATGGTGGATTCTTCTCTGGTGACTCACCTATTGCAAAAGTATTGGGCTCTATAGAACCATTAGGAAACGTAGTAGCAGGTATAGCTGAAGGTGTTACTGCATTTGCAGAATTTAAAATTCCTATCTATGGAATTGGTAAAGATGGCGCAGCAATAATTACTGGATATCATACATTATCAGACGATCAAATTGTTAAAGCTGGTGTTAATATTGGAAGAATTGTAAAATTATTAGCAAAAACAATTGGCAGTCTTTATTTTGATAAAGAAGCACAAGCCGGACAATGGTTCGATAAAGCTAATTGGTTGTCATCAGGCACACCATTTAGTAAAGTAATGACTTCATTAGAACCTATGGGAAATATGGTTAGTAGTGTTGCTGAAGGCATTAAGAATTTTGCAGATCTTAAAGTTCCGATTTATGGAAAGAATAATAAAGGTGAATTAACAATAGTTGGATATAAAACATTAGCAGATGGTGATTTTAACACAGCTACACATAACATTGGTAAAATCATAACGACATTAGGAATGGCAATTGGTACTGTTGTAAAGAATAATCCTGGTGTATTTGATTCTAAAGATAGTCCTGTTAAGAAAGCTGCTGAATCAATTAAGTTAGCTGGTGATACATTATCTGTTGTTGCTGGTGTAATTGGTGCTTACGCAAATGGTAAATTTCCTACATTAAAATATGATAGTAAAGGTAAATTAGTACCTGGTGCAATGATAACTCTTGATAATAAAAACATTGAAGAAATGAAAAAACGTATTAAAGCTGTTATAACTGCATTAGTACAATCAATTGTTACTGTTTATAATTCTTCTAGTATTTTAAAAGATGAAAAATCATATAAAGATAAATTAAAAAATACAGAAAAAATAGTAAATCATTTCAAAGGTTCATTATCTAATATAATTAATGATGTTAAATATTTAACAAGTAAAAATCATGAATTAACAGATGTTGATTTTAAAAATGTTGAAACTGCAGTTACTAATTTTATCACATGTATTAATAATATTAAAGCCGTATTAAATGGAACAATTAAAGATAATTCTATGGATATTGATTTATCTAATTTAGTAAAATTTGGAATAAATGAAAAAAATACATTGGTATTACATCAATTAGTTCGTGATGCTTCTGATATATTAGATGTAGTTAATAAATTATTACAAATTACAAATTTAGCAAAGAATATTGACAGTAATACATATTCTTCAATATCAACTGGATTAAGTACAATATATGGTTCATTTTCAACAATAATATTATCTAATAAAAAAGAATTAGATTATTTTGTAAAATATTTAAATGATTTTATCAATGTTATTGATTTAATATATGATTATGCTGAATTTTCTAATAAATGTAATTCATTAAAAGATGGTATTTTAAATGTTTATACTATAACAAGTATTATTGAACAAAACGATATATTTAAACAACATACTGCTACATTAAAAGATTACATACAATCTATTAACTCTATTGAATTAAATAAATTAAATTCACTTACCAATTTTGTTAATGCAATGAATCAATTAAGTTCAAGATTAGGTAATTTGGATAATTTAACAGATGCCATTGCAAATAGATTATCAGCAGTATTATTTGAATTAGTTCAACAATTACAAAAGGCTGATGCATCAATTAAGAATGCTCATGTTTTACAAGCAAAACGTAAGAAATTAATTGATGAAGCAATGAAGACAATATCTGACTTAATGGATAAGAAGATGATAGTTGAAATATCGCAAGCACAACCAGATGTAACAGAACAAACAGATGTTGAAGCTGGTAAAGTTAATGGTAATATAGTTAAAACAAATGCTAGTGCTGAAGAAGATACTACAACAGATTTGAATAAGGCACGTGATTATAAATCTGAAGAAAGTCCAGAAAATACTGGTAATAAACAACAACCATCACTTTCACCAGATAAAAAATCATTTACATTTGATCAATTTAAAGCATATATGGAATCAACATATCTTAATAAGATTGAAGAAAGAGTAAGATAAATATATATAGATGAGATATGACATATTATAATTTATATTATAAAAATGTAAAATTAAATAATAGGCCAATAACAGAAGAAGAAAAACTAAATGTTATAAAATCTAAAGAAATCTATAAAAAGAATTCACTTAATAATCATTTGGAAAAAATTAATACTTCTGAAATTAATTTTGTAAAAACAATTATCATATAATTATGTTTGGATTAAAAGGAAGACAGGATGGATTTAGATTACTATTTCCTAAAGAATTTTTAGTTAATGAAGTTGAAGAAAAATATTCAAAAATATTGAAAGATAAACATGGATATTATTTAACACCTATTGATTTTATTAATGAATCAATACAAAAAGTTAATGTTTTAGGTTTTCAAAATGGAACAGTGCAACAACAGCAAACAACAAGAGGTTCAGAACCAACATTAGATGAAAAACGTGTTGAGCAAAATAAATTCCTTTATGCAGGATCTGAGTTTAATTATAGAGCTGGTGTATCTCCAATTGCATTAACTGATAGAACTTTTAATGTTACATTTAGACATTCACTTGGTTATCTTAATTATTTTATATTATTTGAAAATTTTTGGTATCAATTTTCAAGAGATATGAAATATGATGAATTACCACAACGTTTTAATGTTGAATTATTTAATGAAAAGGGAGAAGTATATTCAAAAATAGTTTTATATTATCCAATGATTAATGCCATGGATATGCTTGAATTTGATTATACTCAACCTATAGCTCAATCTCAAACATTTAATATAGAATTTAAATATTCAGATTTTGATTTTGAATTTATTGATATTGAACAATAATTATTTATAACATAAATAGTAAACTATTAATTATTGTTAATTTTATAAATTTTATTAAATTTTAAACAATATTTAATAGTTTACTATTTTATTATATTATAAAATAAATACATTAATATATAGATGGCAAATAAAATAAAATGGTGTGCCATACAACCATTAACAGGTGGTATGTATTTAGGTACAGAAAAGGCAGTAGGTTGCCCGGCTGAATTTATATTATCATATCCTGGAGTAGGAGATCCAATTTTTAATAAAAAGACCAATGAATTAACAGGTGGTGGTAATGAATATCATTTAATGACTTATTTGGATAAAGTTGGAAGACGTCCAGAATACAAAATCTTTAATCGTAAAATGTTCCAAAATGATGACGACATGAATCCTGAAATATTAAATTCTAGATGGACACTAAATGAAAATAAAGATTTAGATTATTCAAATATGGATTTATGTGTAGCAGTTCCAGTATGTTCTGGATTATCTACAGCTACAATTGGAACACAGGAAGCTAAAGATGCCCGTAATTGTAACATGGTTTGGATATCAAAATATGCATTACGTGTAATTAAACCTAACATTTATATTTTTGAAAATGCACCTACATTTATGGGAGCACGTGGTGAATATGTTCGTAAACAATTAGAAACATTAGCAAAAGAAACTGGTTATTCTATTGTTTATTATAGAACAGATACACAATATCATGATAATTGTCAGAAACGTAAACGTACATTTATTATATTCTTTAAGAAAGATTATTCTCCTCAAATGGGATTTGAACATATAGAAACAACAATTAAAGAATATTTTAATAGAATTCCAGATAATATATATAAAAATGAAACTGAATTAGATTTAGAATTTATAAATTGTGTTAATTATTTTATTATAAGTTATTTAAAACATACTTATAAAGATAATTGGAGAAATGTTGTTGGGTCAGATATATTTAAATTTGTAATAAAAAATAATCTTTGGAATAATATTATTGAATATACAAAAACATGTGAAAGTAAATATAAAGGTAGACGAGAATATCTATATCATTTTGTAGAACATTTTAATTTTAAAACATCACAAGGCAAAGGTGTATATCATGCGTTACCTAATTTATTAACAGAAGATGGTAAATGTCCTGCTGTTATGTTTAAAATGGTTCAAAGTTGCTTACATTATGAAAAGGATAGGTGTTTAAATATTCGCGAATTACTTCATTTAATGGGACATCCACATGATTATGAATTACAAGGAAATCCTTATACTGAATATGCAAAAATTGGTCAAAACGTTCCTGTTAGAACTGCATATTGGATTGTTTCAGAAGCATTAAGATCTTATAATAAAGAAAATGATTTAGAAGAAACTAAAAAAATAAGATTTTTTGATAATATTAAACAAGAAGAGATTAAGTATTAAATAATTAGAATTTGGGATTTAAATCTCAAATTCTTTTATTTTTATATATATATAATATTATTTGATAACTTATAACACATGGCTAATAATGAAGAATTAAAATTTATTTATGTTGAAGATGATCCTTCAAAAATAACAGGTAGTCAAGGTGCTATTATATTTAATAAAGATGGATCATTAAAAGTTAGAGATAAAGAATTTATTCCAGCTGGAGCACAATTTACTGATACGACATATACTGAAGAAGATATTGTACAATTATTTCTTAAAGGTGCACAAGGTCATCAAGGATTGACGGGATTTAGTGGTGTCCAGGGATTTAGTGGTGTACAAGGTCCCCAAGGCGTATCTGGCTATCGTGGTAACCAAGGTCACATAGGTGGACAAGGCACAGCTGGTGTAACTGGTGTGCAAGGTCCAGTCGGTAAGCAAGGTGGCATAGGAACTACAGGCTATCGTGGTAATCAAGGACATATA